ATGAAAATATCTTATGGTTATGAAGAGTTAATTGAAAGTATTAAAGAAGAGTTGAAAGAAAATACTTTGTGGCTTCATGACACAATTCAGGTTTTACGTTCAGAAAATCCCATTTCTTCTGGCACAATTAATGAGTACAGACCAATATTATATTGGTATTATAGTAGTGAACAAATGTTAGATGTTTTAAAGATGGATTTACTCAACGATGAAGATGAAGATTTTAGTTTTATGGATAGAAGCAACTTGGCAATACAATATGAAAAGGACAAACCATTTCTTGAAAATATATCAGTTGCAGAATGTCTTGAGGAGATGGAAGAGTGGAACAGTATTATATAAATATTAACGGTATATCACACTACGATTTAGGCATAATATGGGCTGTAGGCTCTTATAATGAAAATGGTAGGTTTTCCTTCCGTCATAAAGAAAAACACTTTATAAATAGGTTAAATGGCTATTTTACCAATACTATATACCAACAAAAACGTTCAAAAAATAAAATTGATGAACAGTATGTTTTGAAAACAAAAAACTTAAATGTATATGATTTATACAATATAGGGTGGAGTGAAAGAAATTCTGACATAAGAGATATACCTAATTTACCAAACTTATCTGACTACAAAGACTTTTTAAGAGCATATATTGAATTGCATAGTACACTCGATTATTCAACAAGACATAAAAATAATGGAGATAAGTATAAAGCTCTCAGGTTAAGAATTTATGGTAATACTAATTTAATGGACAGTGTAAACAAATTGTTGTCCAGAGAAGTTAGAGTAGGTATAAAAACAATTCAAACACTTTCTAACCATAAAACATCAATTATATATTATACGTCATTTTTAGAAATACAGAATATATTTAATTATCTGTACGGAGAACCTAATTTTAATAATTTTTGGGAAGATATTAATTGCAAGCTAAAAGTACCAACAAAAGAATATTAATTATAATAATGTAATAAAATTGGACAAAATTGTTTTGTGATGGTACTCTTATGAAAATGTGATGGTAAAATACAGTAAAAACTAACTAAAAACTAACTCAATATTAACTAAAAGTTAGGTAAATACCAATTAAATACCAACTAAATACCAATTAAAAGTAATTAAAATACCACTTTTATGACAACTAAAAACACATATAATAACTAATCAACTAATTGTTTAATACAAAAATTACAAACGAAAAAAAAGGGAGTATACCCACTATTTAAAGTGAACATACTCCCTTAATATTTCTCTACTCAAACAACCCTGTTTGTTTCCCTACAGCTTCAATTACAGCTTCAATATCATCTTCAGTCATCTTAGGGAACTTGTCTTTAATATACTTAATTACATATTCTTTTTTATTATCAATTTTACCTATCTTACATAACTGTTCAGCAGCATAAACTCCAACATTAGCAGTGGCGATAATAATATTCATTTGTTGTGCAGTTATTTTATTCTTTACAATTGGATATAAAATCTTGCACACAGTACCTATAAAACCAATAACTGCTATAATAATAGCCATGGTTGTTTCATTCATAATTAAATTCCTCCGTTATTCTTAATATCATTTACAGTATCACTTACAGTTTCACTTACAAAATCAATCATTTGATTTGACATTTTGATTTTTAATTCATTTTCTTTTCTTGCCTTATCATAGTAAAAGCCAGTTGCAACGCCTAACTCAGCAAATAAACTTGGGATTAAATATGATAATGGAGATAAGTTTTTAGTTTCATACATCATATAGCAAGCAAAGATTGTTACCATACATACCATTATTGATATCCCAAAAAATATCTTTTTAGAAAATTCCATTTTAAGTTTGAATGGTTTATTGTTTTTGTTGATATTAGCATTTTTAATATTTTTAATATCTCTGTTCATCGTTACACCTACTTTATTAATTTGTTTATTCTATAAATTTAGGCAACAAAAAAAAGACCTATTAAGGTCTTGAAATAATAAAAGCCCACTGTTTAGGTAGGCTTTGACATAAATTATATTGTGTCAAATTACCAATTCTACTTTGCATTATTAACTTTTTCAAGCAAAGTTCCTGCAAATTTAAAAGGATACAAGTTCAATTCAACACTTCTGTTAATGACATATTCCCAATCATTAGCTTGCAAAGCACTTCTTTTAAGTATAGTTTTCCAATCAGCATTATCCCTTTTTCTGTTAGCATATACTTTCTCAATAAGAGTGCCAAAATGAATAAATAAGTTTTCAGGGTCAGTTATACAATTAATTGCTTTTACCCAATCTGAAGGGTTAGATAATGTTGAATTAAATATAATTTGACAATTGTCGGATATATTAGGTTTTTTAGATACTGTCTGTATTACTTCAACTTTTGGAGCTACAATTGTTTTATTTAAAAAAGCATTTACATAAGGTTGTGGATTTATACAGTGAATATATTTAGTTCTATCTTTTACATCACGCAACCAAAAACTATCATTGTAATTACAATCTCTTACTTCAAAATGTAAGTGAACGCCAGAAGAACAACCTGTATTACCCATTTTTCCTATAACTTGCCCCGTCACAACTTTTTGACCTGTACGAACAATTAAACTCATTAAATGTGCATATAGTACACACCATCCATTATGTTGAATTATTACACAGTTTCCATAAGAGGTAGACTTATAAGCTCTAGCAACATAACCATTATTTACTGCATATAAATTGTCACCAGCAACACCAACTTTAATAGCACCATAATCTATGCCATTATGTGTTTCTCCACCATTGTAGTTACGCCAACCATAAGCTGAAGTTACTCTATTATTTTTGGTTGGTAAACTTTTAAATTCTATCACATTTATCACTTCCTTAATTTACTATTCAATCTGATTTTTACATTACCCAGTTATAGTATTGTTTAAAAATTGCCATACCAAATAACCAGCAATGACAACTTTAAACCAATTGTTTTTAGCCAACTCAACAATATTAATACTTCGTTCATCCCTCAGTCCTTTAATATCACCTTGTAAACCTTCAATATCCACTTTCATAGCCTTTTGATCTCTACTTATGTTAGTCATAGTATTGCTAACTTCTATTAATGTTTTATCAAGATTTGAAAGTGTTGTATTTTGGTTTTTATTGGCTTCAATCATTTGTTGTGTCAACTCTTCTAGTACAGGCAAATTTTTAATACATCCTTTTACCTCTTTCATATCATCTTCTAAATTTTTAAACCTTTGTTCGCAACCTTCCCTCATATTGTGTGGTTCGCTCATACATAAATACCTCTCTTGATGTTATGGTCTAATATTTTATTTTAATAAAATAAGAACCAATGTTTTTATTAATTACATTGGTTCTTTTTATGTTAAGCCGTTAGGCGTTAGTGTAAGCGGTTCAATCAAATTAAGTCAAATTAATTATAACTAAACATAATGCACACTATATATTTACTATTCTTTTAAATTTACCTTGCCCTAAAGTTTGAGTTCCTTCTAACAAACCAACAAACTCATAAATCATTTCTGATGGAGTGTTAGGAATATTAGAGTTGTTAATAGGTACAGTGTATACTATTTCATATACTCCCACTGAAACTTTGTTTTCAGGACTAATATTTATTGTTTCAATCTTTTTATTTTTGCTTTGAGAGTATATATTTACCACAATATTTGTAGGGTCGGCATATACATTTTCCCAAGTTTTAAATTCACAACGTAATTTTATTGTGTTACCTGCAATTACTGTAATCACGCAGTCACCTCCGTTTCAATTACCCTAGTTTTAACATTTATGTCTATATTCCTAACAATTTCACTTGAAATACAATTCCTTTCAGACAAGACTGTTTTTAATAATCTGCAAGATTCAGTTAAGTTTAAATCTCTTCTTAATAAAGATGTATGAGCTTCATATATTTCTTCAGTTAAATATCCAATATTAATTGAGGCACTTCGTACATCAGATAAATTTAAAACTTCATCTTTTAATCTCACATATATAGTTGCCATTCCTATTTCATAGTTTTGCAAATCTACATATCCCATAAGAGTATTTTCATTACTAGCAAAGAATGTATAATAACGAGTTACATTTGCTGCATCAACAATACTTATGTCTTGATATGCACTAAGAACTTCATTTGAAGTAATTATTATTTCAATTACATTTTGTGGAATAGACCTATTAGGGATATTTATGTCAATATGTGGTGGAGTTGTATCTAACTCTAAATTAAACCAACTAGCCATACCAAACACCTCCAGATTTTACATAAACCGAAATAGTGTATGTTCTATCACCTTGAGTTAATTCTTCATCGTCTACATCAAAAGAAACATTAGTATTTGCACTGATTTGCAAAGGCAAGCCATTTTTTATTAAATCGCCATTTTTTAAATATACACTCCCACCACTAGACGAAGAGTTTGCATAGGCGTAAAAGTAAGGTTGAATGTAATACGCACCTGAAGGAACTGTTGTGTCATAACTAAAAGTTTGCCAATTATTAGATGTTGACGTTGTTACATCTGCGTCATACATATATGCGCGGCTTGAATTGTAATAAGTAAAACCAATTCCAACATTCATAGTCAAAGTTGTACGAACATCAAATTTAATAGACAAACTTTGAGAAGGGGTTACTGATATATGGTCGTTGTAAGCTAATCCTAAAAAAGCAGAAGAAGATGTTTTGTTAGTAATTTTTATTTCTTGACAATTATAAGTTTGGCTAATTACATATTCTCCAACGGCATTTGAGCTAAAACCTTCTTCCCAACCGTCAGCCTTACCATCAGAATTACTATCAACATTCAAATTATAATTTTCTAAATATGAATATTTATCACTACCTACCAATAAACCAGCATTATATTGAGGTGTTATTGTTTCATTGGTAGCTCTTGCTTCCCATTCGGATATAGGAGAGTCACAATAAAATGTCACAACACTTTTGTCCATATCTGTTTTACTTGAAATTTTACTTTTGGTATAACTGCTAATGTTTATAGTAGGCATTTATTTCACCTACTTTACACAGACCAAGCATTACTATTTTCACGCACAAATACTTTAATTATCTTTGTACCGTCACCACTTGACGCTAATTCTAAATCTGCCCCATTAATTTGAACATTAATTGCAGATGCAGAAGTGAATGTACCCGTGCCACTTGTGTTAGATGAACCGTTTGTTGTAGGAATTAATGTTCCTGTATCGTGTGCTGCCCCACTAGACCCAACAACTTTTACTTTGTACTCAACAAAATCTGAATCTGAACTAAAGCTAAATGAGCTTACATTTTTACCAGTTTGTTTTGAAATTTTAGTTAAATCAGCTCCAGTTAAAGTTACAATTGGTACTTGCGTATCTAGGATAATCGAGTCTGAAACAATTGCTGATTCGTTATAAACATCATCTCTGATTTTTAGATAAACGGTTTTTGATCCGTCAACTGTGGACAATTTAATTTGTTGTGACGGATTATATGTAATCCAAGATGACGTTTCTTCATTTGCTTGAATATTAGCGTTATATGTTGTATCAACATCACCGAAAATTTTCATTTGATAGCCTGTTGTTGGAGTGTCACTTGTACTAATTGTAGCCGTTATTAATTGTTGACTAGCGTATTGGCTACCACCTTCAAGGGATATTATCGCATTCGAAGGGCTTGTGGTGTCCAGTGTTAAATTAAAATAATTCATTTTATACCTCCTATTTTATAATTTTACATTAAAAAAGACAGTTCTTTTTCAAGAATTGTCTTAATATTTTTATAATCCCAATACCATATTTCTAATAAATTAATATTATGTAATTTTGTATATTCATTCTTACGTCTATCATGTTCTTTTTGATTAATAAAATCCTTTTTAAATTTATGAAATCCTTTTATATATTTTTCATGTTGTTCTCCTTGATATTCTATTAATAGATTATATTTAGGTAAATAAAAATCATATGAAAGCAAACCATTGCCTACTCCAACCAACCCATCATATGTTTTTTGTGATATATAATTAATTTTATTATTATCTAGATATTTTCTTACTTCATTTTCACCTTTTGAAATTGAACATTTTGGACATCTAGTTCCTTTCAAAAATTCATTTGGTGTCACAAAATATTCATGCATACAATGTTCCTTAATATGTTTCAATTTAACTTTCGTGTGAGCATTAACATATTCAGAGAGTAAAACATAATTATCTTTTTCAAATTGATAAATTTCAGCTTTAAAAATTTCAGTAGTTTTATTATTTAATCCGCTGCACTCTTTGCACATAAGATTATAACTATAATATGTTGTCCAAACGGTTTCAAATTCGTGCCCACTACTACACTTGATTTTTGTTTTCTTCTTATGATCGTATTTTTCACTTAGACATTTAAATCCAGTTCTGTTTTCATCCAACCATTTTTGTATCTTAGTTATATCCCACATTATGTAATTTAAACACTTACCACATTTTCTCACATTCCGATATTTGAAATTTTTAAAAGTCACATAAAATACTTCTCCACAAGAACACTTTATTTTTAATTTAGAATATGTGTTAATATACTTTTCACTTATTAATTTACAACCACTTTCACTTTCAACTTCTATAAAATTTTTCACTTCTTCATATGTAAGTTTTTTAGCCATTTTTAATCCTCTCCACTAAAAGTATTTTTAAATAGGAAAAGACCCGTGTAGTGGCACGAGTCTTTAATTACTTCTAATACGCTTGCAATCATATTAGAAAACCATAGAAAAACACAGTATTATATTAAAATTAAATCAGATAATACTGTATTAAAAATATAAATATATTTTATATAGATATATAAGTTATACATTATTACACTAAAAACCCAATAAAAGAACTATTTTATTTGGTTATAATAATCTCTCTTTTGTCATTATCCCATTCAACATTATAGCCTAGTTCTTCAGCGACAAACCTTATTGGGACAAAAGTACGATTATCTTTTATAAATGGAGCAGTATCCATTTGTTTCACAACTCCGTCAATTTCTATTTCATTAGAATCTATTTTTAGTTTAATAGTCATATCATTAACCTCCGTATAATCAGGCAAAACAAACATTCCATATCCGCTTGTTGTGTCGTGTCCAACCTCATACATATCAATACAGTTATTAATTACAAGTTGTTTAGCTTCATTCTGGCTTAACATTACATTGTGGAAAAAATTGTAAACCAATATCCCAATTGCCACCATTGGAGATGCTGTACTTGTGCCATTTGATTTAATTAATTTAGTCATGGCTTCATCTGCATATACATAAATATCCGTAAAAGCAGTACATAATACTTGTTCGCCTTTGTTTGAATAATCAGCCATATCTTCCCAATGCAACTCATACGCTGCCACCCCTATTGTTTCAGGCAAATAAGCTGGAAAAGATACACCATTTTCGTTTCCATTATTCCCAACGGCAGCAGTTATTGGAATACCTAGATTTTTTATTTCATCTATGCAATCTGCTGTTGGTGCTGTAAAACTACAATTAATCACATCAATTTCATCTCTATGTTCCAATATCCATTTAGTTGAATTTTCTTTATCTCCAAACCAATTGAGTGCAACAATTCTAAAATCATAATCACCTAATATGTCTTTTAATACATAATAAGCTACCCTGCACATAAGTTTTTTATGCATCTGTCTAGTATCATTATGCTTAGATAAAGGTACTTCAACCTTCATTAAGTAATCATCAGTCGGATCATTTGGGTCATCAATTAAAAAATTGTCGGGCATACTTGGGTCATCTAAAAATACTATACAAGGAATTCTTTTATTATTAGTTTTAAGTCCTATATAATTAGCTAATCCAGAGCGGATGTATTCAGCTTGATTTTCTTGTATCAAAATTTCACCTTCTTTCAATAAAAAAGAGAAGGCTTTAAACCTTCTCACTGTTTCGCAATATTAACCTATTGTTGATTTAATAAATCGACTAATTCGTTGTACTGTTCTTGCGTAATTCTGTTTGCTAAAAGGAATACGTCTAACTTGGTGAGCATTTCTTCTTTTGTTCCGTATGTACCGTTTTGAATAACTTTTTTACAATAAGTATAAGTCATATTTTATCCTCCTATAATCCTAATTCAATCATTGATAGTCTGTAGTCTAAATCTAAGAAATAATCTTCTTGAGCTGGAGCTGGTGCAACATAAGGTTCGTTCCACTCGTTCAATAACTCGCCTTGTCCGTTATATCGCTTGTAATACGTTGTAGTTTCGATTGTTTCTATTGTTGTGTACTCAATTAGGTTTCCGTTAATATCTCTTATTTCATTTGTTTGCATTGATTAAGCCTCCTTGAATAATATGGCTGTGCATACATTTCCAACGGTTGTTGGTGTTGCTGATAAAGGTAAAGAAGCGGAAGTTTCTTCGTATATATAATTGCTTGCAATAAAAGTTGTATCTCTAACGGTAGTGAAGGGAGATGGTGTTGCACCACCAATTGCCGTTCCGCTAAAAAAATTAGTTTCAGCAACCGCACCAACAAAATACAGACCTCTTTCAATTTCAAGGTTTATGATTGTTTCTTTTATTCCTGTTGTTGTTCCTCCAAATATGGTATAGTCGCTTGTTATTTTTGTTGAAGGAAGTCCATTATCCCACATATATAATGCTACTTTTAAATTTGAGTTTGTTGTATTGCTGCGATATGCTGATATTGTGCTAGCTGTAAATGTTTTTTCTACATATATAGGAAAATATCGAACCGTTCCTATGATTGAGACAGAGGTTTGATTAGAAAAAACCCCACCATACCCAGGAATAAAATAATTAAATGTTGATATGCTACTGTCAAGTTTTGAGCCTATAAAATTCTGTATTGAGGCAGCGCTTAATCCACTATCCTTTATAGCGTCTTGGTCTGTGTCAAATACTGCTATATTACCGTCTGTTGCAGTTAATGGCTTGCTCACTTTACCTTCCAATTGTGAATTAATATCTGTTTGCATAGTACCGATGTTATCTTCTAAGCCATTTATATAATTAACAATATCCATATTGGTTAGATATTCTTTCATTTTTGGATTACTATAATCAGGATTTAGACTATCTCCCTGATAGATTAAATTAAGTAATCCAATTTCTCCTGTGTTGTCATAAACCGTGCCCGATGTATTATAAACAAAACCACCACGACTGACACCACTAACAGGAAACTTTAAATTGCCCGTTGTTGTCTTATTGGCTTTATGAAATAAATCATTGTAATATAAAGCTATATCACTCAAACTACCGTCACTTGGTAAATTTGATTTAACCAATGCCATATAATCATCTCCCTTTGTTTTAAATTTTTTATTTCGAGTTAAGCAATTTGGATAGCACTCAATTGTGTCGCATTATTTCCAGCTCCATTTGAGATTAAACTTGCTTTAATGGTTGCGGTCTGAGTGCCTGTTGCTTGTATACTAATAGTTTTACTTGAGGTTAAGGTTATTATTGTAGACAGTGGCAAAGTATCGGTATTGTTTGCTACTGAAGTTTGATAATTTGTAGAGCTTGCATAATCAGAACTTCCATCTGTAATCTTTGCAGAATATGTTACAGCAGTTGTAGTATTTCTTAACAATGTAATTTGTCCCACAACTAAATATGTGCCTACGGGTAATGCTAAACTTACTCCTGTATACCAAGTTCCTGCACTAGCTATTGCCACATCAGAAGAAAGCTTGGCGTTATAACTAGTAATTCCTGAATTATATTTTTTCTGAACGCTACTAATATATGAGTCTCCTAAATTACCACTTTTGCTAAATAATTCAACAATATCACCGACTATTAAGCCTTGTCCTGTCTTATTCATTTTTTCAGTAGTAGGAACTGTTTGATTAGGAAGTATAATAGTGGCTGTATTATCTGTTGAATTTACAGAATCTACAGTACCCACCCATACTTTAAAATTATTAATCTTATTGTCATCGTATTTTTGCATTACAGATATTTCTTCACGAACAATTTCCCTGATTAAATCTATAAAATCTTTTTTGCTATTTTGTGTCTCCATATTTACATCACCTTATAAGTAAAAATCAATTGAGTCAGCACAGCTTATGGTCATTGTGCCATTTGTTGCAAGTGGAATGGTTATAGAATTTATCAGACTTCTCTTCTTTATTTGGTTAAAATCAGGATTTGTGGACTCGATTATATAATCAACATCTAAATGATATAATGGAACTGAAGTAATGCTATCCTCAGTTAAAATTTGTGTTATTCTTTTTAATTCATATAATGCCCTAGATTGTGCTAATTCAGTACTATTAATATTAGAATCATTAATTGTCAAGACTCTCCTAAATCCAACATTTTGTATTGATGTGTCTGACTGTGGATTATTATTTTCTGCCAAATAATCATATATTTCACCATTTACATTTGCTCCAATTACAAGCACTGCATTAAAAATTTTATTAAATGGGTAATTTTTTGTACACCCTAGATAATTAATATCCCCCACTTCATAAGAATGAATTACTCCTTTTGTGGAATCGTTAAAATCAGGTTCAAAGACTAAGTTGCCATCTACATTGTAATAGATATTCGAAGAGTATAAATCTGCCAATTCAAGCAGTACGCTTCCTATATTATCTCCTGTAGTTTTTTCAATTGTATGGGGCGTAGTATATGAGTTATAAATACTGTGGATAATAGGTTTTTTTGTATCATACACAACTTCTTTTAATTCTTCACTTGATGGTGATAATAGCAATTCAATAGCACTTTTAATATTTGTAGAGACAGGCAGTATGTAAATACCATTTAATTCTCCACCTAAAGTACCGTCCAATAAGGAAAATTTATCTTGAGCAGAAATACTTAATGTACTACTACTTGTAGTACTTGTGATTGAAGGATTTTCTAATACAAAAACACCCTGATTTATATAATAAATATCATTTTCAAAAACCTCTAATCCTAACCATATTCTTATTTTTTGCCTTAACCATATTCCATCTGGATTAGGGACATATTTTCCGTTCATATTAATCAAATTGAAAGATATACTTCTTCTTGTCCCATTTTTATTCTGTATAGTTAAAGAGCCACTGTTATTTTCTAAATCACCAGTGACTTCATTAAAAGGAGTTTCGTCATATCTTAAAAATTCAATCTTTACTTTTGGTTTTCTGATAGTGCTTGTATTAATATGGTTAAGGTAATCTTGAAATGTAGCCATTTTATCCCTCCATATTTTTAATATTCTTCTACATCCTCTAATTGTGAAAATCCAAAAGATATTACATCTACTTGTTGGGATATTCCTTCATTTAATTGTGACCTACTAAAACTGTGAGTTCTAACCTTCCAAATATCTCCTTTTCTTGTTTTTAGAAGTTTGGGATTACCATTGTTTATAAAGTCTTGTACTTCTTTTACAAAGTCAGCGGACTGAATAAATTCATCGGTGTCTAAGGATAGTCTTTCAGGAACAATGCCTGAAATAGTCCCTTTTAAGAAGTTACGACTGCCTTGACTGTATGTATTAAACTTGCCGTATGTTTGATATTCAGTGACATCATCTTCGGCTGATATATTCCCTGTGTTTAAATTTAGGTCGAAATTTAATATCATTCCTGTAGTTTCGTCAATAAGGAAACATCCGTAATATTCAGTTTTAATTGTAGGGCTAACTAGAGGAACACCCATTGTATTTTGAGTTATAGGAATTACTTCATATATATATTCTTGTTCTTTTTGAACTCTATAATCTTTTAGTGTTTTTGTCTTATCATCTACATACCCAACTAATTTGTTTATATTAGTTCCATTCCTTCTTTTGGTTACTTTCCATTGTTCAACACTTTCTTCTTCACTACTGATGTTTCCTGCCGAAAGTGTGTTATTAAATTCAGCAAGAAAAACAGTATCTTGGGCGAAGTTTGGATTATAATTCGACAATGAAAGACTATCATAAAAAGACGATGGCTCAATTCTGTTTGTAATCCATATCCTATCAAATACCCCCTCGCCATAAATAGTCAATTTGTCAAATTTTGTAAGTATTTCAATGGGGGCGGGCGTAGATGTGTAAGATATTCCTAAAAAATCAGCATTTAAAAACATTTTTTCACATCCTTTTTTGGTCTATTAGGATCTATTGCAATAGTCTACATAGTTTGCTGTGTAGCTAGGATTGTATCGGCTTGCTCTTGTGTAATCCATTTGGGAACATAACTTAAAACCTTTTGCTCGTCAATTTTTCTCATTATCCATTGTGTAAGTATGAAGTTATACATTAGCCAACACCTCCATTAAGTCTAATAGGGCTTTTTCAGTTGCTTCTAATCTTTCTTTTTCGGTTGGTTCAGGCATAATGTATGGCTCTGTCCATTCTTCCAATAATACACCTTGTCCGTCATATCGTTTATAGTGCGTTGTGCTTTCTATTGTTTCTATAGTTGTATATTCAATTAAGTTTCCTTTAATATCTCTAATTTCGTTTACTTGCATTTTTAACCCTCCTTTATTTTGTAAAACAAACAATTGGTGCTTGTGTTGATACTAAATTTGGTAATGCGTTTGTCGGAAGTCCTGATGTTGCTGTTTGTACGTATGATGTTACAAGCATACTATTTATTGTATTGCTTAGTGCTGTTATTGGTGATTTATAGCTTGACGTAGTAGAAACAGAATTCAAACTAAAGTCATTAGTAATTGCCGTTATGCCAATAAAGTAAATTCCAGAAGAAACAGGATAGTTAATTGTTGTTTCTTTTATGCCTGTAGTTGTTCCACCAACTATTGTAAATGTATCACTAAGTTTAATTGTTGGAAGCCCATTTTCGGAGCTATATATAGCTACGTCTAAATTTGAATTTGTTGTATCCATGTGTTCAACTGCGATAGTTACAATTGTGAACGGTTCTACTATAACAATAGGAACATAATAAGCTTTTATAGTGTTAATGCTTAACGATGTTGATGTTTTAAATTCCCACCCAGGCATAAAATACTTATAAGTTGAAACTGCTCCAAGTATTGAACCCATTTTATTAATTAAATCACTAGGACTATACCCACTATCCTTAATTGCGTCTTGGTCGGTATCAAAAACAGCTATGTTTCCGTCGGTTGCTGTTGTTGGCTTGTCTAGCTTTGTATTGCTTAACTCATTGAGTTCACTATCAATAATATCCCAATTATCATTTCCGCTTGTTATATTGGCAGAATCGGTTAATTCAGGTTTTCTTAAATTATAATTCGATGTATACTGTGCCATTAAATCACTTCCTTTATTAGATTATCAACTATTATTCTATATTCCGTTTAAAATGTCATCCCAAGTATATGAGGTTAAGTCTCCCCACGTTCTAGCAGTCAAAGTGTTCCACTCTTGTGCTATTTCGATAGGTACTATATATAACTTTCCATACTGTACTCCAAAAATATAAGCATAGGATACTTTGAGAATATAGTCTGTTGTGTAAATTTTTTCGCCATTGACATTTCTATAAAATTTATTATTTTCAAATCCAATTTCATAATAATGTCCACTTGTTGTATTTTCTAACTTTAAAATAGCACCACTAAAACCAACTGTTTCGGGAGTCCATATAAAACTAACGGTATATTCCTCAGTCATCTCTAAATCATTCCACGCTACATTTGACAACTCATTTATTCGAATGCCATAATTTTCAGTAGCAAAATAGTTTTGAAGATACTCTGAAGTTCCTGTTAGTGTTCCTTCAATTGAATAAGCCCCACCCCAAGAAATTTTATTACAGCTTTCATCAGGTAGAGTTTCAACAAATGGTTCAAATGTTAATGTAGGCTGTGGATAACTAACTAAAAAATTGGATATTGAAGAAACTGTATATATATTGTTTTTATCATACGCTTCAACTTTTACATTATAGTATGTGTTATTTAAAAACCCTTCAAAGCTATAAGCTAACGATTCACTATATACCCAATCACTATTATCTAGTTCATTCATATCAGTGTCGTAAAGTGTGTATTTATATCTAAGAGGTTCAATATCTTGAGGATGACTCCATATAGCAACAAAATCTATCTTTTGAGAAGTCTGACTTTCGTTGACCGACAAAGAAATTGTTGGTGCGCCATAATTCTTAAAGTATGTTTCCCTTAATAATGTTGAATCAAGAGTTTCGCTCCCGTTCCATACTTGCATAGTCCATTTCAAATCTCGCACTTCTAATATTTCAGAAGTAATAGGAACTTCGTGTTGAATCACATCTCCACCATAAATAACAGTGGAGAGTGATATTTTAGTTGAGTCATATAATAATGTATTTGTAGAATTGTCATAAATTACAAGTTGATAATCAGTTATTTTAGAAGTCGCCGTTGCTTTAAAAACTTGAACCAAAGACATATCAAGCGTTTCTCCAGTGTTCGGAGAATGATTAATTGTTCTATAAATTGCCAAAATATCACTTCCTTTCTGTTATTAGTTTGTTTTGGTTAAGCCATTTTTTACATATTGTCTTGCATCACGAATAAACCCATTGAAGTCGCTCACATTGGGAAGATTAACATTTTCAATTGTTATTCCATTTGCTGAAGATAAGGACGGGTTTGTTGTTAGTAACTTAGGAGTAGTAAATAAATTGCTGAATTTATTGGATAGTGTATCTAACATTGGAGGGCTGAGTACAAACTCACCCTTTAATAACTTAGCGATTTCTTCGTGTTTAGGGTCTAAAGACTGTCCACCAACAAATCCCCCACTATGATAAGTGGACTCATATTTTTCTTTTTGCTTAACAATGTTTTCAAAATCTTTCTTTACGTTATCAGATAAATCGCTTCTATCTTTTACATAGGTGTCATACCATTTTTTAGCACCTGCTGAGTCATAAGAAGAAATATCAGAAGCTCCGTCAGAATACCCACTACTAGCCAATCTTGCTCTTGAGTCACTAGCACTACCGTAGGCAGAAGTTCTAGTTTTTTGTTTACTTGAATCGGAAGAAGAACCTATTGGAGCTACACTTGTTAGAGACACTCCTGATGTTTGGTTTAATGATGCAAGTGATTTATTATAATCGGCTATAAATTCATTTAACTTATTAATTCTTTCCGCATAAGAATCACTTTCAATATCAGCAAGAGTTTCCATTTTTTCATTAATTTTAGCTATTAAATTATCCTTAGCAAGTAATTCTTGTTCTTTCTCTTTCTCAAGATACTCTTTTTGTTCTTCAAGGCTCTTAATACGGTCTGCCCTTTTATTCTCAAGTTCCCAATCAGAATAATCTTTTTCAAGATTTTTTATTTCTTCTTGAGCAGAAAGAACTTCTTGTGGATTAGCAACCCATTCCCAAACACCATCGGTATTAATTATTCTTGTATTACGTTCGTTTTCAACATTTTTAAGTCTAAGTTTAGCTTCTTCAATTGCTAATAGTTTCTCTTGACGAGTCAACTCACGCTCTTCAAGATCATCTTTTTCTTTTTGAAGATTAATTTCTTCTTCAATTTTAGAAATCTTCTCATCATAAGTAGCTTCAATTGATTTTTTCTGTTTCTCAAGATATTCAATTTCAGCACCAAGAGCTTTTTCAATAGACTCCTCTAAACCATTAGCTATTGTTTCATTTTGCTTTTCAGTGTTGTCGATTATTTCCTTTGTTAAATCAGAATAAGCATCTTTATAATCTTGAACAGTATCAATATTATCAATTATAGAGTCTTTAACTTTCTCTAGTACATCAATTTGATTTTGTCCATATTCTGTATTTAGATTGTTATAATACACAATTTGATTATTGACCCAATCCAAAAGAGATTTCATATTCTTCCAACCAGATACTCCGTTTGCATCAATGGCAAATATATCAGACATAGACTTCTTTAACCCCATTGACTGAAGTTTTTTGAATGATGATGTTATGTCGGAACGTACTGTATTGGCTAGATTGTGATATAGTCCTTGTTGCTTAATGAGGTTGTTGTTTCTCTCTGTGCTATCTTCATCTAATTTGTCATATGCACGTTTAAGGTCATCAAGAGACTCTGTGAGTGCTATTATTGAGTTGTTTTGTAGGTCGAGTTCTTTTTTGAAGTTTTGTGCCTCTTTTGAAGCTGAAGATGAAGAGGATGGCAAATTAGTTGCGGAATAGCCACTAGATGAAAAATCGCTCAGCTTCATTTTATTTAAATTATCAACCGCAGATTGTGCATCTCTTACTGCTTTTTCTGCCTCTTGTTTTGCTGAGTAAGCCATATCGCTTGGGTTTGTTCCAAAACCATAAAACCCATCATCTTTTTTTTTGAGTTTAGTAAGCTCAAATTTGGCATCAAACAATGCTTTTACTGACTGGGCTTCTTGCAAATTAGCAGTAGCCACTTTTGCAGATGTCAATATCTCATTTGCCTTTTGTAATGCAACTTCCTTTTCAATTGTAAATAAGCTTTCGGTAAGTGAAATACCTGCTTCCTTGCCATCATTTAATTTATTAAGCTCCGAAGCATATTGTGGATATTTTTGAATCAAATCTATAATAGTAGATTCTTCTATTTTATTACCATTTATTAAGTCATTTTGAATTGCCGATAAAGAAGATGCTGATACCTGAAGTGAGTCCATTGCTAAATTATACTCATCTGTTGCTTTCTCTAAATTTTTTGCGGAAGTTTCCGCATCATTAATCGAATTAATAAAAACTTCAAAATCTTGTGATTTTCCAAGTAAGTCATATAATGCTTTTATTGCCACCTCATCATCTTTGAGCTTTGCTTCTAATTCCTTGCCTTTTGTGGTAAGATGCCCAGTGGAATCTCTAAAAGCTTCAAGCGCCTCTTTGTTTTTTAGAAAATCGGATTCTAGATTAAACAAGTCTTCAGAAAGATCTTCAATAGCCCTACTTGTTCCCGCCATGTCATTAGCCATTTCAGCAAAACCAGAGCCATCAACTTCGCTTGTAATCTTGCTATTTGCCAATTCTGTTATTTTCTTAATTCTTTGCTCTACCAAACCTATGCTTTTATCCAATGAATTAAATTCTTTTTCTTTTAATTTGTCTTGCTCAAGAGTTAATAAATCTTGTTGTAATTTAATTTGACGTTCAAGATTCTTGATTTTTAATTCATCTGCTTGTGAGGTAGATTTTTTAGAGTTTAATGTATCTAGCTCAGATGATAATGTTGCAATTGTTGAGGTTAATCCTTCCACTTTTAATTTTTGATCTTCTACTGCATTAGCCATCTTTGTAAATAATGTAATTAATAAAGGTATCGCAACGCTCAACCCTAATGTTACTGTTGATGTCAAAGCTTGAATAGATACAGTTGTCCCAGCTATACTAACGGCAGATGCGGACGCAGCCATATTTAATCCTCTAAACGAAATTATTAAAGAAGATATACCCTTCATTAGAATTTGATTTGTGGTTTTATTAAAAATTCCCAATGATAAAATTATTCCACTTAATGCAATATTAAATAGCCCTATTTTGTCAATTAATGAGACTAATCCTGTACTCATATCTATGACAAATTTTGCAAAATCAGTATTTATTGTGTTTATCCACATCTTTTTAACTGTTTCTGCAAATGTATTAATACGTGCGCCAATACTCTCCATATATGCAGCTTGTTCCTTAGCACTACTTCCTGCACTATTAATGGCTGTCTCGGTTGCAGCGATTCCCATAGCCATATTATTTAAAAGAGACGCCCCTGTAGACCCTTGCAATTTTCCGAAAAGACTTTCAAGTAAGTTTGCTTGATCAGTATCTTTAAGAGTGTTCCAAACTTTTGATATTTCTTTCATTATCTGATAAGTAGATTTGAATGTTCCGCCATCTTCTAATAATTTAACCCCTGTCAAACTTTCTACTAGCCCGTCTAATTTTGGGATAGCCTCACCCGTTTCATCGTTTATACCCCTAATTCTCATTGATACCGTTTTGAGGGCGTTACCTACCTTCTCAGGATTTTGAATACTCGCATTTGCTGCAACAATTAACCCAATACTTTCTTCTAGTGAATTATTAGCCTCAAATAATGCAGACGAGCTTCTCTGTAAAGCATTTCCAATGCCACCACTTGTAATGCTGAAATTATTCCCAACTTCGTTTACGGCATCAATTATTTTTATAGTATCTTTTGCGGTAAGATTAAAACCAGCTAATGTTGATGTTATACTTTTTGTAGCATCACCAATATCAATATCACCGATGTTTGAATATACTAATGCGTTTTTAGCCAATTCCGTTGATTCGCTTAAACTATAGCCTAATTTCTTAAATTCTGTTACAGCATCAATTGCTGCTGTTGTGGAATGCCCTACGGAGATAGCCATCTTGTTCATATCTAAAGTAAACTGTTTTATTCCGACAGATTCGCCTAGTTCATCGGAGACTTTTTTTAAATTGGTAATAGCACTATCTAACTCAACAATACTTGAAATTCCAGACTGTATTGCTCTAACTGTACCGAAGAACAAACTCGTCACGCCAATCCATAAACTGAATTTACTGGCTGCTTTCGCAAATGTTGTTGTGAGCGACTGAGCTTTATCATTTGTAACATTTAAGGCTTTTGAACTATTTTGAGCTGAATTTTTTATGTTCTTAAACTGAGAATCTAATAACTGTTGTTTTTTTATTAAGTCAGAATCTGACGCATTCAATTCTTGTACATTTTGAGTATATTTTATTAAATCATCACTATTATATAGGTCTTTTAATGACCCACTTTTTAAAGACTCTACCTTTCTAACAGACTCTTCCTTGTATAGCTGTAATTGGTGCGCTAATTGTTCATTAGCCTTTAATTCTAAAGCATTTTTTTTATCTATATCTGCGTTGATATTCAATGCTTCGCCATGTATCAATTCCATTTGTTGACGTTCTTCAATTAATGACTGCACCCTTGCTTTCGCATTGAAAGTATTTTGTATATTTACATTTTTATCATATTCAGCGTTTAATTTAATAGCCTCTGAATGTAATAATTCCATTTGTTGACGCTCTTCTATGATTGCTTGAACTTTGGATTTAGCATCTGAAGTTTTTTGTAAGTCAACTAATTTTTGATATTGCTCAGTTTGCTTTTTATAATTATCAGTTAAAACCCCTATTGTTTTCTTTGTTTTACCAGTAGAGGTGTCAATGTCATCAATTACTTTTAATGTCCTACCTAATTCATCTCTATATTCACTAGTTCTTTGAATTAGTTCCTTTGCATCGTCTCCAATTTGTTCGTACTTCTGACTTACTTTATCTAAAATACCTTCAAAATTTTTATTATCAAAATTAAACTTGAATTTTATATTGCTGTTCTTACTTATATACTCAAGTTGTTTTTGTAAGTTGGCAACTTGCATATTGTATGAAACATTCACTGATATACCTAATTTATCCACATTCTACACTCCTCTCAAATTTTATAAATAAAAAGAGAGCAGTCTGTAGCCCTCATATTTTTGCATAATAAAAAGACCACTAATTAACATAGTGGTCATAAGCTTTATATCTATTTAATTCATAATTTATTCGTAAACTATATTTGTTATAAATAATCCAACTTGAGCATACGATTCATTTAATTCTTTCATAATCTCAAATTCTTCAGATTCATTTGGCAATAATGTTCTTGAATTGAAAACATATTCACTATCCAATACGTTGCCTTCTAAATCCATATACTTAGCAACTACTTCATAGTATTCTATTGGTGAATTACTAATGTTTTTAACTCTACCTTTTACGAAAGTAAAATTTTCGCTGGATTTCCAAACCCAATCATTGGGAATATTTAATGGACACTCAGACGAATCTTTCGTTTTGTTAGTTGTTGATTCTTTATTGGGAGCAGTTTCTTTAGTTGTTTCATTTAAAATATCCTTTGTATTTTCTGGATTTTTAGAACACCCAACCAAGAACAATAAACACAACCCAATCAATAATATCTTTTTCATTCTCATCACCTCAGATACATTATATAATAAGTATCTGACGGTTGCAACTATACATTAATATAAAACATTACAAATTGGATACATTTTTATAATTGCAGTTGTTAAGATACGGTTTAAATATTTCATCCAATGTTTTAGTTTTTAAATCATTAGGAAAGATAAAAATGCACTTGTCAGCAACATTGTATTTTTTTAACAAACTAGTTTTTAATTTCGTTTTATCATAATACCTCTGCGACAGTTTATTATGAGGCTTATCAGAAAACAATCCAAAATATTCAATATAAAAATAATTGCCATTAATTTTAATTCTCCAATCAAATCTATGGTTATCACCATCAATTAACTCATTGTATGAATTCTCTTTAGTATATTGAATATTATTATTGATGAAATAATTAGTAATATTACATTCTGTTATTGATCTACAGGTATGACCGTTTTTATCTTTCACAGTTCTTCCAAGCCCAGTTCTATGTATTTTAAAATCTTCCATATTCAGCAATTTCATAATATTATCAATTGAGCTAAAATATTTTAGATATGACGAATAAGACGGCATATATTTTCTTTCGTCAATTTCATCACTCGTAGGTGTTCTTTCCAACTCTAAACATAAATCTTTAAAATGTTGTAGTGCGGTTTCTTTGTCCATAATTGATGTTGTAGTATTTTCAGAAATATACCCTAATTCATTTAACATTTCTAAAAATGTTTTACCGCAAGCTCTCTTAAATACCCCTAAGCTACTATATTTGCCATCGCAATATTTTTTATATTCTTTATAAGTTGGGACTTTTCCTAACGCTTTTACACAATTATGTATATTTCCAACAATTTGATCATATGTTATATTCCATTCATTATTCAATTCAAATTGAGGAAGATATTTTGAGCAAAACTCATTATACTTCATATTTGATTTCTCTATTACTTTTTTAAAACATAAGCAATTATCTTTACCATTCAATACATCAAAGTATTCTTTTGCGGTTGGACACTTATTTAATCTTTCAGAAAGAGATGTAAAATGAGAAACAGAGTTCTTCAATTTTATTTCTTCAGTAATAATTTCATTAATAACTCCGATTCTCAACAATGCTTGTTGAAATCCACCGCATCTTTCATAAAACCAAGAAATTTCAGGTTTTGATTTAGATGATTTATATTCATCATATGTGGGGGTATGACCTAACCTATAACAATATTCTTTAAGCTTATTTAAACCCTGTTCTAGTGTTATTTTGTTTGATGGTTCATATTTATTAGGTTGTAACCCACATTGAAGAATTGCTTCATTAAGTGTTTTACATTCTAATGTTTTAGTCAATCGTTTATAACATGGTAAATTATTTATTGATTTTAAATCTTCCATCTTTGGTGTTCTACCATGTTCATCATAAAATTCTTTAAATCTATTAATTATTTCTTCCTTCGTCCACTCTTTATATTGGTTTCCCATCTCTATACACTTCCCCTTTACCATCAGTATTTCCCCTAATTATTTGCACAAAAATAGAGCCTAAGAACACGTAAGGGGAATTAACATGTTCTAGGATAGCTAGTCCTTTAGGCTCTTGTCTATAATCAACGCAGCCAAGCCACGCAATTACCTTGTTAATTTATAAACGCCTCTTTTAGTGAACTCAATCACATCATTATTATGTATTATCAATCTTCCGATTTCTTTACCTTTTGGATTAACGAAACTCAAGAAGCCCTTGTTAACCTTAATCCTCTTAACTTTCCTAATCAACATATCATTGACCTCGACAACCATCTTTCTTGTTCTTTCGCCCTCTTCATAATAAACAGGAATTTCGTCAAAATCAAAAAGTTCGCTCGCTCTTATTTTCATATGTATTTCCTCCTTGTAATAATTAAATATTAACTAATAAGTTAATAATACATTAAATAATAAATTATGTCAATAGTTATTTATTAACTTGTTGATTAAATTTTATTTATGTGATATAATTTATTTGTGGAGGTGAGTAAATTATGTTATATGAAGATTTTACAAAAAAAATAAGAAAGCTAATGATAGACAATGATATTGCAGCTAAAGATATTGCAGAGAAACTGGGAGAAAGTCAAGCAAACATTATAGGTAAAATAAATCGCTCAACAATCAGGCTAATGGATGCAGAAAAAATACTCGACGCAATAGGCTATGAAATCGGTCTAATATCCAAAGAAACAAGAGAATTGCTAATAGACCAAAATAGTAAAAGTTTTAAAGAATTAGATATTACCCCCTTAAACAGTTACAAAAACCCACAACAAAAACCCAAAACAGCCGTAGCTGAGGCACACCCAATCTATCAAACCAAAAAAGACCCTGAATAGTAGGGTCTTTACATATATCTAAACATAACAAAAGCCCACTGTTTAGGTGAGCTTAAATAATGTTTATGTATTTATATCAGAAAATATTTGCATATTATCCATGATTATACGCAGAATAATCAAAATCAAAGGCTAATATATATACTAAGTCAGGATATGTTATATCGGTTTTGCAAATCATTCTATAGTCATTTTGACAAAATCGAAAAACCGAAAGAACGCTATCTTTACTCAATATATCAATACCTTTCAACACCCCTTGAAAATTAGCATTAAACCTAGAATAATGTAATGGTTCACATCCAGAAATTTTCCCTCTTTTTTTAGCTTCATTCATTGTTATGGTCGATAAATCTCCTAGTCTAGCAAACAATTCAGATAAAGCCTTTTCTCTGTTCCTAAAATCATTTCCAAACCATTTTAAACAGAATGCTTTATTGCTAGTAAGATGTTTCAAGTTAAATGAAATATGTTCCATACGTTTTTCTTCGATAGAGTTAATCTTGTCTGGTTTCTTATTATCTTTTATTCTCATTAGGCAACATAATTCTCTTTGAAATATTTTTGAATTAAGCCTCTCTCAATAACGCCCTTTAATTTTGTAGCATTATTTGTCGTTTCTAACCAAGGGGTTTCTTGGTGTGTTTTATTTCTTAACGCCCAAGCTGAATAAGCTCCGAACACCTGAAAAACTTCTTCTAAAATGTTTTTATCATTTTCACAAATTTTATTAATACTTTCCATTTCTATTGTTTCATCAAACATTAAATTATAGGCATCTGGATAATAATTATAGACTTCTTCTACAACGGGGCCATGTTCCCAAGCAACGATTTCCTCATTAAACAAGCTGCCATTACCCAGTGCAAGCGAAGACCCTTCTGCATAATACAATAGTTTCAATAATTTCAATAACGTCATTTTTTCCCCGCCAAGTTCTTCAACCGCAATGATATTTCTATATAAAAACCATCTTGCAATGTCTATAGCGTTATATTTCCCCATAATATTACCTCCTCAAAAAACAGTATGTGTTGTTATAAATAAATTATTATTTAGAGATATACCCTACTGTTTGCAATCTTAATGCTAGCACTTTCAATATTGGATGTCAACAACTTATTTGACTGAAATTATAATATGTCAAATAGGGCGAATTTCATTTAAAATGAATAGTTTATAGGTAAATCATTCTTAATACGTATTGACCCCCAATAACTATCTAGTTCAACAACTACATTCTCGCCGAAAATTATTTTTCCTATTAGAGTATCCTTGTTATATATTTCAAAAACTCCAAGGAATATTTTGTAAGCACCTGACCCTGTACTTGAGACGCTAACGAGAATTCTATCAACATCATATAATTTAATTCCGTTAATCTCGGTTAAGCTGCGAACGTATAAGTCTTCTTGTGAAAAGTTTACTGGAAGTTCTTTCATTTCTTTCAATTCTGCTAGTGTTAGTTTTGTTATGTATTCATTACTGTTACCACATGTCATAGTCAATATTCTCCTCGTATTTTTATAGGTCAATGACCTTCAATGACCAAAGTATATCACAGAATAAAATGACAGTCAACTACCTTTTCATTTTTTTAAAAAATAAAGTACTTTACAGTCAATGACATTAATGGTATCATAAAGGTATATTTTGATACGGAGGTGAATTATGTCGCTCTCAAAAAATAATATGCAATGCAGCACAGTTTTGAAAAGAAAAGTTGTAAACAAGATTGACGAAATTGCAAAGCTATCAATGAGAACTAGGAGTCTCGAAATTGCATACATGGTTCAGGAATATATGCTTGAGCACAATCTATTAAAAGAAGATGATTTAAGATAATATATAAAAAGAAAAGACCTCGGAAAAGTCTTTTCTTTTTTTTAGTTACGCTTATTTTCTCCTATTTGCTTTCATAAAACAACCTCAATTATTTAATAATTCTGTATTCGCCAAATTCTCTATTAATTCTTATTTTAGATATGTCCGACAACTTAGCTCTTAATACCTCTTTGTTTTTGCAATTTCTTAGAATTATTAAATTATTTTCTATATTGATTTTTTCAATATTTGAAATAATAAAACCATTCAATTCTATCGCTTTGTTTTTTACCCGCAAATCGCCACCGTAATAAACAGGCAATGTCTTCATAGTTGTTAATTGTTCGTTAGTGTAAACCCTCATAGTTACCTCCTCGCACTATATCCTTTTTATGCGAACAAATGTTCTTGTTATATAGATGATACTATATAACCACCATGATGTCAAGAGTTCAGATTCTATGTAGCAATAAAAATAAGCGTGGTTAAAAAAATAACATATAACATCCTCTTCCCTTTTGAATACATTCTTAAACACTGTTCTACAGTATTATAACACAGTATTTGTACCGAGGTGTCGGTACAAGAATTTATAAAAATATACAAAAATGCAAAGAATAATTTGGTTACTTTGTATATTTTTACATATAATACGACTACAATATATTTGGTCTTAAAAGGTCATTATAAGGATTAATTCCCATAGCAACACACAATTTTACATAAGTCTCTATTGAGGGACTGTGCGTTCCATTTTCGATTTCAACTATAGTTGTTTTACCAACACCGCTTAGTGCTGAAAGCTTTCTAATTGTAAGTTTTCTCTCCCCCCTGCATTTTTTTAGATTTAAATACACGGCAGTCCTCCAATATATGTGCATTTGCACATAGAATGTTGCAAAACAAATAATAGGTTTTCAAAGCTTTAATATTATTGTATATTGATTAAGGGTGATAACAATGAAAGAAAGAATACATACAACAATTGATTCCAAAATATTAAAAGAAATTAAAAAGCAAGCAATAGATGAAGGGCTAAACATCAACGAATTGATAGAAAAAATGTGGAGAATATATAAAGTATTCAAAGAAGGAGAACGGGAAATTAATAAAAAACCCAATTAATCAATCTGTTTTATTGTAGGTAATTAGTCCTATATCCTTTTTTATTTTACCATATATATACAATAAAATATATATACAATATGTTAAAACTTTTTTAAAATTCTGAGGTTAAATTTGGGAATTTATTGGGTTTCGGATTGGTCTGAATTGCTTTTATTTTCAAAGTGATTCTTCAACTTATCAATTTCTTTCCATTCCCTGTCTTTACCTTCGACATCATTATATATTTGATACATTGCTCCACCAGATTTCCATCCCATAATTTCAACAATAAAGTCAGACGAACAATTGAGCCTAGTTAAGTGACTTACGATATAATGACGGAGTGAGTGGGCGTAAAATGGCTTGTCTAAATAATTATCCCATTTGGTCATCCAACTCTGAATAGTAGATAGTTTTGCTGGAGTACCATCCCTTTTTATAAATAAGTGATTATGCTCCTGATTGTTTTCTAACATAATCTTTTCCCGTTCAATTAACCAAGTTTTATATTTTTCAAGAAAAATATCTTTAATTATGTACTTAAAAAGTTGAGACCCTACCTTAGTTCGACCCTTAGTCTTGATCCTTTTTGTAGTTTCTAAAAATAATCCACCGAAAGCAACATTGTTTTCATTAATCAAATCCACATCAAATCTTAACAGTTCAGAGATTCTTGCACCGCTACCAATAGCCAAGGCTAGTAGACATGCTTCTTGTGGGTTTTCTAATTCATTTTCTAAGTAATTCATCAAACCGTCAATTTCTTCTTCAGTAAATACACTTTTTTCCCTTGCTGGAACTTTTGGCATAGACTCAATTGCTTTAAGGATAACATTTCTAAACTTTGGATAATCTTCATCGTAATATTTCTCAACAAAGTCGGACAACGTACTTAATGTCGATCTCAGCCTTCCAAATCTAGCAGAACCCCATTTTAATTCTTCTACAGCATAAACAAAGAAATCTGAGAATTCAATTTTCTTAATGTCCATAAATAACTTATTTTCGTTATATAATAAATTCCATGTAAAGAAAATATTGAGATCACTTTCATATCCTGTAATAGTTGTATCCGAACATCTTGTATTTTTTTCTTTAATAAATCTTTTCCATAATGCTACATTTTTAGGGTTTATCTTTTCTGTTAATTCATCTGAAGTAATTTTATTTCTAAAAGTTTTTCTAGGCATAATATTATATACACTCCCTTGTAGTAATTTTTATATATATAATCGTTTTCACGTTTCATTCAAACCAAAAAGACCACCGATTCCTATGCCGATGGTCTTGTTCTATATTAATCATTCAAATTTTCAAATAGCGTATCAAATAATTCCTTATCTTCTTCCATTGTTGTATCGCTAAAAATATAATTGCATACATCTCCAAATGGATAATCTGTTTCTGTGGATAGCCCACATTCTTCGAGTATGGTATTAATAATAATATCAACAGGTCTGCCAAGTACTTTATCATAATCTAAACATTTAATATCTTCTATACCTGAATATAGCATTTTTAACGCATCTAATAATTGTATAACTGATTGTTTTTTCATTATATTGCATTCACTCCTTTATTTCTCAATGCCTTCCTTAAAGCATCAATGTGTGTTCCAATACTTCCTAATTCTTCAATTGTGGCTTCAACAAATCCGCCTCTATGATTAGAAGTTAGAGGTTGGATAACCCCGTCTTCAGCCATCCACGGTATATATTCTGAAATATCTTTGCCATATTCATAATGTTGCCCTGTTAATGAATTGCCATGAATCTTATCTGTATCAAAATAAACTTCAATCTCATATCCATTGGCTGTTTTGATTGCTTTACTTCTTGTTATAGAATTCATTAATTCATAAGTTCTTTCATATACTTTTGGACTATATGAATATAATCTTTCATATAAATATTTTCGCAAAGTATCTTCAACTAAAGATGAAACTTCATGCTCTAGTGAGGCTATAATTGCTTTTTCTATATACTTTCCCGTTGAGGAAAGATTGTCAAAAACAGGCATTTTTATTCACCTTCTTCAAAGTCAACCATCACAACATTATCTTCCTCATCAAGTGCAGCCAACTTAGCCCTTAGTTCAGCTTTTTCTTTAGTTCTTTTCTCACGCTGTTCTTGTTTAAGTCTTTCAACTTCTTGTTGTTTTGGAGTTAATTGTTTAGTCTTAATCTTATTGAGTTCTTCTCTAGCTTTTTGTAAAGGCTCAACATTTTGACCACCTAGCATTTTGTCATATTTATCAAGCACAGATTCCCATTTGTCAACACTCATAGTTTCAATTTGTTTTTCAGTCAAGTCGGCAGTATTCATAATATTTGCCAATGAATTTAACTGTGAAATAGCATTGTCAATTTCAATACGCTCTTCATCTAGCATTGTGTTTTGGATTTCAATAAAAACTTCTTTAACTTTGTTCAGTACTGGCATTAACCAAGGTGGAGTATGATTGATCCATTGTTGTAGTTGAAGTTCATCAAGAGTAGATAAATCAAGATTGGTAGTTAATTTAAAAACATCTTTCAATAGTATTGTCGTAGGTACATTGTTCGATATTTCATAAACTCCTTCCTCAACTTCAGTTCTTTCTCTAAAATCCTCAATTAATTCACATAATAACTGATAGTCTGTTTTTTCTTGCCCTTCTTTTAATACATTTGAGGGGTATTTAACAATAATTTCACCTTCCCCAAAATTAAATTTCTTTACTATATTTAGCTCTTCTTGTTTTTCAAATAATTGTTTTGCGTCTAATTGCATTTTCATTCTCCTCTTATATTTTTATAGTTAGTGCTTAAATTTGCACAATAAAATACCCCATAGTTATGAGGCATTCAATCTGTAAATTCTAAATAAATTGTTGTTTTTATCTTATTAAAGTTAAAAAAATAGGCAGTAGAGTCGCATGTATCTCTCTACATTTCGTCTACTGCCTAGTTGTGTTTATTCTATAAATTTTTTAAAGGCAATACCTTTAATGTAAACGGATCTTTCAAGTCACCAATATATGCAACTTGAATATTCCTACCTTTTATTGATAGTTTATTTGATTTATAGAACTTAAAATCTTCTTCTTTTAAATCTAAATAAACATGCATTCTCCAACCGCTAACCATAATGATTACACTATCTTCATACACGTCAATAATTTGAGCTGTAAAAGTTTTAACTTCTTCAATTTTCTCTATAATTTTCTTTTCAGACATTAATAACCCCCTAATTATTCAACTAGAGCATCATCGTAAACTGTTAAGTACCACATATCAGTTGATGTTGCTGCTTTTAAAATTTCCAAAGGCATTGTTAATGTGGCTGGATCACCTTCGGCTGAAAAGTTCATTGACCATTGCTCTTCAAATTTTGCGTTTGGAATTGTTAATTGTGCAGCAAAGTCAGATTTTGTAAATTCGTCTTTCACAAGTACATCTAGTACAAGTTTGAAAGAAGCACCGAATTTATCGGATGTTACTTTAATTCTTGAAGCTGTTTCATCTGTAGTAGCTTTAAAGTAAACTCTGAATAAAGTTCCGTCAGCTTCTGCTCCTGCAAAAAATGTTAATACTTTACCAGAAATCGAAAAGTATTTTTGCCCAGATGCGGGTGTTCCTAATGTATATTCATCACCATTTGTTCCATCTGGGTTTAATTTATATACAGAAGTAATTGCTCCAGTTGGAGTTTTTGTAAGCGTTAATGTATTCGTTGCTATTGCTTGTTTTTCATTAAAGTCTAATACAACTGCACCAGTTGTAATATCATTACCAGTCAACATTGTTAATGCTTGTTTATCAAATATGGCGTCTTCTAAAGTTATCTTACATTCTTTATCAGATGAGAATCCGATTAATTTAGCATTTCCTCTACCACCTCTTGCATAAACTGTCGTTCCAGTAGTTTCTACTCCAGATGTTTTTAATGTTGACAATGTTACGATGGCTTTACCAGTTGTTAAATTAAAAAAAGTTGCCTCTCCACAATCACGGATGGCAAATCTGTTTGGTGTGCTCATAAAGTTATATCCTCCTAATTCATTTTTAGTTTATTCAATTAATGAGCTATATCTTTTAACCCATGTTAATTGTTTCATATTTGTCTTTTTTGCATCTATTGTACCAGCGTAAATGCCAGCCATTGTGTTGTCATAGTTATCCACAATTTCCAATCTATAATAAGCATCATATAATTGAAAAACAGTTAAATTAAAAACATCAAAAATGTTTGTATTAGTTGATTTCCATGCAACACCACTAATAATACTGATTAGTGTTACATCTTCACCTTGGTTCTTTTTAATCCGATCAAGTTCTTTATTTTTCTTTTTAATCTTTTCAATTAACTCTCTAGCCTTATCATTAAACGGATTATATTCTTGTTCTTTTTCAAATTGTATGCAATACATTTTTCTAAGAAGTTTAGCTATTTTATCGTAGTTATATCTTGTAATCCAAGCTAAATTATCATCATATCGAATCTCGATGTTCTGATTTTCTTCAATAAAAAAAACACTTTCATGCTTTAATATTTTTTTTAAAAAAGCAATTAACAGTGTCATTAGGTTTGAATCTGATATAAAGATATCGAAATTCTCAATTTGGTCTAACACATCTTTTGGAGCTTCTGATAACATTGATTTATCTACGCCAAGAACACGTAGTAATCTGGAATACTCATCATAACCAATATCATCTACAATTTCCTTGAGTGTAAGTGGTTTAATTTTTATACCTTCTATAATAACTTCAGAGCCTTTTAAAAGTCTAATTTCTAATTCTTCATCGCTCATAATTTATCACCCACATCACCCCTTAAAATCAATATTTTCAAATATCATCCTGTATGCAATATAATTAGTCAATCCAGTTAATTCAGTTACGCTTTCCAAACGCAAACCAAAACCCAATGTTTTATTTTCATTCAGAAGGTTATCTAATAAATCAACAAGTGCAAATATTCTAGATCCATCTGTTATCATTTTTAAACTATCATGTACTAATATGTATACTTCAATTTTTGTGGCACGATATATTCTGTTAATTTTTTTAATATTACCAAAGGCAATATTTATATATGTTTTTACTTCAGTTTTAATTGTTGGGTCATATCGATATGTATTGATTCTATCGTGTATATATTGTTCTGGATTTATTATAGGGCCAAGAGATTGTGCAATAGCTACATCATTAACTACAAGTTTCATTATTTCTTCATTATGAATAATCAAGTCTATTATTTTGTTCATATCTTGATTTAATGCCATTCCTCAATCCCTCCCCTAGAATAAACTCTTAATCATTATTATTTTCTCTACCAAAACACTCTCATCATCAACCATTGTGCATTTCAGTCTAACAGTGCCAGTTTTATATGTATTATTAGCCTTTAAAACACATGATTTATCGACAATTGTACTTGTGGTAATCAATGAATTAGTATCTGTGAGCGTCCAAGTTACATCATTTGTTACTTCAACACCATCTTGGAATACTTTAGCAATATAAGTAGCCTGTGACCCATTTGCAATAATTGAATCCTGTCCAGTAATTGTGATACTATATCCATCATCAGTTGGATCATTAGGTTCAACATAATTTGCGATATTGAGGTCGAGTCTATCAGTTGCTTGTTTTTCAGATTTCACACACTTAAATTCTATCAAACCTTTTTTCTGGGACTTATTAATGCTTCTAACTTCCCATATTCCATTTTCATAATTATCAAAAATAAACCTCTTGTTAAGAGGTATTTGAGATGTAGCCATGTTGTTTTGGACAGTTATTAATCCAACCTCATCACCGTAGGGAAAAAGTTTCCCACTGTCAGTTCCATCACTATTGACGGAGATTGATTGTTCAAATATACATGGATAAGTGTAAATAATACCATCAATCTGAAAAGGTAGTGTTTGATTGCATTTTTGAACCTTACAATACTTGCTTATTTGATTGATGTCTATTTCACTTATTACAATCCATGTGCCATCTTCAATATTTTCAAATCCAACCCTTTTAACGTCAGAAACAACACTTCCTCGGTTGATGATAGTATCTAAATCGCAAGTCACTATCCTTTGTTCATATCTTTCATTATACTCATTTGATGATACTTGAAATAAAATTTTGGCATCAACACTATCAATTTTACAACTGGCAGAATCCAAGCTATTTAACTGATCATTTAAAACTTTCTTACCACTAGAGATTATGTAATCTTCAATTTTGGGGAATACGTCATTGTATAATTTCACGCAATCACCCCTATTCCATTATTGTACTATTATCAGAACGAAAGATAATCATATCAATTTCTTCTTCTTCATATGCAATCAATTCTCTAATGGCTTTAAGTTGATCCCCAACATTCTTCACGCCTATTTCTTTAGTAAAGGGTGATAGTGTTGAAGATTTATAAATCAACATATTTTGAAGAAGTATGAATTTCAAAATGTGTGCCAATACTAACATTTCATTATTTGTAAGTGCTCTACTTACTGTTTCTGTAGCATCGTCAGCTACCAACGCATCTTCCATTTTATTATTAAAATGAGCAACACCATTTTTAATTACTTCCCATTGACCTTCTACGGTATTTGGTAATGATAGTTGGTCAACCGATATGTTGTTAATAAAAAACCGATAGATTTCATCATAGGTTGTATTCATCTATCATACCTACCTTTCATAATTATTCTTCGTCATCGGCAAAATCAATTTCATATCCAGCCCATTCATTTAAAAATTTTCTTTTTGCTGCACTATCAAGTTTTATTTCTTTGGCAACGTTTATAATAAATGTTTTTTCTGATTTTTCAGTAATTTTTTCAAGTTTTGCTTTCATAGAATTTGTATTAGAATTGAGAATTTCTTCGATTTCAGTTCTTGTGTGAATATTATTGTTAATCTCTTCAAGTTCTTCTTCTAATAAAGATTCTTTTAATTCTTTTTTAGCTTCTTCATTACAAACAACAAGTTCTCCAGATAATAAAGTAGTTGTTGCCATAAACAACCAATCGTATGTTTCTTGAGGTACTTCATGGCTGTCAATCTTCTTTGCTGTAGCACCTGACCATTTATATGATTTGTTGGTTTTTGGACAATTCACAGTGAATGGGGTATTTCTAAGTCTTTGTAGGGCAATTTTTTTCTCCATCATTTAATCTCTCCTTATATTTTTATTAATAAAGGTGGCATATTTCAGCCACCTAATTATTATTTATAAACTTAACGCGGTATCTTTAAGATATCCAATTAACTCTCCATAAACTAATACGATGCAAGCATCTTGAGCAATTTTAAGTTTAATTCTTTCATCTTCAATATCTGTTTCGGTCATTTGTCTCATTCCGCCATACTCAACAACTTCAAATGGCTTATTAGCTCCCTCACTCGCTAACATATAACCCTCTTGTACATTTAGTTCAACAGTTGAGTTAGTTGCATCCAAGAATGGATTTACTAAATTTACAGCAACAGATCTGCCAACTTGAGTAATATTTAAAGATGAAAGCAATTCGCTTTTTAATGTTTCAGGAATTATTTTACCAATTGTAACATCAGAAACTTGTTTCATTGCTAAATCGTCAATCATTAATGTATCCGCTACTAAAATTGGTCTTCCGCCATATCTAGATAAACGTGAAACTAATTTATTGTAGTCAGTAATTGAATTATTAGAACCGCTTATAACATTGTTTTCAGGGATTGTAGTTGCGGTTACGGCAGCAGCAGTTAATTTACTAATGTTATCCATATATAATCTGATTTTAGCATCTGCTAGGTCGTTAACTAATTTTCTGAAATTTTCAACTGAATCATTTACAAGATCAAGTGGCTCATAATAAAAACCAGCAGTAAATGTTTGTGGGGTAGCAAAGATTGGCTTAGAACCAGCCACTCTAATTAAATCAACTCCAGAACCGTTTGCTGACCACATAACTTTTGCCTTGATTCTATTCGGCTTTTTGATTTGTTTTACATCTCCTCTGGTTGCAGTAGATGTATTTGCTAAAATTCCGATAAGTTGAGTAACTTTTGGTTTAGCAACTTCATCAGCCATTTCAAGCACGAGATTGTTAAAATCATGTAGCATTGCTGGATTGGGTGTTTTACCACCATCTCCAAATACTTTTTGACATATTTCCTTAATAGTGTCAGAATCGTGTAAGTTTGTTTCAGCATCAACTGCCATTTCATCTTTATAAACACGATTAAATAACTTTTTCATTTCTGTTAAATTCATCTATGTAATCCTCCTAAGATAATTGTTTGATTTTTAATTACGCTTGATACATTAATCTAATTGTTGATTTAGTAAAATTACCCGCACAATCAGTTTCGTCACCAACTACCAAATATTTATTTCCAGCAGTTGCGTAGTCTGCATGAGCTGAACTAGCATCTGAGACGATAAATTTTTTAGTTGTAGGGTCGAAATGTGCTACATTGCCATTAATGATAGTTGTAAGCTCAGTGTTTTTAGTAAATGCTGAAGTTTCAAATCTTGTATATCCATCTTCTTGAACTACCAATCTAGCTCTATCCCCTATTGCATTGTAGAAATGATCAATTTCTTCGTTTAAATAACGTTGTTCTGGTGTAGCTACTAAATAACCTTTATTAGTTACTATTGCTAATTGTTTACATTCTTGTTCCCCGTCTGTATTAAATCCAGATAGTTCAACAATTGTAAAATTATCCACGTCAGCAGTTTCAACAATAGCACCTTTAGCCAATGTTTTAACCTTTAGCCCATTTAAAGAACCAACTGCATGAATTCCTTCAGTTTTTAAAGCAGTTAATATTGTACTTGCCATAATATAGTATCCTCCTAAAATTAATTAAAATATTTTGATGCAACCGTCTTAGGTTGTTCAGGTATTAAGTTGCTCATTGATTTACCCATAATTGGTTTTTCTTTTGAACTTTGATTTGTTGATTTTGCAGTAGGGATAAGGTCAACAATCATATTGTTTAATGATAATTGTGCTTCTACATCATTAAGAGATTCTTTGATTAGAGACTGAACTTCTTCACTTTCAAATTTTTCAAGAGCATTTACACTTTCAAATTTAGTTTTGTAGTTTTCCAATGCTTGATTTAACTTCTTTTCGGTTTCTTCTTGCTCATATTTTTCAGCAATTGAATTTAATGAAAAAATAGTCTCATTTGCAGTACCAAGTTCACCAGTTAAGCCTTCAACTTTTTCATTGAGTTCATTAACTGATTTTTCTAATTCTTCAATCTTTGTTTCTTTTTCAGAAATTGATGTTTCAAGTTGATTTTTCGATTCAATCCAATCAACTGATTTTTCAACTTTTACTTTTGCGTTTGGGTCAAATACCATTTCATCGTTTTCATCAATTGAATATTCAATTTTGTAATACTCATAACCATTACCTGTCCACATTTCATAGACAAAATATGTTTGATAAATGTTGTAATCACTTATCCACATTTTGTTAAATTCATCTGCTGTCATAATTTTTGAAAACACTTCATATATTTTTGAAGCAATTTTGCCAACAGATAACTCATTTATGGATTTTGTTAATTCCATATTGTCAATACCTCCTGTTTCTTGATTTTTATTGTTCTCCAAGGCTTTATTCCAAGACTTTTTCATATTCATACTCAATAATTGAGAATTTGAATAAGCCCCATCAATGACCTTTGATTCTCCCCGTTCTGCTGAATTTAAAATACAATGTGCAGAAAATACTACGGGACTTTGAATATATTCAATACCATCACGAAAATCATAATTAGCGTAATAGTACTCAACACTAGAATTAATTTGAATTCCGCCGTCAATCCATTCTTGCAATAACTCAATCACATCTGGATATTTTTCAACGTGAAAAACTCCATCACACATTAATGATGGAGTTCCATTGTAATCTTCTATATAGCCGCCAGTTGTAAAATGACCAATTGTTTCAGTATCGGAGGTTAAAGTAATTTCGCCATGTCTATCTGTTGACAAGTACTGTTCGTGATCTCCTAAATAATCATCATTACCATCCTGAATAGGATAGTATTTAGCAACAATTGGTTTATCTTTTAATGTGTGCATGTTTTCACGGATAATGTCTTCTGACATAACTTGTCCATTACCAGATAGTTCAGTATCCATAATTAAGAATTTACATCTCTTTAAGGTGAAATCTAATTCATCATCCTGAACACTATTGATTAGCTTTAACAATAAGCTACCTTGTTTTCCCATTTATTAAATTTCACCCCTTTTTATTAATGGATTTTAAAATTTCTTCGTCATTCATATTGATATAACTTTCTAAAGGTAGAAGTAATTTTTTACCATCTTGACACACAACTATATTATTTTTGCTTCTTAAAATTAAAGTTTTCATAATTGACCCCCTAACCGCTAGGAGATGGACTGTTGTTTCCACCATTACCTTTTGTAGTTATTGTTGAGTCGTTATTTGGGTCACTGTCATTCGGAGCACCACCATTGCCATTTTCTTTTCCAGTTGATGTATAGGCACTTGAATAAGGTCTAATTCTTGTTGGTAGTTTTAAAGTTTCTTGTTCATAGAGAGTATCTTCTATAAATTGTTCATAATCGACACCTTCAATTTCATCAACAACGGCTTTCATGCTTGTGCCAAATGAAGCGTTAAGTTTTGATAAATTTTCAACTTTCTTTTCGGTTGATAATGGTTTTGATTTATCATACTCAATAGAATAAATATCCCTATACTTGTTAGGTAATATGATATTTATAAGTTTTTGATAAACTTCTGACTCTATTTGTTCAAGGATAGCTCCAATTTTCCGATACATAATTTCAAGTGTTAAATTTCCACTGCTGTAATTGGCAGTTCCGTTAATCGTGCTCATTACACCACTTGATGATGCATTAATATCCGAATCAAGACTTTTAAATTTTTCTGGATTTAAACCATCTGTCTTAATATCAGGAAATACCAAGCTTGCCCATTGGGGTATACCAATTACCGTGATTCCAGTAGCGGTTTGATTTCTTTCTAATCCACGCTTAACCTCTTGATATGTAACCTTTTTCTTGCCTTTTAAATTTGCCTCATCATATTTTTCATTCCCAAGTGTTAATACAGCAACGCTATTAATTACCTTGTTTGCAATAGACTTTTCTAAATTTCTTAGTTTTTCTTTGTGCAATATATCAACAAAAGATTGTGTTGCCCAAGGAATGCCAAATCTTTGATTGACATTTAATGTATGTGTCCTTAGACAGACGCTTCTATCATAAGGCAATTCAATATATCTAACTTCGTCTTGGTTTTGTGTATATCTTTTGTAATCATTTTCAGTTACATAAGGACTTAATGTTTCAAAAACATATTTTCTTTGAATTTCATTCATACCATCAAACCATTTTAAATCTAGCCAGATAACCCATCCATTATCTTCAGAGCTTCTGATAGCAGGAAATATATATTTCAAATCATCAAATACATATAGAAATGGCTTTTTAGAAGTTCCAACCCATAATCCACACAACGTACCACTTCCAATTAATTGTGTTATTAATTCTCTTGTTAATGGTCTATGTTTAGTTGTTTTTATAGTTTTGTTGATTTTGCTGATATTAGATTTATAGTTATCGTCATGTTCTAAAGACTTTATTTTGTAATTTAAACTTGGTAATACACTAGTCAAATCATAGTGCTGAAATACACTTGGATTAGATATATAAGCATAAGCAGTAAATTTTTCTAAATCTTCTATATAATTATCAGGATTGGCTAACCATCTTTGAACAGTTGCTTCATCGACTGATTTTATAATTCCATCTTGAAAAATCTGGCTTTGAAATGTTCCAAATACATCTTCATTGGCTTTTTGTAAATACTCATTAACAGACTTTTCAAAATCTTCTTGTTCTAAAATAGGCAATTATCATCATCCTCCTTTCTCATAGGATTGATCCTTAGTAAAAGACTAATTCTTCATCGTCAAAATCGTCATCATCTTGATACAAGTCTTTAGCTAGTAATTTTGCTAAATAATTAGCGTACATTAATGAAGAAGCCCTATCTTTTCTTTTACCTTTTGGTTCTTTTAGCTTTATGTATCCACCAATAATCTCATATTCAAGATTAACTAATTCGTTTATCAATGCACTGGTTTGCATATATGGTTTCACATACATTGCTAAATCATTAACATCATTAGTTTTATATATTGTCGAAATATGGTCTTTTGCTTCAATTTCATTTACTAAAAAATGAATATTTTCTTTTTCTAAATCAGATCTTAAAGTAGTAGCAATCTCATGATTTAGTGATTGACTGCCTTTTATACTAAATATTACAGGCAATGGATTTTTGCCCAAAGCTCTTTCTCTCATGACATCATCGTTGTATGCACACCATGATCCATATTCAACATCACGTTCTTCATCATATAATACCTTGGAACAATCGTCATAAAGAGACATACCATTACCATGACAGTCCATTGCTACATAAGACGCTTGAAAATCTTCAAATAATTGTTTTAATCTAATTGCTTGTAAACTTGTATGCTGTCCAACAATTGATTCTATATAAACAACTTGTTTTATATATTTTTTACCGCTAGGTAAAAGTCTGACACACGTAAAAACACTGGCATCGTTTTGAGTACCAGCCATAAGAGCAACGTCAACTCCAATAATTCTGATTTCGCCATCTCTTAATTTTTCTTTTTTCTTTTTAGATCCGATATAATCAATATTTTTAATGGGGTAGAATGCTTTTTTTAATTTTCTGTTTTTTTCTATTTCAGCTAATTTAAAATATGCCTTTTCACTTTCTCCGAAAAATAAGCATTCCATCTCTATCGACCATGCTATTTCATCAAAGTCATCTTCAGACATTTCATCTTTAACCTGTTCCTCATTTAGCAAACCTTCTGCAATAGAAAGTTGATAGGGAAGCCCACACAAAAAGTATTTTTTACCATTTAGAAAATTTTTTTTATATGCTTTGAATTTATCCCAAGACCAATGATGTTTATACCAAGCAGAAGAAAGATAAATTTCTTTATTTCTCTCTTGCATATGTTTGTACTCTTTTTTAGATAAATAAGCGGGCTGTCTTGGAGTACCTAAAAATCTTCTTAATACTTTATTGATAATGTTTAAGTCAATAATTCGATGTTCGTCATATATATTAATATTTGATCTAGCCGACCTAGCCTTTTCGTTAGATGCAACAACTTTTATCCAACTTCCATTATGAAATGTTACATTAGCTTTATCGCTATTCATACTAGTAGAAATATCTGCAATCTCCCTAGCCAAATTAGGTGACTTAGCCATTATTTCTGGTATTTTCTCTGTGACTATTTTCATTGCCTGACCTTTAGAACCGCTGGCTACTACGATCTTTACTGAAGGATACAATATGGCGTAACAAACACAAAAAACAGCCGTCAACCAAGTTTTACCTTGTGATCTGGCTGCAAAATACTGAACATAATTATTATGAAACATTACATATAGTAATATTTGTTGAAATATTTTTAAGTTTAACCCCAAATATTCCTTGGCAAACCTTTGAGGGTTAGCCCTATAAAAACTTGCCCATGTACCCACTCCTTGAGTTAATCTATCAGACTTGGATAAATTCTCAGTAGATTTATTGAAGTTTCTATTTTTTTTAAATAAATTTATTCCTTTTGATGCCTTATTTCTATCAACCTGAAATTTTTTTTCTGCCATTATTCATCACCAATCTCTTCGATTTCCTCAACTGATGTTTCATCTGTTGGTGACTTTACCCTATATTTTTGCATTTCAGTTTCATACATCAAGGAATATTCATTTACTATACCAAGCATCTTACATAAATGTCCTAAAAACCAAATACTAATATATCTTCCAATACCATCAACATCTTTCCATTCTTCCTCTGGTTCGGGAATGGGCTTTTCATTTTCATACTTCTTAATAAGAACACCAAAAGTTGCTTGTTCTGTTGCATTAGCACCAGTTTCTTGAACTGGCTTTATGTTTGCTGCACCAAGTATGTCTTGCAAATTCTTTAAATTCTTACTAACATCTTGCCTCATAGTTCTTTTATTTCTTATTTCAAGACTTTCAAACGCAGCCTGTTGCAATAATTCTTCCATAGTTGGTGTTTCACATTCATATGTATCAGTATATCTTCTATACTTTTCCGTTAAATATACATACTCATCATTGCTCAAACCCTGACCCCAAAACAACTGCATTTCTCTAAAATCATCAGTATCTTCATCTATATACTTGCTTACACCAATCACACAATCGCCATCTGTATTTGCCATGTTCCGATATTGAGGCATTGCAATAATTCTGAAATAATGTCCAGTAATACCTCTATCATCAATTTTTTGTGTCTTTTTATCTTTAGCTGATTCCTTAGATTGTTCTAAAATATTATTTAAAAATGGTTTGTCCATCATAATTAAAACTCTTTGAAATTTTAATAATTCGAATTCACCATTTGAATTTAAACTAAGATCGGCTACGCATTTTTTACACAATGATGTTCTTTTGTTGTTTTTAAAGAATACTGAATCTGACAAGTAAAACTTTGATTCAAGTGTAGATTTTGTAGCTGACTCCCCACAACAGGTACAAACATGTATAATTTCACTCGCCACTTTTCTCAACTCCTATTTATATATTTAGTTATTAATTTTTAAAACAAAAAGAACCGCCCCATTTACACGAAGACGGTTCTGACCCCATTAAGAGGTTATTGAATGCTTACGCATCCGAAGGAGAGGAGAAATATGAAGAAAACTGCCATCCCAAGCTGATAAAATCAACTTTTCGCCCAAATGATGCCATTCCCTAAACCATAGAATCCTTCATATTCTCTCCTGATAAATGTGTGAATTTATTTGAATTTCATATTAATTAAAATATCATCATCACCATCAAACATAAAAACAAACCCATGAGTATATGGTCTTAGTTCATTACATACTCTAGAAATCATTTTATATCCAATTCCAGTTATTTTTTCAGCCTCTCTGGCAGATTCATATTTGGCAATAAAATTCCCATTTAGATCATATTGTAAAATTGGTTTTCGTGTTCTACCAGAAGCTTTCTTATATTCTGGAAACTTAATGTCCGATGTTAGATGAGCCCAAGTATTATGATTATATATATCCCATATTGTAGATTGATTAATATTATACTCTCTTGCGATATCAACCATATATTCTTTATTCAATAATTTTTCAATAATTTCAATAACCATTTTTTCGGTTAATATGGAGTTTGATGATGTTTCTCCTTTATTTTTTCTTTGTATGAACGTATAACCTCTAGTGACTTCACAATATTGCTCTTTAAAATATATCTGATAAATAGTTCGTTGACTCACATTGGTCTTTGCTGCTATTTTGGGAATTGAAATATTTGTATTGCATAAAAAATATATTATTGCGTTAAATTGTTTTTGCGATATTTTTCTTTTTCCATTCTTTATATCTTCGTATGTAGTTGGTTTTGAAACATAACATATTGAGTTATCACTAATGTTATATCCAAATTCTTTATTATAAGTTTTGAATAAATCCATATATTTTTGTTCTACTTGAAACGCTTCATTTCGGTTATTATTTATCTCAACTTCAATGATATAAAATATAAAATTTTCTTTACCATATTTATTCCAAGCATTCTGTAAAAGATAATTTTCGTGTCTAAGATTATTTAGAGCACTTTTATGATCTTCAAACCGTTTATAAATATTTAAACTACTCCCAATATATTTTTTACCATTTACCAAATTTTCTATGCAATACACTCCACATATCTTTTCTTTAGCCATAGTACAACCTCTTTCTATTATTTTTTTTACATAATAAAAAGAGGTGGCAAGTAATTATCTCGCAAACCTCTTTAATTCTTATTCCAAAACAAAATCGTAATGAATACGATTTTTACCTTGAATAACAACCATTTTTCCACCCGCACAAGCAGATTTTTTAAGTTTTATAGCATATTCGTCAACTCCGCAAATACTAGGGAATTGAACATAATCAATATTACCAAATTCGTTTTTTGCAACAGTACCAACACTATTACTATGTAAATGACCAGTAATAAACATGTTTGGTCTAATATTATAAATCATTGTGTAATCTTTAATTGATTGTTCAAGATTCTTTTCATTCTGACCATGAGTTGCCAGTATAGTAATATCACCAATTTCAACATGTACTATATTTTCACAACCGCAGAATTCAATATTTGGATTGTCTCTCAACAAAACCTTCATAAATTCATACATTACACGTTCCATATTTTCATTAGCAAATTCACCTGATTTGCTTGCCAAAGGTCGTATTTCTGAATGATTGCCCCATACAGTATTGAGTTTAATCTTTACGTGTTTGCTTAATTCATTGATCCAATTAGCCATAAAATACGCGAACTTTATTGAACTATCAACTATACCGTACTTCAATGACATTAATTGTGAAAATCTCAATATACCATCAATATCATCTGATAAACCAAATAAATAAAGCACATCTATTTCCTCTTTATTGAGAGTATAAATATAATGTGCTAATAATTGACTCATTCTATCTTCAAATATTTTTGGATTGTAAAGATTTACGTATTCATTGTTAAAGCCCTTTATTAAAATCTCTTTCCCATAATGTGCATCAGCCCAGGCAGCCAAAGCATATTTCTTTTCTTGATTAATTATTTTTTTAGGTATTTCCAATAGTTGCAGTTCAGAAAAAGCATTAATAACTTGTTCTATAAACATATCATTTCTTGCATCTGTTCTTAGCATTTCACGTAGTTCAAGTTTCTCTGTTTGAATCTTAATACGTTCTTTCTCAAGTTCTCTTTTTTTAATATCTAACTCTTTAAGAATTTCATCTTCAGTAATATATGTTACATTATCATTACCAATAGCTTCTATTAATTTCTCGATTCCATAAAACATACGCCTTGCAACGTCCGAAGAGTATTCTTGTCCAAAGCATAACAATGACCATTCAGAATAATCTATATCTATAGACTTATCTCTTTTAATTTCTGTAATTCGTTTTATGTATTCATACTTACTTTCATTCTCTTTTCTCTTTAGATTTTCTGTCATTTAACATTCTCCTTGTAATCTCTCTATTTATATATTTTATTTTTTGCAACAAAAAACACCTACGTAAGTAGATGTTTAAGCACAAGACGAGCTTCGAACTCGCAGCATCCTGATTGGAAGTCAGGAACTCTATCCAGTTGAGTTACTTGTGCATAGGGTAGACAAGACGCATCCTGTCTACTTAAAACAATAATAAAGGACGGTAGAATAACAATTCTCTTCTAGAACACCGTCAAGTCCAGCTAGTTCAGTAGCTCTAGCAAGCTAACTATATTTAAAATAGAGCGATGGTCACAAATGGATATCACCACTCTTGCAAACTTTATAGTTGAGTTTTCTAATTATTACTTGAAAGATAGAATATTAGTTAATGGAAATATTTCTATTAACTAACCCACTAATGGAATATTTGGATTCAGGCATTACCCTTGCATTCCTATGGTAAAATCAAATGAATTTTTACATTCATAATTATTCTTCACCTTCCGTATCTTTACTAGCTTCAGCCATATCCTCTTGACTAGTCTCCGTCACGTTCAATGTTACGTACTTATCAACAAAATCACCAAAGAATGTAGCAAATTCAATAATTTCACCTGTGTCTTCATCTAGAAATCCGTTTTCCTTGACTTGGATACATGTTTTAGGTTTTGTTTTCTTAACTAAGGTTTGTTTCTTAATAAATTGAATAGCCATAAATTATTTCTCACCTCTGATTTTTTCTTTTAAACTTCTACCAACCTTAAAACTCACATTTTTAGTTGGTTCAATTTTCATCGGTTCTTTGGTTTGGGGGTTGACCCCAATTCTGCCCTTTCTTTCTTTTGCTTCGAATGTCCCAAATCCCCATAATTCAATTTTTTCTTCATTGGCAAGGGTGTCTCCGATAGTTTCAAGAATACCATCTAGTACTTTACCAATGTCTTGTTTTTTCATTCCTATTTTTGATGCAGTAGCATCTATTAATCCTTTTTTGTTTATTTTCCTCAACTCCTATATATGTATTGTTTACAATGTAATTGTCGTAGATTTATTAACTGCAATTACTTGACCTGTATTTAATTTTTCTGATTTTCTTTGTTCTAACCTTCCCTTAAATCCAATTTTAGCGTCCATATTTCCATGAACTAATGCAATTTTTTGAGTTTTAATATCGCTTAAATAGTCCAACAATTCGTCATGTTGCATATGACTCGAAAATGACCTTAAATATGTAATATTGGCTTTATTCTTTACAATTTTCCCACCAATAGTAAGAGTTTTTTGACCGTTTAGGTTTTGTATTTTCCAACCAAGAGTTCCTTCGGCACAATACCCAATTAACACAATATGGTTGAGTTCACTAGGAAGTAGATTTTTCAAGTGAACCTGACTCCTTCCCGCATTTAACATACCGCTGCAAGATAGTATTATCTTGGGTTGTTTATCTGCCATAGCCGATTTGCTCTCGTCAGTTTCAGAACAAAACTTAACATTTTTCCATGAAATCATTTTTTCAAATATTTCTAATTCTTCATCTTCTAGTGTATCTTTATAAGTATTAAAAATCTTACACATTAATGGGGAATCAACAACAATTGGGATATTAAAGTTTTCATCTTTGCCATAAATATCATAAAGTATCTTCAATATATGTTGGCTTCTATCAAGTGCAAACACAGGAATTAAAACATTCCCTTTATTCTGAAAACAAGTTTGATAAATAATAGCTTTAATTTTTTCTATGTCTTTTTCAAAATTCTTTTTATTTCCTTGTTTTCTCTTATTATCGGCGTATGTACATTCACTGATGACTAAATCAGCATATTTAACTGGTTTAAATTTTTGAGTAAATGGTTTATTGAGTAATGAATTTCCTAAATCTGAAGTATATAGTATTGATTTTGTGGTTTCATTTTGTTTAATAAATAATTCAGTCTGACAAGAATTAATTATGTGTCCACTAGGAGTAAATATAAAACTAATATTATCATTGAGTTTATATTTAATATCCGTATCAAATTCATCTATGAAACCCAACATATAATCAACATCATCTTTTTCATAAATTGGAGTGTAGTTATTATCATGTTTTCTATTTAATGTAATACAATCATTATTTAAAATGTGAGCACAATCATATAGTAACTCTTTCATAAATGGAGTAGAGCCTTTGGATACGATTATCCTAGCTTTACAACCTAGTGCGTATAATCTCGGCAAAGCTCCGATGTGATCAATATGGGTGTGTCCAACAAATATGTAATCAATCTCTGAAGGTTTAAATGGCAATCTTCTAGAATTAATTTTATAATCAACTTTTAAATTATTGCTTTGATATAATCCAAACTCAAATAATATTTTTTCATTGGTGGTTTCTACGAGCGTTGAGCTTCCTGTTACCGACTCTGCATTCATTCCAACAAACGAAACTTTAACCTTGTCTTGTTTTTTAGCCATGTAATCGCTCCAATATTTGTATTGTAGTATATGTGTATTGTTTATAAATAAAAAATTAAAATAAGGGTACAAATTAATGTACCCTGTTATGAGGCACAAATATCTCTTAGATTTGTAAATTAGACTATTTATTCCCTTAAATACCATTAAGGAATTGCGTGATAATTATGCGACAAACTCAAAATTTCTGAATAAAATATTGAATTATGAAAATTAAATGTGTGATAATTATGCGACAAACTCAAAATTTCTAAATGTCCACAGATTACATATTTTTACGATATTCTCTTTGTTTTTTTGTTTTATAGTCTCTCCTTTTTTTATTAAAGCACGAAGTACAATATTTAATCCTATTATTTGTTTTCCTAATTATTTGCCCACATTCTATGCACTCACCATAATCAAGCTCAATATTATTATTTATATTTTCTACTATAATATCCCCAAAGCTAGACCAAAGAGTTGTTTTATAATTACTTTTCTTTTCCTCATATAGAAACTTAACAAGAACATCGGTTACATAATAAATATCACTATTAACTTCTAGTATCTGATTTCTAATATCTCGATATAAAAACATGGTGTCATCAGTTGATTCTTCATCTTGAACATTCATAGATATAAATCTCTTATTTAAATCTAGTTCGGTATATTTTTCAATTATTTGCCTAGCTTTTTTATTTAATTCAATATTTTTATTTCTCATTAAATTAGTGTAGCTAAACTCACCAATATCTTCATTCCTAAATTTTAATCGTGGGTTTGGGATTATGGTATGTAATCTATTTACCGTACTATTATTAATTTTTTCGACTTTATTAATATCTTTATCTTTTGCATAAATAAAAAAATGAGGTGTTTTCGATTTAGTGTAATTAGTAATTAATTTTTTCTTGTTTTGAGGACGTTTTGGTTTATACAGTGTTTTTGCGTAATCAATCGTGAAATTATTTTCCATACATAGCAATTTAACAACATCAAGATTCACATTTTCACTGTTCCATATTTTAGTAATATCATTACTTATTATACCTATATTTCCTCCCGTATAAGCTGTTTTTAATCCAGTATAAATATTTGTATTATCTATAATCTCTGCTCCTGCTTTTCTCATATTATAATAGAGTGGAACAATGTCTTTCATATTTCTTTCTGCAACATTAATAATAGTTTTATCTGAACATATAAGTGATTTATCCCCATCATTATCAAATTGTAAGATTTTACTGATCGGATCATGGCAACTAGTATAAAGTCCTTTGGATATAAACCACTTCATTTTTTTCTCATCAACGATATTAGTTCTGACGGCATGCTCCAAAAATAAATGTGGGCTACGTAAACAATCTAGTTGTTTTTCGTTTTCATATAACCTACAAAAGACCTCTCCGTTCCCTAAGAGTCCTTTGGGATTTTTATCACCTAAAAACAAATATTCACAAAATGCGTATAAATCTGGAATTATAAAAGTATAAACTCCATTAATAAACAATCTTCCAGAACGCCCATCTTTAACTAGGCTTTTTTTTACTTGTTTTAACACTTCTTTGCTATATGTATCGCTTAATAATTCTGGATAAATATATAATGCCTGTTGTAAATAATTTTTATTGTAATTTGCTTTTGTAGCCCCCAACACTTTTAACATTGTTTTTAAGTTAGTGCTTAATTTATATATATCATTTTTTGTTTCTCTTGCAACTTTTTTTAATTCTTCATCCGTCATATCTATTAGTGTCTGAAGCATTTGATAGTTGATTTTGGCATTATTAAATTCTTCATCTTCTTCATTGCATATCCCAACTTGACAATTATATTTCTTAAAATTATGTATATAATCATCCCAACTCTCATAAAAATTGTGCATTTTAAATTGACTTTTTGTGAATATATATTTAATGCCTTCTTTTAAAACATCATGTTCTTTTCCATAGATGTCTTTAATAATTCCGCAACTATTATTGTCAAGTGCTCTTTGCTCTTTTATAAATTTATCAAAAGGATGAACTACCATAAGACCTTTTACCCAAGGTAGTCTTATCATGGTAGTTTTGCCATTCAACATCATTCCGCACCCATCTGTATGACAAATAGGTATATCCATTTCTTTTCTTGTTATCTCATAAGTTTCATCATCAATAAAATCAACTGTACTTTTTACAAACGTTTCAAAATCATCAACTACAATAGATTTAGTTATGTCAAAGTCATCCCATAAATCAGTTGCACTGTTGGAGAGGGCTAAATATGCTAAATATTTATTAACATTCATACCACCCTTTGAATTAATAATATCTAAGGTTAATCCACAGGTTATTGTTTTAATATGTTTTGTATATGTAGACTCTTTAATAAAAACAGTCTTCTTGGTTCTTATTTGACCTGCACTAGCCGTTAGGCAAACATATTTATTCCCATTAAATATAAATCCATATAAAATCAAATCTTCCACTACATCAAAAAAATAGGTTTGTACAACAATTAATTCATCTGACAATTCATTTTCATTTAAACCAATTGTTCTTGTCAGGGCAGAATCAAAAACTGATATAATATTGCTCTTTTTTATTTTGTCCCCATTAAGTATTCTAATATCTTTCTTTTGTTTAGATACTTTGAATTCTTCATATAATAGTTTTTTGTTTTTTTTAACAAGTTTATTGCATCTAGATAAATAATTATTATATTTATCAGCAGGAGTTTTCTTGTTTTTCTTTTCGATTTTTTTTCTTAAATAATATAATTTATTTAATCTTTCTTGAATTATAGATTCATTTTTATTGTAAAATGTACTTGTATCCACACTATAAATGAAAATTTGTTTGTTTAAGCTAATAGTGAATCACCTCTGTTATGTTTAGTTATAAGTATTTTTGATAGATTATTGTCTATGTATTCATAGTACCAATCTCTATTTGTGAAATTTTTTCTGTCTTCATTTGAGCTTGTTCTATATTCAAGTCTAAATAAATTAATATTATGTATTTTGCAATATTCATCTTTTTTAATATCTCTTTCTCTTGCCTTTATGCGTTTAAGTTGCTTGTGATTTTGTCGATGTTCATCATCATCAACTTCTATTAATTGGATTAAATTGAAATCTTTATCTAATATAGCAAAATCATATTTGAGTTTTTCTTTATTATTGCCAAGTAAATCATCGAATGTGTGCTGAACCCTAACAATACAACCTTTTTCAATTAAATAATCGTAAACAACCTTTTCAGAATAAGGCAAATTACAAATTGGACACCATCTACCTTTTTTAATATTTAACGGCATTATGTCCCAAATATAATTATGTTTATTACACATCACTCTGACTGGATCACATGCTCTAACATATGAAGTTAATAAGCTTCCATTTTTACTTTTGATTATTTCATCTATTTCTTCTTGAAAATTTCCTTTTCTACCACAACAATACGGACACCATTGAGGTTTATTTACCAAACTATCAGCAGATGAAAAGAAGTTCGGATGGTCGGGATTCCCACAGCTAACCTCATATATATCTTTTGCTCTAGTCCATTGTTCTGTAATTAACTTTCCACCCTTTGATTCACAATAGGCTTTTAATCTATCATAATGGCTTTGTTTATCTTTTGGCTTCCCTTTCCCACTTTTGCTTTTCTTTTCGAGGTCGCAATTCTTGCAAGGTTGAAAGGAAGAACTAAAAACGTTCTTGGCATTAATTGTTTTTTCTGAATCCCCATGTTTTCCACAATGATAGATTAAAGTTATAGGTTCTTGGCTACCATTGTATTTGCTTACAATATCTACTTTGTCCCCATGCTTCTCTTTTACTTTTTTCACATATTCATCATGTGATATAATATATACTCCCAATCCCTCTATTTAACCCCTCTCATCTCTTTTTCTTTTAACAACCGTTTTCTATATCTCACTATATAACTCCCCATCTTCATCTTCTTTTACAAACATCTCACAAAACTCTTCCACAGTCATATCAAAATCCATCTCAATCAAATCCTGATAAAACTCTCCCATCTCTTCAAGTAAAAATAATATGTATCTTTCTTCCATTTGTTAATTCGCTCTCCCTATTCTCCCAGCTCCTCAGAATCGAGTAGGGTAGTGATAGCGCTAATAGCATTCTCAATAGTCTTACATTTTTCTGAGTTGATTTTATTTTGTTTTTCTAATCTGTCTACCTTAAAAATATCTATTGTTTTTATATTCATTATTAAATCTCCTATAATTATGTATTGTTTATTAGCTATCTGGTTAAAAAAATATGTATTACAAAAAATCGTCTTCTACGGTTCAAATTTCTTCAAAAGGGGCAAAGTGGACAATTTGTTCACATAGTATATTAGAACAAGAATTTGATACCGATTTGTCCATTTTCCCGATAGGATTAGCTACAGCATTCATTGGCTAGTGTCGAAATCAAGTCTACAAATTCACCCCACCTTCCAAGATGATGAATATAGTGCATTGGCTTATAATTATTCTTGTCGGCTTCAGGGATAATTTTCACCTTTATCTTCTTTCCAAATTCTCTATAGCAATATGTAAGGGTGTCATCAATCTTCATACTTTTGTTTTTGCAAATCTTTAATAGTAGAGGACTTATTTCTTTATAATAGTCTTTTGGCATTTCATATTTTACAAATCTAGCTTCTTCTAATTTCTTAGCAGCCAGTTTCTCTTTATGAGAGGGAAGATATTTGCTATTAAATGCAGATGTATTAGCCATTGGCTTTTTAGCCTTCATTAATTTCGCAATTGCTTTAATATCTTTAATATTGAAATCAAATTGAGTTTCGCTATCATTTTGGACAACATTGAATATAATACAGTTCTCAATATTGTTAATCTCTTTAATTAATTTGTCGGTATCAAATACTTGTCTTTCAACGCCTTCTTTACTTTTGACAATACTTTCAAACTTCTTCAATTTACCACCTAATAAATCACTATAAATTGATTTTAATATGTTATTGCCCCGACCTATACTACCTATGTATGCTTGTATAACCCTTTTTGATGGTGATATATCATAAATCATATCCCCACTAGCACATTCAATATAAATGTCTGTTCCATCTAAACTCCCGTCTTGGTTTCTTAGCCACTCTTTAGTTTCTTCGTTATATATTGCTTTAATTCGATAAATGTCCTTTATCTTAACCCCTTCTAGTGTAGCATTCTGCAAATACTCACTCAATGATAATCACTCCCTGTATATTGTTTATATGTAAAATTGATATAGAAAAGCCGTATTCCCTTGCTTTGAATACATTATATCACGATTAAAAACACTTGTCAACTATAAAATGTATATTGTTTATATGTAAGAAAAGAGTATCTTTAATCCTCAACCCACACAAATAAATCTCCGACTTGACATTTAAGAACACCACAAATTTTATCAATTGTCTTCATATTGGGATTGCCTTTGCTTGATGCTATTGTATGTAATCCTGAATAACTCATATCTAGTTCTTTTGAAAGCCAATATAATGAAAGTTCTTTTTCTTCTAATACCTCTTTAAGCCTACAGATTATCATTTCCCCACCATCGTCCCCTTGATATATTCTCATATAATATTGTATATTTTTTTGTTGCCAGTGTCAATTAATTATGGCTTTTGAACTACCACTTGGCTAAAGCCGAAGTGGATTCCTAAGTACTGAAACCCATTGGCTTCTAATTGGTTAGGCTATCCCCGTAGTCCCTACGGTTTAACTAAAATTACTGTGTATTAGATTGCTAATGCCATTAATTCTATATTTTTTGAAGCGTTAATATCTGCATTATCTATATGTCCACACGCTTTACAGACGAACTTTGATTGAGACACACGATTATTTTTCTCCGTATGCCCACAATGATTGCAACGTTGTGATGTATGGCTTGGGTTGACTAATACTAATTTCTTTCCATACCATTCTGCCTTGTAGCTGATCATTGTTCTGAATTGATACCAAGACACTTCACTAATACCTTTTGCTAAATATTTAGCTTGTTGCATCTTTTTAACTTTCAAATCTTCCATTCCAATAATGTCGTGGTTTTTGACAATCTCGGTTGAAACTTTTTGAAGATAATCAGTGCGACAATTAGCGATTTTCTCATGGATTCTTGCCACTTTAATGCGTTGTTTATTCCAGTTTGAACCACCTTTTTTTCTTCTCGATAAGATACGTTGTTCTTTCGCTAATTTCTTTTCAAGTGATTGAAAAAATTTAGGATTATTGTATTGAACGCCATTTGATAGAGTAGCAAACTTAGCAAGTCCAACATCTATACCAACCTCAGAACCCGTTTTTGGTAGCTCATTGACTTCTGTTTCTACCAGCAAAGAAACAAAATATTTACCGCTTGAAGTTCTGCTAATGGTAGCTCTTTTAATCGTTCCATGAATATCCCTTGAATTAGCAAAACGAACAAGCCCTAACTTTGGAAGTTGAATATGTCTATCTAAAATCTTGATATTTTCATTTGTATTTTTAGTTGTATAAGCCTGAACAGGATTCTTCTTAGACTTGAATTTTGGCTTGTCGCTTTGTTTTTTATAGTATCTTGAATACGCATCGGCGACATTCTCAACAGATGCTTGTAATGCAATCGAATCAACTTCTTTTAGCCATGTATAATACTTCTTTAACTGAACAATATCTTTTACAGATTGAACTTTATTAAAGAATTTTGTCCTGTAGTTGTTTTCAACTAAAAATCCTTGTTGAACTAATTCATTGGTAATATCCCAATAGTGTTCTTCTTTTTTTTGTTGAGATATTGCGAAATTCGCTACGAATCGGCAACAACCTATTGTTTTATTGACTAATTCAGATTGCCCTTTGTTTGGGTATAATCGAAACTTAAATGCTTTTTTGATTAACATTGACTTTACCTCCTTTCATGGTATATACTTTAAGTATATATTTAATGTGCATATATGTCAAGAAAGGAAAATTTCATGGAACGCATATCAAAATTAATCAAATTTCCTATTGATTTAGTCGTTAGGATTGAAGAATATCAAAAAAAGAACAACATTAAGACATTCTCCGAAACAGTATATCCCCTTATTCGAAAAGGACTTGAGGTGTAATGGATTATCACTCCGAAAATCATAGTAATCACTTACTAATGTGTCACCTAATATTTGTTTGTAAGTATCGAAAGAAGTTGCTTGTACGATTAGGTGAATACATTAAGCAAGAAACTAAAAGAATAGCAAAACATTATGATTGGCAAATCATTGAACAGGAAATCGACAATGATCACATTCACATACTGATAAGATATTCTCCTAAATGGAGTATATTGCAAATTGTTAGGTTGCTGAAACAACAAACAACATATCGAATATGGCAACAACATCAAGATTATTTGTCAAAACATTTTTGGAAAGAACGTACCTTTTGAAGTGACGGTTACTTCTCTTGCAGTATTGGTAATGTCAGTAAAGCAACTATCCAAAGGTACGTTGAAACCCAAGGCAGTTAGGCTTACATCCCCTAGTCTAAAGACATAGGGGTTTTACGCCCTAAATTATAAATACCGCTAAGTAATAACCTTATAACTAATACAAAATTATTATAAGTAATGCTTGACAATGTGTATTGTTTATATGTATAATAATTATAAAGGAAGGTGATAATATGACATACCAAATGGTAGTTGATAGAAACGATATTGACATAGTTGAATTTGACAACTTCAGAGATGGGAAAATAGTTGAGTTAATCAATAGATTTATCAATAGAAAAAAGATTACCGCAAATAGTAAAAGAGCTTATAAGAATGATATATTAAAATTCTTCAATGTTAATTATCTAGAGGATGTTACATTTGATATGATTATTGATATAGATACTGAACAAGCTCAAAAATATTTTGACAATAGCGCTGATTCTCTAAGAACTAAAGAACGCATAAAAAGTACACTAAGTTCACTATATAGATTTATTAATCTTCAGACAGCAAATAATAGAAATGCAAAAAAACTATTTGAGTTCATTCCATTTGAAGGCGTTGAGCTAGATGGCGAAAAAAATAGTTATGGTAGCTTAACATTTGGAGAAGCAGATAGACTTATCACAATGGGAATGAAAGAAGATAATCTATATTGGGAAATATTGATGACAACTGGTATTAGACCTGATGCTATAAGGATATTAAATCTCAATGAGAACTTCAAAGTAATAGATGGTTGGAATATAATCTACGGTAAAGATAAGGGTAAGAATTTTGAAATGGCTATCCCAGATGAAATTTATGAGAGATGTGTAAGAATAGCTGATTGTGATGGGAATGTATTTGATTTCAGTTATTCAACTGCTCAAAATAGATTTAAGTCAGCATTGAAAAGAATGGGGTTGTCAGATGATGAAATCAATGAAAGATATCTTGTGCTTCATAGCCTTAGAAAAGTAAGTGGGGATAAAGCTATGGCAATTACTGATAATCTTAAAGAAGTTCAAGATCATTTAAGGCATAGCACTCCAGTATATACAAGTAATTTATATATTGGCAAGGCTAAGAGAGATCATAGTAAGGATTTAAGTACTAAGATAAAATTTGGGGGCAATGTAGATTTAGACAATTCACTCAGGGAAATATTGAGAGATAATGGCGTTAATTATGATGTTAGAGATGTGTTATTAGGGTTAGATGAAAGAACTAAGAAACAGATATTAGATGGATTAGGAAAGATAATTAAGTTAACAGATTAGTTGGGGATAATCCCTGACTAATTTTGTTTGAATATTTTAGAAGTAAACAATAAACAAGGAGAATAAAATGCGAAACAATGAATTAATAGATAATCCAAATTTACGAAAACAGGTTTATGATATTACTACTGGAGAAATACTAATAGATGAAGTTTTCAAACCCACTACATACAAAAAGATTGCAAAGAAAAGGGAATTTGCAATTAAAAACGAGGAAGAAACATCATTTTTAGAACTACAAAGAGAAGTATGTGGTGACTTTGTTTATTTTATTTATGACAATATGGATATGCTCAATGAAATATTAGAACCACAAGAATTAACAAGATTTATATATTTAGGCACTTATTGCGACAGCGATGGCTACTTAAAGAGTGGGTCACGATATATAATTAAAAACGACATTATTGATGGCTTATTATATTTGAGCATCAATAAAGCAAGGGACTGTTTGAATAAGTTATGTGACCTTGAATTGATAGAGATTGCCGAAGATAATAGAGTTAATGTCAATTATGACTTTTTCTATAGGGGAAATACAAGCGACTATAAACTATTAGCCAATAAACATATTGATAAATTTGTAAAGCTCTATATTGATGCTATAAGGACTCTATATAAAAATGTATCTATTAAGCAGCACAAACAGTTATCTATTATATTTAAACTACTGCCATACATCAACTATAAACATAATGTTATTTGTAGGAATGTTAATGAACAAGATAAGAAGAAGATTGATGCTATGCAAATTCATGAGATTGCAAAAATGTTGGGATACAGTGAAAGAAATATTACTCAGTTTAGAAAGATGTTATATAGCATTACTTATAAAGATAAAAAAGTATTTATGATTTGTGATACAGATGTATTTGATAAATATATTTACATAAACCCAACCATTTTATATAAAGACACTGACTTAAATGCATTTCAACATTTATTGGACATGTTTGATATTAAAAAACATATATAATTTTTACACTATATTTTGCGTTTTTTACCCCAAATGCAATATGAACGGTGTTAAGAATCCCCAAAAACCGTTAGTCGTGCAATATGAACGGTGTTTTTTACACTGCTAGTTTGACGCATAATTACCAAGCAAACTCGGAATTTTTTCACCAAACTCTCTCTGTATCTGTATAAACTAAATAATATATATTTTACTATAAATTATAATAAATACCTTTTTATTGATTAGGTGTTATAATATTTACAGATACAGAGGTTTTTGAGGGCATAAACCCATTGATATAATATATATAATTCTACTTTATAAATTAATATAATTATAATTGATTATAGGATATATAACAAGTTGTATAATAATAGTATATCTAATTTTAAAATTTATATAGGAAAAGGATAATTTTTTTACGCAGTAACGGACGTAGGACGTTACAAGTAAAAACCATACAGGTCATGCAGATACCTATTGAATTAACTATATATAAGTCTATAGTATATCTAAGAGGTTTCCGTCTTACCAGACGTATTTTGCTAACGCAAAATATTGGTGTATCTAAATATATAATATACAGTATAAAGTGAAATATTAAGCATCTGAAAATGATGTTTATTTTTTTTGCAGTATATTAAAAAATATATAGTGTTGTTGGTTGCTCAGGATAAATTATAAAAATAGGCTACTTGATTATTATATGGATATTATGTTTTATAGTGTTGAATATATTACATACATTTTATGTATTGTATATAATCTGCAATCTACATAAACAATATTAGTTCTGCACAATTATCCACAACAATTATGCAGGAACAGTTTATAGATAAATTAATAAATAATAATGAGCTGGATAATATAAACGAGATGATGGGGAATAAGTATCGAGAGAGGGTATAAATATGGACTCGATGATATGGGTAAATTTATAGTATATCAAGTAGAGATTAGTTAGAGATTATGGATGTATATTCCTGATTTTCCTTGTAAGTATGGGAAAGTTGGGAATATTTTTTTGCTTATTTTTGCTTAATTGGACTATGCTGCAATATAATAATTGTGAGTGAATGAGAAATTGGAAATTGGGAAAAGTGATGTAAAGTGGGATAAAATGGGTGTTTTTACGAGATATGGTCGAATAGGAGAATATTGGGGATATATTGTGGGATTGATTGATTATTATGGAGGATTACGAGATGAATTAGGAATAGGGGAGTGAGTGATGATTTAGGGAGTCGGTTAAAATTAAGTTGGGTGTGTGAGGAGAAGTGGTATGTGCGTTAGCACCGAACGCTTGTTCCTATAAAATGTAAACTATCCCCCCTATATAGTTAACAATTAGCCTATTATTATATTATTAAATTGTGTTTAGTTTATCATACAATTCTACTTATAATAAATCATTATCAGTAATGATGTAAAAAAGTGGAAATCTGGAAAAGCCTAAAAAAGTAATAATGAACCAATTGCAATATATGTTTATTATTTAATTAGCATAAATATCATACAAACAATAATGAACAAAACATTGTAAACGTTTATTTTTCGGAGGTAACATGCAAATTCTAGGTGAAGTATTTTACTTTGATAATCAAACTATTATTTAATTACATAAAATTAAATTGCATACAATCTATTATCAATCTAATATCAACTCATTCTCATTTAGTCTAACTCATTCTCATTATCAATTATAAACTTTCATTCTCAATATCAATTCTCAATATCACAATTAGTCAATCTATATCACCATATCACAATTATACAATATAACAATATACTGTCAAGCTGGCAAAACATCATATAACTATATTCAATAAATACAATATGGCAATATATAAATATTACAATTACACAATATTATAATATATAACATATCCGAACAATCCAATAAATATTTCAATTAATATTCGGATTGTAGCAATTTATAAACAATACAAAATCTAATATATCTATACAACGCATTTAAGACCACTTTTAAGTCATTATTTCAACATTGATACAACAACACTAATACACCTATAAAACAAGCTTATATGCAATTCTATGACTACAACTATATTACGATTATAACATATAATATTATACTATAATACACAACATACAATATAATAATATATTAATATAATTATTATACTATCAATTATATTATATCAACACAAACAAATGTTTTGTACAATATACACAACAAAACCAACTAAAACTATACAATATCACAAGGCAGTCAAGCGAACAATAGCAAATTATATATAATAATGTACTAAAAAAATAAAATAAATTTGTGCAATAATAACCTTGTAAACAATACGGATATACTATATAATAAGTACATAAGATAGTTAATTAAATATTGAGATACTAACAAGCGTTAATTTGAATCTGAACGCATGAACATTAAGGCATTATTAGTTAGTATATAACAAGTAGTAACATATAGCAATAAACAATCACTATTGAACAATAAAGACAAGATTATTCTTTTCAACCACTATCACAAATAGGAAATAAAAAAGACGGTATTTTATACCGAAAAAAATAATTGTAATTTATCAATACTGATTAATGATAGAATGATATTTGCCTAACTAATAATTAGGCTTTTATCTTGTAACATTAATCAACTTAAATTAAACGGAGGTTACACAATGAACAACGATGTAATAGTAACAACGCAAGACAACGAAAGAGAAACAATATTCCTAATTGATGTAAAGGAAGATATAAACAAATCAACTGTATACTATAAAGACAAATACAACAAAAACTACTCTATTTTTAGTTTTAATATAAGTAATTTTCTTGCTACAATTGCACGTAATACTAATATATTTTATGATTTTTCACAAGTAACAAACATTGCCTTACTTGACGAAATATTAAGAATAATAAAACTATGTGCAACGCCTAAAGAAACTGAAACAATAAAAAACAACACTAATTTATTAAAAGTAGTATGTTTTAAATAACAATAATTTACAAGTGCATTATATAACCCAATATATACCAGTAACACAATCAAAATTATAATGTACTCAATAAGTTATTGTACCACATAACACAAACAAAAATATATACAATTATAGGAGGTTTTAACAATGAAAAATAATCAGTCATATTTTAGTAACACAACAGATATTAACATTTTAAAAAGCGAATACAAAAAACTTGTAAAACAATATCATCCAGACAACAACAACGGTAACACATTGGAAATTATGCAAGCTATAAACAATGAATACGATTATATCCTCAAAAACAGAATATTTTTTGATAATGAAAAACAAAAGGAAACAGAAATAAATTTTAGTAACACAATGAAAGAAATTTTATCTAAAATCATCAATTTTGACAATGTAAAAATTGAGATTATAGGATCTTGGATATGGTTAGACGGCAACACGTACGCAATTAAAGAACAATTAAAAGAATTAGATTTTCAATGGTCAGCAGGAAAAAAGAAATGGTATTTTACAGAAGAGCAATTTAACAAAAAGAAATACAAACAAAAAAGCTATGAAGTATTAAAAAACATTTACGGTTATATGGCAATTGATAGCCAGCCTGCATTAAAATTAACATAGGTTTTTTAATGTCCAGTAACAAAAATATTACTGGACACTATAAAGGCTTTATGCTAAGTAACACATTAACATTATCATTCTAGGAGGTATAAAACAATGAAACAAAAATTTGAATTAATTACAACTATTAATAGTATTAAGTTTTTCAAGGGTAACACAATCGACAATGGAAACAAAAAAGAACAAATCATCTTTACTAATGAAGATAATTTTAGAATTGATATTGATGAAGATATTTTAAAAGCCTGTAATAGAATTTACAATAATTATTATTAGTAACAAAAAACAACTCAGAAATCTAAAATTTTATTTAAAGTATGGAGGTAGTAACAATATGAAAAACTATACAATTTTAAAAACTGATTTGGAAAATTTTATATAGGAGGTTTAAAAGAATGATTGAGATTTACTATAGACCAAAAAGAAAAGATGATAATTATATTTCTTGTGAATGTTTTGATACCAAAACTATCAAAGAAGCAAAGTTAATATTTAATAAAACAATAAATAAGCATGAAGAATATGTAATAGTTGAAACTAGGAGGTTTAAAGAATGAAAAATTTTGCTATTTGGAAGGATAAAAAAGTAATAGGATATATTGAGTTAACACCAGAACAAGCAAGCAAATTAAATAATATTAATATTGGTGTATACTTTGGATTTGATCAAGTAACAGTACCAGAAAAATATATTTAACTAAATCAACCATTTTAAAGGCAATATACACAAAAACAGATACAAAACTTTATGCACTATTTAACGTATAAACAATAGACAAACGGATATAATAATGATACAATAGTATTATGAAAGTTTACAGTTTAATTAAGTCTATCACGTAACAGCCAGCATTTAATGTTATAGGCTTAGATGAAATTATAAGCAAATAACATATAAACAATAATTAATAGGAGGATATAAAATGAAAATCATGTATAATGTAAAGTCAACTAGAGGACAGTACGAATCTGAAAAATATTTTACTTATGGTAAAGTTTATAATGTGTTAGCAGACTATAGAAAAAGGAATTCACGTCAAAGATTTCGTGACAACGGATTTGTGATAATAGATAACACAGGGCAACACAACATGTTATTTATGGATCAAGTAACAGTAACAGACAACAATATTGAAAATACTTTTGTATTTGAATATATGATGGAGGTATAAAAAATGAATAAAGAATTTTTTAATGAAGCTTTCAAGGGTTATGAAATACCAGAAAAAATAAAAGTAATATCAACTGAAATTTGTAATAGATTTGCTATATTGGGAATATGTGATCCAATGTATATTTCAAATATTATAGCAACTAAAAATAATATTGGTGATGGCATGGGCAACTTTACAAATGATGCTATTATAAACGTAACAGAAACAGCGAAAAGAATACAAGGTTGTTACGGTTGCAATATTATTAAAGATGAAATACAAGAAATTGAATTTTGTTTAATTAATGGATATATGGAACATGAAAAAGCAATTAAAGGATTAAATGCTTTTACCAAAAGAATCAATGCAGAACTTAAAACTTGCGAAGCATGGCGAAAAGATTATTTGCACAAAGTTTTAAATAATATCAATGAATCAATTAATATGTATTCTAATTAACACATGAACACTCAACAAAAATACTTAGCAAAATACATTTTTGGTAACGTGCAAGGGTTAAAATATAACTTAAAAAACTTAATCCTTGCATGTAACACCAACGAATATAAGATAGTTAATACTTCATTAAATGGCTTTAAATTCATTGAAATACTTGATAGTAACAAAATTACATACTCAATCAATAAAGACGGTTTTTGGATTGATTATACAGCTACTAGGATCGAATTTTGGGAACTAACAAAGCAATTAAAGAACTATTATATAATAGTTAAATTATAGGAGGTTTAACAATGATTAAAGCATATAAAAGCAAGTGTAATAATACATTCTCTGAAAATGATGATTATGAAATAAGAATTATAAATCTTGAAACTGGAGCATTTGAACATTATTGCCAAGATGAGAAAATAGGTTTTATATATTCACACTACAATACGACTGTTTTCGATATGGGTTACACTTCAGTTAAAGAATGTTTAAAGACATTAAAAGAGCGTAATATGTTAGGTGAAGAAGTTGACTACAAGGAACAACGTAACAGCGAAAAATTAGGCTATTTACAACTAGGAGTAGAACGAATTAAACGTGCTCAAAGAGTTTGTACAACTGACTTTGAAGATGTATGTAACAAGTTAAGCAAATATGGACTAGGTTTTGTAGATGCTCAAAACCAGATTATAGGATTATATGAATATCAATTAGAGGAGGCTTAAACCATGAATAAAAACACAATAAATATTTACGATAACATTCTTGATGATATAACCTTTGATGAACTTATAACAACGATACAATGTAATGAACTAAAAGTAACAGAAGCAGTTATTAAAAGGGTATTTAATGAACTTTTAGAATCAAAAATCCATGATGCTAAATATATGTTGAATAGTAACATAGACTTTATTTTAAAACAATGTTAGGAGGGTAACAACATGAACAAATACATTCAACAATCAAATGAAATAGCAATAAAAAGACAATCCCAGCTCAATAAAAAACTTGAATATTTAACAATTGGAACAAGCATAATCTTAATTGCAATATGGTTTGCACAACTTACAATAACTATTTTAACATTTTAGATATAAACAATGAACAAGCAATAACAAATAAACAAAATGGAGGTTTTTAAAATGAAAGTATTAGAAAAGGGAACAATGCCAAACGGAACAGCTATTCAGATTGAAGAATGGAACGAAGATTATAATTTTATACCTTACGGTAGTACAATTGCAAGTTATCCAAAATCAAAAGCAAGCCATGAAGGACAATGGAGTCCAAAAGCAAATGAAACATATCGTTTTCAATTTGATTTTACATCACAGGAAGAAGCACAAAAGGCTTTTAATGAATTAATTAGTGGAAACAAAACTCTTACAGATTTTAAGGGTAATATGTATGATCAAAAATATGCAGATTGTATTTAGTTAAGTAACAGTCAATTAATTATAAATGGAGGTTTAGGAATGAAAAATTTAACATTAATATCAATAGGTGTAGATAGTTGGAATAGACCAGTATACGAAGATGAGAACGGAAAGTTATTTAAAGATATTAATTGTAGTAAGGGTAACATGCGACTTGCAACAGTTTATGGAGGTTTTGACGGTGAACCAGATACGCCAATAGAATACATTGAAAAATATAAAGATGTATCTATAAGAATCAAAAGAACAAAAGAGCAAACGATTAAATATTTTAAACAACTTGCACATGAATTTGAAAAAGACGCTTATAGAAATGATGATCCGATTGCAAAGGCACAATCAGAAGCTTGGGAACTGGCAGCTTTTGAAGTTAAAAGAAATATGCAATAAAATTATTATTTTAAAGCCTATGTAACAGGCAGAAGGGAAGGTAACAAAAATGAGTAGAAGATTGTATTTTCAACAAATAACAGACAGTAGATTTACACCAGCAGACGAATGTTTACCACTATTAAACAGTATTGTTAATCAGTTAAAGGAATTATTGACTATTGAAGGTGTAGAAATTAATATTTCAGAAACTCGTTTTATTGACTGGACTAATGAATCTAAAGCACATAGAGAAAAATTAAGAAGGCAAGGTTATAAAATTGAAGAGCCAGAAGAAGAAAAACAAATACAATATAGAGTAGATTTTTATGTAACAAAAACAACTAGAAAAATTTCATGGAATGATATTTATAAACTTGTTAATAGTGTTAAAGCTGTATCATATCAATTTATTTGAGTAACAGAATAAACAAAACAATATAAACAACTATAAACCAGATTAAACGGAGGAAATAAACCATGATTAAAACAAATTTAAACGAACTAAAAGCAGCTATTGAAAAAATTGAGAAAGTAGTACCAAAAAAACCAGCTTTACCGATTTTAAAAACTGTAAACTTTAAAACTATTAATAACAATACTTTACAGCTTTACGCTTCAGACATTGAACAATTTACAACAATATCAATCCCATGTGTAACAGATGAGCAGCTTAATATAAACATTGATGTAACAACAATTAAAAGGCTTTAAAGCACCTTAAAGACGATGTAGCATTAAACATCATTGATAATACACTAACCTTAACAGATGGCAATAAAAGCGTTAAAGTCGCATATCAAGAAGGTAAAGAAATGATAGATCATCCAGTATTTGAAATTAGTAATACATATACCTATGACTTACAAAAATTTGATACTAGATTGAATAAAGTTAAAATATCAATTGCAAAAGATAATATCAGACCGTTGTTCACTGGAGTACATCTTAATAATAATGCTATGGTAACGGTAGACGGTTGGAGAATCAGCATGAATACTGATAATGATTTAAACATTATCGAACCAATTACAGTACCATTTAGCAAATTATCTTTAATGCAAAAACTTTACGGCACTAAGGATAAACATACATTAACAATTAAAACAAATCACATATACACAACTTTTGAATTTAACAACGTAACATTTACTACTAGATTATTAGAAGGCGATTTTCCAAAATATGAACAATTATTAAATGCCGATCTTAAAAATGAAGTAACAGCCGATACCGAGCAATTAAAGGAAAATGTAAAATATATTTGTGACATGAAAGAAAATGGATCAAGATTACCAATGAAAACTATTTTCGATAATGGCAAGGTAACATTCAACTATGATTGTGAGAAAGGAAGTTATTCAACATCAATGCAGCTTGATAATAAATATGAATTTAAAATTGCTTTCAATCCAGATTTTGTAGACGATGCACTAACAAGCATAGGCAAATCAAAGAACGTCACTCTATTGTTGCCAGACAAAAATGTTAATCCTATGTTGATAGTTAATGAAGAACAAACAGAAAAATATTTGATTTTACCGATTATATGGAATGAGTAACAGTTTAACAACCCAATATCCACAACATGTAGTCCTACATAAGTGCCTAGTTTATGCTTTCTAGGTAACAAAAAAGCAGTTTTAATGAAATTGGGTAACAGGAAATAATAATTGATTGATGGAGGAATTAGAAAATGAATAAAAAATATTTTGAAATTGAATTTAGTAATGATAATACCATAGATAGAAGTACAGAAGGTTGTGATGATGATTACAGTATATGTATTGTTGGTTTAAAATCACCTAGTATTGAAGAAGCAACAGAATTTTGTAAAGAAGATATGATTAAATTAGGATATAAATATGTTGTATCTATAACAGAAATTCCAAAAGATGAAGCATATATTTGTTTTGATATGGAAAATGAGGAACAATTTCCAATATTCCAATAGCAAATAAAAGAACTCATTTATAAAGTTATGTAACAGATTAATAAGATTTAATGGAGGTTAAACAATATGAAATATAAAGAATTTATTGCAATCAATTTAAACGATTTTCACAGCAACCAAAAAGGTAAACCAGAAACGAATACACAGTTACTTTTCTTATCTAACACTAGCTTAGAAAAAGCAAAAGAACAAGTAAAAAGAATGCATCCTGAAACAGCATGGAGTGTTATTCCAAAAACTCAAATTGATAGCAATATTGTATATGCAAATTAACAGTTACACTGACGAGATTTAAATAAGCGAAACTAGCCTTTAATGGCTAGTATGTAACAGAACTATAAACCAATTATACATATTATGGAGGTAATAAAAATGAATGTGTCCGAAGCTATTAAAAATACCAATAATTTTGTAATAACTAGAAATGGTAAAATTTTAGCTATTAATAAGGTAAAAGAAGAGCTTTCTGATATTGAAGTTAAAAAAGTTCAAATACTATATGGTTTATATGCTGATATAACAGCAGTTAGGGTATAAATTATGAAAATAACAAATAAAACAATGCTGAACTATGATTATTTTAGTGATGAAGTAATTTTATTAAATGGTGTGAACTGCTTCTATTATGAAAAATGTGGTGTATTAGACAGGTATCAAATTCTAGAGCATGGAACAGACAGACTTATTGTTTGCTCGGAGACCAAAGAAGAATTAATTGATTATTTAATTAGTCAAGAAGCAGAAATCAAGTAATACATCTTAATAAGCAAGTAAAATTGGCATTTGACTTTGATTTATGTAACAGTAACTTAACCACAAATAATAGGAGGTATTATTATGGAAATTAAACACAATAAATATTATTTAAACTTATGGGAACAACAAAAAGATGCAGGATTTACAAAAGAGATCGTTGATAAAATAGTATTTCAAGCAGATATTAATGACGGTAAATGCATTGAAGCATTTCAAACTATAAAAGATTGGCTTGAAGAAAACTATAAAATGTATCAATACAAAGACAACGGAGTCAAATATGGTGAACATGAATTATTCTATTGGGCAAGTTGGGATTATCCAGAAAGACATTTTACAATAAATCACAATGAGGGTTTGTCGTTTGAAAAAAGAAATGAATTGACAAATCAGATTGTAGAATACTTAAACAACAATTTCTCTGAGGTAAGTGGATTTATTTCACTACAGTATAAAAATTGTATGGATTGGAACTTTACAAATAACTATATTCAATCGTTAGAAGTCGATTATAATTACATTCCTTATGCAAAGCTAAAAGCAATATTTGATTTTCAATTTACAGGAGATTGGAAATACCTTAACAAAGAAAATGCAGATAAACTTTATGATATAGAATCAAATTTTCTAAATCATTTAAAAGATAAAAAAGTAATTTGCAACGGGATCAAAGGAACTGTAAAACGTATGCAAAATGGTGTATACGGTTTATTTAAACCGAGAGCAACAAAAACATACTATCCTATCGGCTTGGGAAAAATTAAAACATTAGAAATTTTTTAACATAACAGAAACTTAAATTAAAATCAACATTCTATCTTATGTAACAGCAAACTAACTAAAATTAACAATGATTAAAATTATAGGAGGAATTATTATGGAATTAAACGAGCAACAAAAATCCATTATAGATTACGCAAAAGACAAGGATTTTGTAATACCGATGGAATGTGCCAGTGTTTTAAATTTAGATTATTGTGAAGAGTTTGGAACAATTATAAGATTGTTATATACACTTGTAGACGTAGGATTAATGAGGATTAGAGAATGTGAAGGTCTAGCATTTGAAGTTTTGTAATAATAACACCATCTAAATTTACAATTCTATGTAGAATGGAGGATGATGAAATAATGAAAAATATTAAAGCTCAGGTTTTGCCAGACAATATAATGAGAGAAATAGGCTTTACGGACTATAGGAGTGGATATTGGCACTTTATGAAGATATTAAAAGGGATTGATGAAATTAGCTTTAATGTTACAATCCAAAAAGATAATCCAGAAAACATAAGCATTAGGATCTTAGATGAAAATTTTGGACAACCTTATGATTATCAATATATATTGCAAAACAATCCAACATTTAAGCCATGTTTAATAGTCAAGGAACAAGTTGAAGAATGGACAAAGTATCTTGAAGAAAAGGGAATTATTTATACATTAAAGTAGACTAGGAGCTGACAACATGAACGAATACAAATTTAAGGCTATGAATTTTAAAAGTGAAATAAAAATTATTAGCGTAACAGCAGATAATTTAGAAAACGCAGAAAATGAAGCACGTATAAAATGTTATCAATTGGGATTGTGTTTATTATACATAACTTAGATAAACTATAGGGAGGAAATAAAATGGATGAAAAAATAAGATACTCAGTATTGGCACATACGTCTGAGGACTACATATTAACTTACGAAAAATATCTTGGAGATGATTTAGTTGCAGCCAATAACGCATTTGACAACGCTATTCTAACGAAAGACGAAGATGATGTTATTAAGATTGAACTAATAAAACAAACATTAATAAGAGAATATAAAACCAAAGGAGATGTTGAATAAATGAGAAGAATTAAAATAAAAACTTATGATATTGATAAATTGCAGTTAAGTAACAGAACTAGAAATGCACTCAAGCGTAACGGTATATTCACAAGAGAACAATTATTCTCTTATACTGACAGTCAGCTTTTAAATATGCGTAAAGTCGGAATGGGAATTTTAGAAGAAATAAGATCAATGGAGGATATGAATTATGCAAATAGCAATACATTATCCTGATAAAATTGTTTGTCAATCATTATGTAACACAAGTATTATTAGAACAGTTTATAACAAATCACATGACAAAATAATCAATAATATAATGGAGTTTCCAACAGATGAAGAAGCTTATGAATTTTTTACCGAATTACAGTGTGAACAATAGAAAGGAGAGATAATAATGTGCAAATATAATAAGTATATTGTTGAGGTTATTCACCTAAACGGGAATAAAGAAGTTATACAAAATGAGAAAAATACAAGCTATAAAGCAACTATGCAATTATATAACAGAGCTAAGCTGGACAACGAAGGAAAGAACGTAAGGATTAATTTTGTAGGATTAAACGATGAGGAATATAAAATTCTATTCACAAAGAAATTCAGCGTTAAAGATACAACAGGTAACAGTATTGAAAATCTAATTAAAACATTGTACGAAACGTCAAACAAGCTATCTGAAGAGTTTAAAAATGTTATAGACAGAGTAGGATATATTGATAAACAGAAAAGTAGAGTTGAACATTTATTAATTGAAGCTGCCAGCTCTGAACATTTGACAGATGAAACAAGAATTGATATATTTAATCAATTTAGATCCTATTTATTAGAACGTAGAGACTGGAAAATACTTAGCCAGATAGCTATTAATTCTAAAAGTCAGGTTAATCAGATTAAAGACTTAATTGAGAATGTATATGATATATATAATACAAATATATCTAAACATGAGGAAATCATTATTGACTTGATGTCTGATGAAACTGAGAAAAGTCAATATAAAGACGTTCACCTAGTTAGAAAGTATCCATATAAAAATCATAAAGAAAGAATAAATATTGTGAAACAAATAGAACACAAATACCACAAAATCGTACATATTCCAGAAGAAAAAGTTGTAGCTTGCTATAACAAATGCGTAGGATAGGAGTGTAACAGAAATGATTAAAGAGTTGACCTGTATACAGTTCAAACATATAATGGCAAATAAATGTTATTCTTATTATTCTCGTCAAAAAAGAAAAAAACAATGAGCCAAAAATATCTCATTACATATTTTTCTACACCTTTAGTAAAAAAATAGCACAAGAATACATTGAAAATGACTTCATTGATGTTTCTAACTTAGGGGATAAAGAAGATATTCTCGAAATGGTAAAAATGTGGTAGAATGGTAACAGACGATAGATTAACGAATTTAAGCGGAAATGTAAATAAGAAAACAAGTGCGAAGGAGTGTAAAAGTAAACATGACTCAAAAAGAGTATAGGGAAGCTTGCTTTAATGAATTTTATGAAAAGAAAAAAGAATATGAGAATCAAGAAATAACAGATAGCAAGATGTTTAGTTGGCTATGTAATACACATGAAAATATATATAAAGCAGTAGCTTTGCTAACGGATACACCTTTAAAAGATGCTACTCTTTCAACCGTGCAAAAATTTGATAAATTGCTCTATTCTTACTGGATTGAAATATCTGAGCAGATTCATTATATGAATATTGAAAACTTAACTATATCAACAATGATAGAAAATATTGATGGTAAGATAAAATGGACTGTTGGAAAATATGGTGAAGATTAGTCCGAAAATACGAAGGATGTAATACGATAAAATCAATCATTTATACAAATTAATTAATAAATTGGATGTAATAGGATATGAATAAAAAATATAATGTAACAGTCGATATGGTAGGGAATTATTTATCCGAGAAAAATATGGAGGAGAAAGAAATTGATGGCATTATTGTATAATTTATTTCTTTTAAAAAAGATATAAACAATATAAAAAAATGTGTTGACAAAATTATATATATGTTATACAATGTATATATAGCAAATAAACATATAAACAATATAAATAAAAAGGAAAGGGAAAAGATGAGAATAAAAGGAAAATATATTTATTTTTTAGATGGATGAATATTTGATAAGATCAAGAAAGGAGAGTACGTATATGGTTAAAAGAGGAAGCGTTTATTATGCAGCATTAGAAGGAAATAAATCTATACAAGGGGGCAAAAGACCAGTTGTGGTTATATCAAATGAGTTAAATAATGTCAATGCTCCTACAGTAAATGTGATTCCACTTACATCCAAGATAAAAGCGTTGCACTTACCTTGCCATGTATTAATAAGTAGCACTGAAAAATTAAAAGTTGATTCTATGGCTCTATGTGAACAAATAATTACGATAAATAAAGATAATTTAGGAGAGGAAATTGCTGTGTTAGGATCAGAAATTATGACTAAAATAGAAAGTGCAATAGATAAACAATTTGGAAAATCTCAGGCAGAATATGAATATATTGAATTATTAAAAATGGATATGAGATTAACAACAAACCCAATTGAAAAAGCATTTATGAGAAAATTAATAGCAATTCATTGTAAAAGATTTGGTATTTGTAACAAGGATGTCGATGTATTTGAACAACTAAGATTGAAGATTGCGAGGTAACAGGTATGAAATATGATATAGATTTAACCATATCGAGATGTGAGAGAAAATTAGCTTTTCTTTATGGTTTAATAGTAAAAGGGGAATATAGACAATGTATAGAAAAGTGCAATGAAGAAATAAAGGAGAATCAAATTTGCAGTAAGAATATAAAAAAGTATTTATTATGGCATTTATATATAATCAAAGGGAGATGTCATAAATTACTAGAAGAAAAAAAAGCAGCCAGAAATAATTTTAAATACGCTATAATACACAGTAATACTAATTATCACAGACTCAAAGCTTCTTATTTTTTTATAGCATGTTGACAATTATTATATAAATCCATATATGATGTAAACAATAAGTAATATTTTCATTGACATATACATAGTTTATCTGTAAAATTGTTTTTATAGAGATACTATAAATATATTTTGTCGAGGAGGTATTGCTATGAAAAGTGTTTTAGATTTAAAAGAACAGAAAATGAATTCATCAACTTATAGAGTTGAAGGAGCTTTCATTATTCCAAAAGAAACAATAGCTCAATTAAATTATAGTCAAGATATTATAAAATTTATTAAAAAATCTGCCATGAACAAAAGAAAGTTTCTGGAACAGAACCCTAAGCTTGATGCAGACAGCGTATTTACAAATATCCTGCTTAACTATGAGATTGAGGCAAATAAAGATATTATATTTTGTTCCTATGAGGAGATATATAATATATTTAAGAAGTTACTAGAATTAAAAGTTATAACCACTAAGCCATTGTATAGAAAATATTCTTCAATTGTTGAGGCATATATAACATGGGGTTATAATAATGATATGAGATATGATATTGTTTCGACAAAAGACATTATAGAAAATGCACCATTTGAAGAGCTGGTAGATACAGAAGAAGTTGCTAAAAGAGTGGTTACATTAAAGGAAATGCAACATTATATAGATATGTTAGAATCAGATTTTGCAAAGCTGGCTTGTATGTGTGTATTAGAAGGACTTGAATCAACCGAAATCGTTGAGTTAAAAAAAAGCGATTTCAAACAGGAAAAAAATCACGATATACAGCTGCCATCAAGGACAATTAGCCTTTCTGATGAACTATATTTAAAGCTTAGAGAATTTTCTAAAACAGATACAGAATATAAAAAAAGCATGAGGAATAAAATTGTAGTAAATACAAATTACAGATATGCCGAAACAGACTATGTATTCAGACCTCAACATAGGCATTATATTAAAAACGAACCAATGAAATTTAGATCGCTTCTAAATGTAGTCAGGAAAGAATTAAATGATGTTGGATTTGAAGGTTCACTAAAAGATTTTAAATACAACATGATGATGATAGATATATATAATAAAGTAGATATAGAAATAATTGGCAAGAAATACAACAAGATTGTAAGCAATTATACGCATGATTCTCTCATATCATCCAAAAAAGTAGAATACAACATATTACTAGAAAAAATTACACAGGAAAAAGAAGAAGAATTGAGAAAATTTAAGGAAAACTTATACCAGTAAAAATGAAAACAATAATTATCGTGGTCAGCCAGACCACATAATTTTTACATAGATTAGAAATAAACAATACACAAAGAGAGGTAATACAAATGAAAAAAGTAATTACAGTTGTAGTTTTGACACTAATTTTAGTTGTGTCACTTGGGAATATATCGTATGATAAAGAAAATGTTAAGAAATTAGATGCAAGTAACAGTGAGGTTGGAATAGTTCAGGTAACAGAGCAGGTAACAGAGCAGGTAACAGAGCAGGTAACAGAGCAGGTAACAGAGCCAGAAATGCCATTTTATGATGTTTGTTTAGATGAAGATTTGCAAGAGTTTATATATATCGAAAGTGAAGAAGAAAATTTATCATATGATTTAGTTTTGGCAGTATTTTATAGGGAGAACAGATCATTTGATATCAATGCAATTGGCGAAGTTGATGGTCTTGATTTGGGGTTAGGGCAACTAAGAAGTATTTATAAACAATGGCATGCAGATTTAATTGGTATTGATATAAATGAATTTGATTATTTTAATCCTCATCATAATATTGCAGCATCAATAAAAGTATTAGCTTATTGTAGAGATATGTGGGATGGTAAAGTTCTAAATGAAGATCTTATATATTATATGCTCAATACATACAACATGGGTGAAGGAAATTTTAAAGAATACTTAAATGATGGTGGAAATATAAAAAGAAGTTATTGTTTAGACATATTAAATTACAAAGAACAATTAAAACGATATGGAACTATTGGTGAGTAAAAGAAAACAAATGAAAGGCAGTGAAAAATATGGAAATCGTATATAGGGTTGAAAATTATCAATGTGAAAAGTGTGGAACGGTAGTTAGTGAAACAGATAATTATTGTAAAAGTTGTGGAAACGAGTTGCAAAATACAATTCTTTATAAAAAGTCTAGTATTACAACCAGAAATACAATTGTATGATATTTAGAATTATTAGAAACCAAATAAAAGCACTGATTTATAGGATTTTTATAGTAATATAATGTAATAAAAATAGGAATATAATTTAAAAATTATAATATGATACTTAATATTATAATTAAAATAAGGAGAATTTAATGGATAAAGAGTATAAACAATTAGAATTTTGGGGCAATATCGAATGTGCAGTTAATGAGTTGATGAAATACAAAGAGAAAGGCATATTAGCATGTGGAGAGTTTAATGGCGTTACCTTATATTCAGATACCGTCACTATGGATAGCGCATATCTCTCGATTGTAGGTAAAACTAAAAGTCAATTTGAAAAGGAACAACAAGAATGGCGAGAAAATTATGAAAGAGAAGAGAAGAAGTTTAAGGAAAGTATTCCTGCATTAACGAAAGAATGGATTTCTAAAAGCAGAGAAATTCTAACAGAAGATAAATGGGAATATTGGGATGAAATTGTACCTATTAGACTAGATGACTTATATCACGGAATGGAATTAGGTTGTTGTTTAGACATTGTTAAAATTCTTAATAATAATGGAACACTCGAAGAAGCGAAAAATATAATTAATAGTCAAGATCATTCAGGTATGTCATATGGTTTAGTTTGTTCAATGGTAAGAGAATTTAGTGATAGAGGCAATGAATTCATGGACTATGTAAGATAATTTTTAAATAAATTTCGGATTTTAAATGAAACGAAGGAGGCGAGTAAATGAGCATAATTATATCGCAGAAGAAAACATGTGAACGATGCAAAGCTTTAAAATTGGATCAAGGATGGTATTCCTGTAAATTAGGATATGATATAAATCAAAATGGGATTCCATTAGAGCCTTGCCCAAAACCTAAAACATATACAGAAGAATTTCTATGTAGAGAATATTACAAAAAGTGAAATAAGTTATTAAAACTATCTTTTTAAAGGGAGATGAATATATGAATGTAGAAAGAGATCAAAGAAAATTTAGATTATGCCAAGAATGTGGTGTAAAAAATGAAGATGTGCCAGTTTATAGCATTTCTTTAGGTAATGAAAATCAGACATCTACAATAGCCCTATGCGAACAGTGCGTTAATGATATTGCTAAAAAGATAATAAATATTTGATTTTAAGGAGGGCGTGCAAATGGGAATGATTAAATTTACTAACAAATCGTCTTGGTGGTTAAGATCAGAAAGTGACACAAGGTGGAATGCTAATGGCAATTGTATGTACGGAGGCTTCGTAATGCCAAATGAAGTAAAAAATCAGATTGAAAACTTTAAGTTAAAATATGGGGATTACCCTAAAGATTTAGAATGGGGCTGCATGAAACATTAAATAACAATGAATTGATTAATTTAAAGGACGTGTAAATATGTGCAGAGGATTTAATATAGCTGTAGAAAAAATGGATGACGGATTCTCTATGTATACATGTAGAGATAAAGATAAATTTGTTCTAGTAGACGAATGGAATCCAAACATTAAAAGTAAAAATGAAGCAATTAAAGAGTGTAAAATCACTATAGATGATTATTTCAATAATCCAAGTGATTATGAGTAAATAAACTTAACGATTTATAAGGAGTGATGGACATGAATAATAAATGCTTATTAACATACGCAATTGATGGGAAATGTACCTTTGATTGGTTTGAAGATTCAGAAGAATTAGAAGATTTTTTCAGACAACAATTAATTAAGCATGGGGAAAAGTTTAAAGTGTTTGAAGCAATTGAGATACAAGAATGCACTAATATTTGTTTGCTTTAGAATGCATGATTTAAAGGGAAAAGGAGTGTTATAAAATTACAAGAGAAGAATTTAAAGAAATGAAATATAATAAACGACATAAAATTATTAATGGTGTCGAATATAAACTTTGTTTGAAGTGTAATAGATGGTTTCCGTTATCTAGAGAGTTTTTTTATAGATACCACAAATCAAATGACGGATATGTTTCTAATTGTATAGAGTGTAACCTTAATGAAGTTCATGAGTATAGAAAAAATAATTTGGAAATTATCAAAAAGAGAGAACTCAAAGATTATTACGAAAACAAACAAAAACATTTGATTTGGATGTATAGGTATTATAAAAACAACAAAGATTCAATTAGACAATATCAGAGGGATTATCTAGTAAACAATAAGGATAAAGTTAAAAAATACAATAAAAGATATGGAAGTAAAAAACACACGGTTAATTCAGCAGAATGGGAATCATGTAAACATTATTTTAATATGAGATGTGCATACTGTGGGATTCCGATAGAAGAACACTATATAACTAGAAAAGGTATTAAAAAACTAGGTGATTTTCATAAAGAACATGTTTACCACGATGGGAAAAATGATTTAAGCAATTGTGTTCCTAGTTGTAGGCAATGTAATACAAAAAAGAATGTAAGAACAATTAACGAATTTTACAAGATTAGCGAAAAGTTTACATATGATAAATATCACAAAATATATATGTGGATTAGATATGATTATAAAAATTTTATTAACAGAAAAGCAACTAAATGAAACAATTTAAGCAGAAAGGGGTAAAGTATGAAGATAGATATAAACAAAATTCCAGAAAAAGTGAGATATATCTTGCAAAAACTTAATGAAAATAATTATGAAGCATATGCTGTTGGTGGTTGTGTTAGGGATATTCTATTAAACAGAATACCTCACGATTGGGATATTGCTACTTCTGCATTACCTTTAGAAATTATAAATCTTTTTGACAATGTAGTAGAGACTGGAATTAAACATGGTACGGTCACAGTAGTTTTAGATAATGAAAATTTTGAAGTTACAACTTTTAGAATAGACGGTGTTTATAGTGATGGCAGAAGTCCCGAATCAGTTGAATTTACAAATAACTTCAAAGACGATTGTAGTAGAAGGGATATCACCATAAATTCAATTGGAATAGATCAATTTGGAAATATCTATGATTGTTTTGATGGAATTAATGATTTAGAGAACAAAGCCATTAAGTGTGTTGGTAATCCATTTGATAGATTTAATGAGGATTATTTGAGAATATTAAGATGCATAAGGTTTTCGAGTCAACTTGGTTTTGATATTGAAAAAGAAACTAAGTCTGCAATATTGAAATTCGATAATCAGAAAATTTTAGAATTATCAAAAGAAAGAATAAGAGATGAAATTAATAAGATTTTATTATCAATTAAGCCATCAATAGGTATCAACTTACTTAAAGAATTCGGGTTACTTGAAATTATTATACCAGAGCTATATAATTGTGTATCATTTAATCAAAATAATCCACATCACGACAAAGATGTTTATAATCATATATTAAGTGTAGTTGATAATTGTGAACCAAAACTTGAATTAAGATTAGCTGCTTTGTTTCATGATTTAGGTAAGCCAATATGTTATTCTGAAGATGAAAACGAAATCGGTCATTTTTACGGTCATCATAAGGAGTCTAGTAGGCTATCAAGAGATATAATGACTAGATATAAGTATTCAAATGATGAAATTGAAAATGTTGGCGAACTTGTATATTGGCACATGAGTAGAAATATTCCATTGAAATCAAGAACAGTAAAAAAATTTATTAATAGTGTTACAGTAGACAGATTACAAAATTTGTTTAAGTTACAAATTGCCGATGAAATAGGTGGGAAATCACCGTATGATTTTGAAGATATATATAAAATTAAATTTGAATGCGAACGGATTTTAGATGAAAAACAACCATTGAGTATTAAGGATTTAGACATAAATGGATATGATTTGATAGCCATTGGATATGATGGAAAAGAAATTGGTGAAGTTTTAAAATATTTGTTAGAAAACGTTTTAGACGAGGTCGGTATAAATAAGAAAGAAAAATTGCTACAACTAGCCAAAGAAGGGATGATAAAGGATGTTAAAAAAAATCACAAATGATGTCGGATACCAAAAAGTAAGAGATTTTATGAATACTAGAAAAGTAATCTTTCTTACATATGGTGGATCACATGCCTACGGAACAAACATAGAAACAAGTGATATTGATTTAAGGGGTATTGCTCTTCAGAATAAAAATGAATTGCTTGGATTTGAAAACTTTGAACAATTTGTTTGTACTGAATCAGACACAACAATTTATGGAATTAAGAAAATATTTCAATTACTATTAAACGTGAACCCAAATACAATTGAAATGCTAGGAACTAAACCAGAACATCATTTTATTAAAACACCTGAATCTGAATTAATATTGGCAAATAAAAAATTATTTTTATCTAAAAGATGTATCAACTCTTTTGGTGGATATGCGACTGCACAACTTAGAAGGTTAGAAAATGCTATGTCAAGAACAATGTCGCAGTCAAGGCAAGAAGAACATATTTTAAACAGTATATATAGTTCATTAGATCACTTACAGACGCACTATACACCTTTTACAGATGATGATATTAAGCTATATGTTGGAGAATCTATTAAAGATGAATATGATACAGAAATATTTATTGATTGCAATTTAAAAAGATATCCTTTGCGTGACTTTAAAGCTATACAATCAGAAATGAATGAAACGGTTAAAAACTATAGTAAAATATCTCATAGAAATAATAAGAAGTCTGAACAAAAACTAGATAAACACGTTATGCACTTAGTTAGGCTATATTTGATGTTATTTGATATACTTGAAAAAGAAGAAATAAATACCTTTAGAGGTGACGATATAGAATTACTTCAAGACATTAGGAATGGCAAATATAGCGATAATGAATATTCTGCAATTTATGAAATGCTGAATCAATTTGAAAAAAGATTGGCTTATGCAAAAGAAAATACATCATTACCAGAAAAGCCAGATTATAACAAAGTACAAGAACTACTTGTATTGATAAATGAAAAAACAATAAATTAATAGATTTAATATAAACAATAAACAAAAACTAGCACTTGCATAAATTTTAGTCCTATGATATAATTACATAATAAACGATAGACAGGAGGTATAATCATGGGACTAGATAGTAGTTTTTCTACATCAACTATTAGAGAAATATATAAAGATAAAGACACATATTTTTTTGACCTAAAAGGGCAGCGTAGTTTTGTATGGGATCACTTTAAAAGGTCATTGTTGATAGATTCAATTTTGAGAGGTTGGGGAATTAATCTTCTTCATGTCAATAGAACATCTGAAGGGATATTAGAAGTGCTTGATGGCAAACAAAGGTATAAATCAATCATAACATTCATTGATAATGAGTGGGCATTATCTGACAAAATTGATTATTGCAATGGGGAATACAGTATAGCTAATAAAAAATTTATTGAATTATCCCAAGATTTAAAAGATAAAATATTCGACTATGCAACTAGAGCTGAAGTATATTACAACTTACCTGAAGAAGATAAGAATGAAATATTGTCTCGATTAAACATGGGTGAATCAATGTCTGTTATGGATGAAATAAGAGTGCATACCCAAGGCAAAAAGGCAGAATTTATAGATAAAATTGCGACAAGTGATTTCTATAATAGAAAAGTATCAATGCAAAAGTCAGATGTGTCAAAAAATAGTGTTCACGAAGAAAGTGTATATTTTCTATTAATAATGGAAATTGAGAAAGAACCTATATTAACCCAAATTCGTGCAAAGAAATTTGCAGACAAATTCAAAGATGAATTTCCAAGGAGAGCTACAAACACAGTAGAAAAGGTTGTTGATTATATGAATTTATGCTTTCCTACCAAGCACAAATTTTTAACACGAAGTAATACTCCAGTAGTTTATGTAGTTGCAAAAAAAGCTATGAAAGATGGATGCAATCCCAAGTTATTTTTAAGGATTATTGATTCATTTATGGATAATATGTCTGAAGATTACCGAAAAGACTTCAATAGAAGGAAGGGTGCTTCACATACTATTAAAGATAAAGTAGATGAATTAATGAATTATTATGAGAGTAAAACTAAAAATGCCAGTCTTTAAAGCTGGCATATATGTTTAAAAATTTACATATAAACAATATACAAATAAGTGTTGACAAATAAAAATAACTGTGATAGAATAGTATTAGCAACAAAGCAGTACTGCAATCGGCAGATGATAGCCTCCAATCATACGGGTTTCAATATCCGTTGCTGCAACAAGGTGAAAGTTTTCAATAGTTTTCAACACCTTTCAAAAAAGATAAACTATTCGGTGGTTGGTGAACCTGCGGAATACCGAAAATCAAAATTACTAGTGAAGGAAAACACTATAAAACCAACCCCCTAAAACATAAAATATGGTAGTATTTTACCATTTTTACTAATAAACAATACATAAAAAGCAAATAAAATAAGTGTTTTAAAAACTTTTTACAAATCATCATCGTATGGATCTTCGTCTTCGCAAACTTCTTCTATATATTTACCGTCAACTGTAGTTTTACATTTTGGACATACATAGAAACAATTGCCTTTGATAAGTGATTCTATTGGTGTTAAGTTACTCCACCATTCTTTTGTTGCCTCATTCCATTCTTCTTGACTTGATATTTCTTCACACTCTGGACATGTTTACTCTTTCATATTTTCTCCTTTCCTTTAAATCTCTGATTTCAAAGAGAAAATAAAGGAGAGCGATATGAAATTTGTAAAAAATTATTTTAGAGATTGGACACTGTGGGAAAAGATTTGGCTATTTGGATTTACTGCATTGATAATTGGATTATCAATTTATTGGAAAGATACCGTCATGGGTGTTACTTGTTCAATAACAGGTATATGGTGCGTAGTACTAACTGCAAAAGGAAGAATATCAAATTATTGGGTAGGGTTAATTAATGTAATTCTGTACGCAATCATTTCTTACCAAGCAAAGTATTATGGTGAAGTTATGTTGAACGCATTATACTTCTTACCTATGCAATTTATCGGTGCTTACATATGGATTAAGAATAAAAAAGAAGAAACATTTGACACAGTAAAAACTAAGTTTTTAACCAACAATCAACGTATATTTTGGATTGCAATATGTATTATATCAACTTATTTTTATGGGGTATTTCTTAAATCTATCGGTGGGAATTTGCCATACATAGATGCAATGTCTACTACATTTTCAATAGTTGCAATGGTATTAATGGCTTGGAGATATATGGAACAATGGATATTATGGATTATTGTAGACGTAGTAACGGTTATAATGTGGTTTGTCGTTATGATAAATGGAGGCAATGATATTAGTATTCTACTTATGTGGATAGCCTATTTAATAAATGCTGTATATGGGGCTTATAATTGGATTAAGATGACTCCAAAGAAGGTGACTTAGTGACAATAGGATTTTATGGTGGAAAATTTCTACCGCTTCATATGGGTCATGTAAATTGCATAATAACCGCCAGTACAATGTGTGACAAATTGTATGTTGGGCTATCACACTCTGAGAATAGAGATAAGCAGCTTTGCAATGATAAAATGCCGTATATATCAGTAGAAAAAAGATTACAATGGTTAGATCAATTAACTTCTTCATTCACAAATATAGAGATTTTTGAATTTATGGATGAAGACGGAATTGAATATAACTCTTGGGAAGATGGTGCAAATCAAGTTAGAAGATTTATTGGAGAAAACATTGATTACGTTTTTGGTTCTGAGGGGGGTTATAAGGAAATATTTAATAAGATATATCCTTCAGCTCAATACATATTAATTGACTCTGCAAGGGAGAAATTTAAAATATCTGCAACGCAACTAAGAGAAGATGGTGTTTTTGCTCATTGGGATGCTATTCCAAATGTATGCAAGCCCTACTTCAATAAAAAAGTTATGGTAGTTGGCACTGAAAGCTGTGGCAAATCAACATTAGTGAATAAGCTTGCATTATATTATAACACTGAATATGTTGAAGAATATGGAAGATTGATGTGTGAAGAACTCAACACTGGTCAGCCAACTAAAGAATATTATCCATATATAGCCTACGGTCATAAAATGCATGAGTTCCAGAAGAATAAGAGGGCTAACAAATTATTATTTATTGATACTGAATCTGTAGTAACTCAGTTTTATAGTGAACTATATGCAAATACACATTATGATGTATTGGATGAAATGGCAAAATTACATAAATATGACTTGTGGTTATTTTTAGAACCAGATGTCGAATGGGTTAATGACGGATTAAGAAAACACGGGTTATATAAAGAAAGAGCTGAAAACAATAGCAAACTAAAAGAAATGCTTAGATTAAAAAACATTAAAATAATAGTAATTAACGGCAATTATAATGAAAGATTTGACAAATCCATTAAAGAAATTGACAAGTTATTACAATAGAATGAAGGATTTAAAGGGTTCTTTATACCCAATTTAGATGTAAACAATAAACAAAAAAGAAGGTGAATGATGAAAATTGGTTTAATAGATGTTGATAGTCATAATTTCCCTAACTTACCAATTATGAAGCTATCTACATATCATAAAAATATCGGTGATCAGATTGAGTTTGTTGATCCATCTATAGCTTATGACAAGGTTTATATAAGCAAAGTGTTTACAGAATCAAAAGAACCAGAATACATCATAAAATCAAAAGAAATTATTCGTGGTGGGAGTGGTTATGATCTGAAAAATAGACTTGATTATGATGTCGAACATAGTTATCCAGATTATAGTTTATATCCTAATTATGAATTTGCATTAGGTTGGCTAACAAGAGGGTGTCCAAGAGTTAACCATACATTCTGTATAACACCTGAGAAAGACGGATGTAAAGCTATAAAGGTAGCTGATTTATCCGAATTTTGGACAGGTCAAAAGAAAATTGTTCTTCTAGATCAGAATATATTGGCTTGTAAAGATAGAATGGATTTATTATATCAACTTGAAGAATCTAAAGCAGAAGTGGAATTTAATGGTGGCATGGATGCTAGATTTATGAATGAAGCCATTATTGAAGAACTTAGGAAAATTAAAGTAAAGGATTATCATTTTGCATGGGATGACCCAAGAGAAGATTTGGAACATAAGTTTAGACTCATCAAGGAAAGTGGTTTAAAAAATCCTAATCAAGTAGGTGTGTATGTACTAACAAATTTTTGGAGTAGTTTAGAAGAAGATTTACATAGAATATATACCTTGCGTTCAATGGGATATATGCCATTTGTGATGATTTATGACAAACAAAAATATGTGGATGCTCGCGGTAGATGGCTGCCTGATGTGGCTAGTAAATACTCAGTTGAACAGCTAATACATTTTAAGACAGTACAGCATATGCAACGTTGGTGTGGTAATCGTAAACTAATTAAAGTTTCTCCAAATTTTGACGATTACGAGCCGTATAAAAATTGGGTTAAAAAAGGAATGCAAGTTCCAAAAACTACATAAATATTCTAATTTAAAGAGAGGGAAATATATGAAGTATGAAATAGGTAAAGAAATTGAAATAACAGAAGATTTTGAAATTAGAGCTGCATTGAGTGATACGAAATTGCACGTCAAGAAAGGGGATAAAGGATATGTTTCTAGCAAGGGATCAATTCATTATACAACTGGCGAGGCAAGAGGGAAAATACAAAAAATAGAAGATTGTCAGGTTGAAGGATATGATACTGAAAACATAGCAAAGTTGATTTGGAAAAGGCTGTGGAGTAGATTTCCATTTGAAGATATTGTAGATGGAGATTATTTAACAGAGTCAGAGATTATGGATGAAATTCAAGATATTCTTTCTGATATTTTAGAATTCTAAACCAAATAAAAAGATGTATTTAAAGGGAAGGTGAAGAGATTGAAAATTCCATGTACTGCTTGTATTTATAGGAAACAAACAGAAGTTGGGCATAGGATATTTATTGGGTGTTCCGATGAAGAAAAAAAGAAAGGATTTATTGAAGATGATTACTGGTATGAACATAAATGTTCGAATCATACGCCTAAGGAAGAGTGTTTAATATGTAAAAATTATTTAATCCCATATTGCAAGAAGGCATCTTCAGAGTGTAAATTTGAAACCAAATAAATGAAGGATTTTAAAGGAGAAAAGTATATTTAATAGACAGAAAAAATTAAATCAACAAATTAATAGGTATGAAGCTGAAATAAATAACATAAGGGAAGCAATGAGAGATAGGGATGAAAGATTAAGTAATAAAATAGAATCATTAAAATATCCAAATGGAAAAATTGTTAAGGCTTATTCTACACTTTTTGGAGGTTGCCAAAACGGGCATTATCTATACTATATTGATGATCTTAAGTATAAATGCGTTTTGGAAGAATACGTTGAATCTTGCTTAGTAACTATTGATGGAAATAATATATATCTAAGAATCAATGAAGAAAACACATATATAATTAAGAAGGGTACAGAAGTTGCAATTAAAATTTCAGATGTGCCAATTAATTTTGACAATGCCGTTGCATTGATATAAATTACGCAATCTAGGGGAAGTGAGAGAAAATATGTTTTATTGTCCAAACTGCGGAACATTAGAAGTGAGCAATAAAAATTATCCAAAAGAAGATATTATCTTCAACAACTTAAGAGATGGGTATGGTTTGATGTTGCATTATGTTTTATGTAAAAAGTGTAATTATCCATTATCAGCAGTTGTATATACGAGACATAACGATGCTGAAGAAATTCAATATTATAAAAGTATTATTGAAGATTATCAAAATGGCTACTTTTCTGATAAGAAAACAATAATGGAGCGCATTAAATCAAGATATATAAAAGGTAATAGTAAAAATAAAGAACAAGTACTTACTGCATGTGAAAGTACTTAAATGGCGAAATTCATTTGAATTGAAAGGAGATTATTATGAGTGATGTTTTAATGAAATGTGGACATACGGCTAACGCACACAAAATACTTGATGATGGCACAAGCATCCCATCTTGTGTGATTTGTAACTGTGATGAAATACAAGAAGAAAGACCTTCTTTAGAGGGTAGGTATGCGGTTTGTTCTGGATGTAAAAAAACTCCAGCGAACACAACTAAAAGCAGATATGATTTGCCATTCTTTGAGTATAGACCTAACGAAAAATTTGACAATTATTATTGCGGTTGTTGGGGGTGGGATTAAGATAAAGAATTAATCTATTAGGAGAAGTGATGTATATGAGTATTAGAAGAATAGTTTTACATATAATGATTTGGTTAATAGGTTGTTCTATGCTTGCTTATTCGATTTATATAACCAAGAATGCAGATATTTTATGGCTGACTTTGGTTTTCGGATTGATAACATCCATTGATATGGGATTTAACCTTGAATAACCAAATAAATTGTTCCATTTATAATAAAAAAATAATAAGGAGATAGAAAAATGAACAAACAAATGTACTACGTTCCTAATTTTATGAGAGGCAGAGGGGATTATTTGAATTACTTAGAGAATGTTTTAATTCCATACTCAATACCCAAAGAGGAATTCAAAGTAGAGAGAACAATCTTTAATGACCCTGCAACAATAGTCTTTTGGGATAAAGAAGATAAGACAGTTGTAAAAGCAACAGATGGTGATACATATAGTCCTGAATTTGGATTCTTAATTGCTTACTTTGAAAAGAATTCGGGAATGAGTCGAACGCAGGTTAATAAGTTTATGAAGAAGCTTAGAAAAGATTATGAAGAACAAATGGCTGCAAAGGATAAAAACTAAAATATATTACAAATAAACAATAGACAATAGGAGAAGAAAATGAACAAATTAAAAAATGTATGGATTCACGGAGATTGTATGAAGGAATTACCAAAATTAGAAAGTGAGAGTGTGGACTTAATTGTAACTTCCCCGCCATATCACAATCTTAGAGTATACTCAAATGACCCTGCTGATATTTCAAATTGTGAGTCTTATGAAGAATATTACTACTTATTAGGGAATGTGATTGAGGAATGTCATAGAGTATTAAAGGCTGGCGGGAAATTTGTAATTCAATTTGAGGATTACAATTACACACTTGGAAGAGATGGTAAAAGAGGGAAGGAAAATATTGTCGGGGGAATTAATCAAATATTCCTAGACAAAGGATTTACATTATGGACAGAAGCTATTTGGAGAAAATATTCAGCTCAAAGAGCTATGTTGGCAGATGGAGCACTATGGTATAGAAATTTAAAAGATAAAGATACTCAACTAGCAGCTAACTGGGGATATGTATATTGCTACCGTAAAGATGGAGATACTGAAAAAACAACAGGTGTAGATATTACATTGGAAGAATGGGCAGAATGGGCAGATGCAGTATGGAATATCTCAAATAGTGGTATAGGTCATACAACTCCATTCGCTGAAGAATTGGTAAAACGATGTATCAAATTATGGTCAAATCCAAATGATACAGTTTTAGATCCTTTTGCTGGTGGTGGAACAGTAAATTATGTTGCAATAAAGAATAATAGAAATGCGATTGGTATTGAGTTGAGAGAAGATTTCCACGCTCTTGCAATAGAAAAAAGATTCGACAAATTCACAGAAGAAGATTTTATCTGTAATGACTCAGTTGAAAAATTAACAGAAAGATTTTTAAAAGAAAAAGAATTAGCAGAAGCAGGGAAGGAAGCCAAAGCTAAAGAAATTGAGGAAAAGAAAGAATTAACTCAAAAGAAAAAAGACGTAAGACAAGAAATTAAAGAACTTGAAGCACAACTAAATGCGTTGGGAATGAAAAAATCTGAAATCAAAAAGATTAAAGATGGAGCTGTTCTTAATGATTGAGCTAGAAGTCCCCAAAGATAAGATTGTTTATATAAGAACAATTGAGGGAAGGAAATTTAAAGATGGATTCTGGTATTTCCCAGAATCATCTGTTCTTAAACTTAAAGAGTATGGATTAATTGGCTCTGATTATCAAGTTGCTAAGAAAGAATTTAAGCAGTATGAACTATCTGATTATCTTTATAGGTATCAAAAAGAGATAGTCAATGAGGCTTTAAATTTTGGAGATTATGGTCTTTTTATGGACACAGGCACAGGGAAAACTTGTTCTGGATTAGAAATATCAAGGTATTATAACAAAACACTGATAGTTTGCCCTCTATCTATAATTGATGCAGCTTGGATTAATGATTGCAAAAAATTCTATCCTGATAGAAAAATAATATCTTTGTGGAACACATCCAAAAAGAAAAGACTTCAAGCGTTAAGAGAAGATGCTGATATATATGTTATTAATTTTGAAGGATTGAAAATCATCTACAATGAAATAATAGCTGCCAAGTTCGATTGCATTATAGTAGATGAAAGCAGTAAAATGAAAAATTACACCGCACAGATTACGCAATATTTACTAAGACTTGTTGAACATATCCCACATAGATTTGTTTTGAGTGGTTGCCCGACTCCTAACCATAATTCGGAAATATTTCCACAAATGAAATTTGTAAATGCCGATGTTTTTGGGAACAATTATCACGGATTTTTAGCGAAATACTTTAGTCAAGACATGGAAAATCCTCATAGGTGGTATCAGACTCAAGAAAATAAGGATAGTTTTTTCAGCAGGTTGTCAATTCAAAGTAGATTTATCAGAAAAGATGATTGTATTGACTTGCCAGACAAAGTATTTCAGATAAGAAAAATTAAACTAAGCAGTAAACAAATGATACATTATGAAAATATGATACAGAATATCCAAGACAATATAAACAAATGGAGTAAATTTGAGTTTACTGCAAAATTGATGAAATTAAGAGAAATTATATCAGGATTTGTAATAAATAAAGACGATACCATAACAGAGTTTGAAACAAAAAAAGATACTGAACTTGAGAATATAATTGATGAAATTGGGGATAAACCAATAATTATATGGTGTCAATTTATACATGAAATAGAGCGATTGAGTAAAAAATTTAATGGAATTGGAATTACTTCCAAGTCAAAAAACAGAGATGAAATCATAAAGGATTTTAAAGAAAACAAAATCAAACTATTATTCGCTCACCCAAAGCTACTAGGGCATGGATTGACATTTACTAATTGTAATTATAATATTTACTATTCATTAAGCTTTAGCTATGAAGAATTTAAACAAAGTCAAGATAGAATACATAGGATAGGGCAAACAAGCAAGTGTACATATATTGTATTGCAGGCAGAAAATACTATAGATGAAAACATTTACAGGTGCTTACAAAACAAAAAGAATGTAGTAGATGAATTATATTCAACATTGGGAATAAAAGCTTAATAAATTATTTAATTTAACGGGATAGGTATGCTTATTTTAGATATAAACAATAGAAAAGTAAATAAATTCTAAACTTTAATTGGTTTTGAAAGGAGATTATAAAATGCCAAGATTAGAAAATTGGAGTATCGTTAGTACAAATATTAGTCCCTATGCTGCTCCAGAATTAGCGTCACCAAAATTAGAAGGTAATATCTACGATGATGAGAAGGGTAGATTTCCAGACGGGTCATATGTTTTAACTAGTAGAATAGTAGAATTCGATTCAGAAAATATGGTGGCTCAAACAAGAAATACAAAGTACATATTAGGTGAAATGAGTAAAGAGTTTCAATCATATCTTGATGGAAGTGGTCACAAACTAAGTGATTATGATGCTGAATTAATTTAAATATACTGCAGAAAAGGAAGTGGTGCCACTATAGCAAAGGGGAAGTTTAAGGGATTCAATAATTATGAGATACGAGGAAAAGATGTTGCAATACTAATTAACTATAAAGGAAAAATACTTGAGTGTTTTGTAGATTTGGAAGACCTAGAAAGACTTATTGAGGCAGATTATAGATGGTGTGTACAATGGGATAAAGGTTCGCAAACATTCTATGTCCGTACAATATTATATCCAGAAGGGGAACATTCAATAACGCTATCAATACATAGATTTTTAATGAATGCAGTAGAAAAACATATACGGGTAGACCATAAAGATCATGACGGATTAAATAATAAAAAATCAAATTTAAGAGTTACGATACATTCTAACAATAATCAAAATCGAAGAGGTAAAAACTCTAATAATACGTCTGGCTATAGAAATGTATCATGGATAAAAGATTATAAGAAATGGTGTGTTCAACTACAAGTTGACGGAAAGAATAAACTACTTGGAAAATTTGATGATGTAGACGAAGCAGGCAAATTTGCAGAAGAAATGAGAAAAAAGTATTATGGTAAATTTGCGGGGAAAGGTTAAAATCGCTTTGCTTTCATCATTTAACGGGTTAGTAAATTTCAAATAGATTTACATAGAGCAACTTACTATAATCTTGCTGTGCAAGTTTACATATAAACAATATATAGGAGAATGAAAAATGAAAAACACAGAAAATATTTGCACTATAAGAGACATGCTTACAACAGAAGAAATTGCAGTAGCTTATGCAATCGCAAACAGAGTAGTAAATAACATTGAGGAAGGAGATACGAGAAAAATTAGAAGAATGCTTAATCAAGCAAGAAATATGAGGTAAATAAGAGAGGAGAGGTCAATTGAATATAATATTTTCAAAACTAAAGTTAAAAAACTTTAAAGGTGTTAAAGATTTTGAGATAAACTTTAACAATGGCATCACAAAGATTATCGGAGAAAATGCCAAAGGTAAGACAACGCTGCTAGATGCGACATATTGGATATTCTTTGGCAAGAACTCATCAGGTTCTAAGAAATTTGACTTGCAACCATTAGACGAGAACAATGAAATCATACCTAAGAAATATCCAGAGGTTTCACTTGATTTAGTAGTAGATGGTCAAGAAATTAACTTGAAAAAGATTCAAAAAAGCAGCTGTGAATACTATTATGATGAGCATCCAGTAAAAGCAAATGAGTATGAGTCAAAAATAAGTGAAATTATTGATGAAAAGTTATTCTCAACATTAATAAACCCCGTATTCTTTGGAGATCAGCTCACTTGGCAAGAGCAAAAGGCTTTGATATTAAACAATTTTGAAGTTGAAGATACCGTAATACTTGATGATAAATATACCATTATCAAGTCTGAAATCAGTACTTATGGAGTCGATTCAACTCTTGCCAAATACGAAAAAAAATACAAAGACTTAGATAAGGAAATCATAGGACTCAAATCAACAAAGGATTATATTGTCAAAAGTCTAGATGGTAAATCTGTAAGCAAAGATAAATCAACTTTATCTGAAGAACTAGGCAATGCGAAAGATAGATTGAAACAATTTTCCGAATCAAGAGATAGAATCATGGAACTTGAAAGGGAAAAACTTACAGTCGATAACTCCTTATTGATAGAAAGAAATAATTTTGACAATGAATTAAAAAACAAAAAACTATCAATTGAAAGGGAAATAAGCACTAAAGAACATGAGAAGTCAATGTTACTCAATAACTACAAGGAAGTTAGTAAAAAACTCAAATCAATAGTGGACACTTGTGCATATTGTGGTAATAAAATATCTGCTGAAAAAGTTGACTCCCAAAAAGAACAGTTGAAGTCTGAAATGGATGAAATAGTAAATAAGGGTAATGTTATCGCCAATGAAATTCAGTTATTAAAAGAAAAGTTGCTTAATATTAGTGATAAATTTACTCCAAGTGAAGATTTAATTAAGAAACAAGCTGATTTAGAAGGCAATATAAAAACACTTAAATCATCATTCAACACAGAGCTATATGATCAAATATCAAGAGAAATAGGCGAAATTGAATCAACTTTATCGGGTTTTGAGACAATTACAAAATTCCAAACGGACTTAGATAAAACCAATAAAGATATTTTAACAAAGACTGATGAACTGGAAGACGCTGAGATTAAAGTTGAGAAAATTAAAGAATACAATCGTGAGTATAGTAAATTAGTAGCCGATAAGTTAAATGAATTACTTACAGATGTTCAGATTAATACTTTTATTACTCAAAAGAATGGAACAGTTAAAGAAACTTTTGAAATTACTATGTTTGGAGTACCTTACAAAAGCCTAAATAGTGCTGGGAAAATCATTGCTGGAGTTGAACTGATTAGATTGATTAACAGTGCATTAGATATCAATTTCCCAATAGTGATTGACAATAAGGAAGGTATCACAAAAGACTTTAATATTCCAAATCAATTAATCACACTAGAAGTAGTTAAAGGAGCTGAATTGAGTGTACGAGATTAAAGTACTTGGCAGCTCAAGTAGTGGCAACTGTATATATGTATCAGATGGAGAAACTAATATATTATTAGATTGTGGCTTGACATTTAAAAATACTAAAGTACAGCTGCATGCGTTAGGTATTAAATTATCCAGTATTCATTATATCTTAGTTACTCATGAACATATTGACCATATTCGTAGCGTCAAGAAAATGGTTGATGATTACGGTATTAAAATAATTGGAAGTAGAGGAACATTGCAGAGTATTGACATTAATAGTACATATAAACAATATATAAAAGATAGAACGACAATAAATATTGGAACAATTACATTGCAAGCATATAGAATCAACCATGATGCAACTGAACCATTATGTTTTTCATTAACTAATTCATTAGATGAAAAACTTCTATATTTAACTGATTGTGGTATGGCTAAGTATTTGAAATTCAAAGACTATGATGTTTATATAATTGAAGCCAACTACAGTTTAGAAACACTAGAAGAAAATTACAACAATAACTTACTACACAAAGTTAGATATGAAAGAGCACTTTCAGGAATGGGACATCTAAGCATTAACGAAACAATTGAGTTTTTGAAAAGAAATATGGGATCAAATACGCAAAAAATTATTTTGAGCCATTTATCTTCAGAAAACTCAAATAAAGAATCATTCCTAAAAGCAGCTAAATCACAATTATCCTTTGATGAAGTTTATATAGCTGAAGAAGGATTTAACATAAATTGTGGAACTATTAATCCATTTTAAAAAGAAAAAGGAGAACTGAATGAGCAGATTTGTCAAGGCAAAAAGAGAGATGAGCTATATGAAGTGTTTAGCAATTTCCCCGTCAGGAGGAGGTATGTAAGTAAATATTCAACTTTTCTATCCAAGAAAGGAACGTAGTGGCACAGTCAGAAAAATATAAACAAAAATACGAAAAAGCAATTGAAATGCACAACAATGGATTTACTTTTAAGGAAATTTACAAAACACTAAAAATGGACAGACAAATTCTTAGAAGGAATATGGAGTACGACAAAATATTTATATATAACCAGAACAACGACAAATATAGAAATAAATCATGTTTTCAAACAATAAACACAGAAGAAAAAGCATATTGGTTAGGCTTTTTATATGCAGATGGATATGTTTCCGAAAAAGAAAACAAAGTAGAATTAACATCAAAAGACTTTAGTCACATTAAGAAGTTTAAAGATTTTGTCAATGTTCAAAATACTATTCGCACTAAAAAGGCAATGGGAAATGACTATTACAGGATATCATTTAGAGACAAAAAGATAACAGAAGACCTTGTTAAAAAGGGATGTTTTCAAAATAAAAGTCTTTCATTAAGATTCCCTACATTAAAAGTAGTTCCCCTTCATCTCCAAAGACACTTTATAAAGGGATATTTTGATGGAGATGGGTGCGTTGGTATATATAAATACAATAGAAATGGTTATGAAAGAACAAATATAGTTACAATAATCATAGGAACAAAGCCTTTTCTAAATAAGTTGATAAAAGTAGCAAATTTAGATCACAATATATACTCTGCAAAAGGTAGGGCGTTTGAGTGGAGAAGTGGTAAAAAAAGTACTGTTAAGGGATTTCTAGATTACATATATAAAGATTCATTAGTTTATTTGGATAGAAAGTATGAAAAATATTTACAAATTGCCGTATTAGATGGAAACATTTAGTATTATGAATGGGCAAAATCGGTGAACACTGAGATGTGAATACCGAGGTAAACAATTAAATTTCGAAAGGTTAATTGTCACCGTAGAGCGTAGAAGTTGAATAAATATAATACTTCCAAGAGTGTCCGTTACGGAAGGATTCCTCACTTCCCTTTAAGATATCTTACTGCCTAACGTAAAGACGAGGGTAAAAATGTACGCCGAGCTTACACAAAATGAAGTGTAAGAAGTAAGGATAAAAAGCCTTGCGATAACAAAACTGAAAAGTTACTCTTCATTAAGAGTTGCATCTGGATTTTCAAAAAGACTTAAAGAGTTAGACGGGAAGGAACATAGAATTGCATATATAAATTCCGAAGCAAACCGTGGAAAAATGTATGCAGATGAATTTGATTACGATATTTTAGACCTAAAAGCTCCTTATGAGCCAGAAGCTTATATTGACGCAATGGATGATGCTATTGAAGGTGGATATGATATTTTGATTATTGATAGCTTAACGCATGAATGGTCGGGCAAAGGGGGATGTTTGGAAATTCATTCCAATATCAAAGGCAAAGATAGCTATATGAATTGGAGAACTGTTTCCCCTAGACATGAAGCTTTTATGGATAAGATACTAGATTCGCCATTACATATTTTTGCGACAGTAAGAGGGAAAGACGCTTATGAACGAGGATCAAATGAAGGTGGAAGAGTTAGTTATGAAAAGGTAGCCGTAGGATATGACCAACGTAAGAACCTTGAATATTTATTTTATACATCATTCATGATTGACTTAAAAACTCATAAAGCTGAAGCAGTAAAGGACAATACAAGACTATTCACATTAAACGAAAGATTGTCAGAAAAACATGGTAAAGCATTGTGTGATTGGGCTTATAATACAACTGCTGATGATGTTAAGAAACTGAAAGAGGAACAACAACGAGTTAAAGATGAAATCAAAGCAAATGAAGAAAAAGAGTTTGCAGATGGTGGCATATATAACAAAGAAGATGAAAATGAAATTACTGAATCCGTATCAGATGTTGTTAATGATATTATTTCCTCAGTAAAAGAATTGACTTTATTTGATAAGAGAGATGCGGCTATTGACGCAATTAATGACATTATTAACAGCAAAGACCCAAGAACTATTAAAGATGTAAATGTAGCTAAAAAAGTAAAAGCAAAATTAGATGACATGAAAAGGGAGAATGAATAATTATGAACAAAACACTTTTAATGGGGAGACTTACAAAAGACCCAGAAGTAAAATACACACAAGCAGCAGAGCCAATGGCTATTGCAAGATACACTCTTGCAGTAAACAGAAAATTTAAAAAAGAAGGAGAACCTGATGCCGATTTTCTTAATATCGTAGCATTTGGTAAGAATGGCGAGTTTGCTGAAAAGTATTTTGTAAAAGGTCAGCAAGTTGCAGTAGTCGGACACCTGCAAACTGGAAATTATACAAATAAAGATGGCGTTAAAGTTTACACTACTGACGTTATTGTTGAAGAACAACACTTTGCTGAAAGTAAGAAAGATAATGGTGGTTCAGCACCTCAATCTTCTAAGTCTGCTGAAGGCTTTGTGCCAATAAGTCGTGGTTTCGACGATGACGATGATTCATTGCCTTTTTAGAAAACTATGACAGAAAAAGATATAAAAGAGGGTATTTATAGAGTAATTAGATATTACAATATCGATCATATGCCAACATCAAACCAAGTCAGGCAATCGGAAGAAAAGGGATTGTCTTCTGCAATAGAAAGAACTGGTGGTTATATTAAGTGGGCTGAGAAATTAAATCTCAGCCCATCTAAGCCATCAACAATTTGGTCAGAAGAAAAGATTGAAGAATATTTACTTGAGTGTATTAATGCCTTGGATTTAAATAGAATGCCATCGAGAGCTGAAATTAGAGGATTTTACGGAAACGATGCTCTTACTAATAAAATAAGCAAAACATTGGGGTATTATGGATGGGCAAATAAACTTGGTTTAGAAATGAAAGATAGCGAAACCAATATGGGAAAAACATATGAAGAAATTATTGAAGATATTTTGAATAATAAAGGATTTGAAACAGAAAGAATGACTACTGGAGAACACTTCGACATTTTGGTGAATGGAATTGTCAAAGTAGACGTAAAATCTGCCAGTAGATACATAACGGATACTTATGAAATGAATACATTCGGGATTAATAAAAAATATGCCACTTGTGATATCTATATACTCGCTGCATTAGATGAATATTATGAAATTGATAAACTGCTGATAATTCCGTCTACCGTGGTTAAGTTTTCAACCACTATGTCTATCGGAACTGAAAGCAAATATGACAAATGGAATAATAGATTTGATATAATCCAAAAATATACTGATTTTTTAAAAAATGTAAGTTAGGGGATTTATTCCCCTTCTTCAATTAATAAGGAGGTGGTATTATGTCATGTGATTTTAAAAAATGCAAATGTAAAGAAGAATTAACCGATGAAAACACTATAAAAACCAATAAGAAAACATACCACATTCAATGTAAAAAAGATATGGATGATTTACACAAAGTCGCTGAAATATACTGGAAATATTACAACGAAAAAGAAAGTTGGGCAATTATGATGAGAAGTTTATTGAATTGGTATAATAAACACACTCCTGAATACATGTTATTTTGTATATCAAAAGCAGTTAGAGAAAAACGCAGAATGACAAACTTCTTATCGCTTTATTATTTGCTTAATGATTTAAATTACATGGAAAGATATAAAAACAAAGATATAAAATACTTCAATTATGACAAAGTAATTATGACTGAAATAGAATATGCCGAATTATTGAATTTTATGGGCAATAATGAAACAAAACTTAATTACTATATACGAAAATTAAATGATTACATGACAACTACAAACAAAAGCTATGATTCCCATTCCGACACTATAAGAACATGGTATGGGAGAGATGAAGATAGTAAACCAATAATATATAAAGAAACTATCCTATAAAAGAAGGGGTGAAAATTTGTCAGAACTTAAAGAACTAAAAGAAAAAATATCAGAAGCAAAAAGTACTTTTGGAGATAGAGCAATAAATCTGATTGTTGAAGATTTACATATAGAAAATTGGAATGATAAAGCCAAAAAGGGAAAATGCCCGTTTCATCAAGAAGATACTCCTTCTTTTATTTGGGATAATAAGCACCATACATTTAAATGTTTCGGTTGTGGTGCTACATATGATATTTTGGACTATTATCAAAAAAAAGGATATAGTTTTAGAGAATCAACTAAAATACTATTTAGAGATACTAATGTTGATTATTTCTTTCCAGATACTAAAAAGAAGAATTACAGATACCCGAAACTAGAAACAAATACAGATAAAGAAAAGGCTTTTAAATATCTTGAGAGTAGAAAGATAACAAGAGATGTGTCTAAATATGCAGGAATTAAACAAGACGATAAAGGGAATATTGTTTTTGAATATTTTGATGAGAATGATACATTGCTTACAGTAAAATATAGACCATCTCACAAAGTACAAAAACCTCAAATCAAGAATTGGTGTCAAAAGGATGCAGATACTTCTCCTATACTATGGGGTATGAATCAATGCGTATTCGGAAAACCCCTAATAATTACTGAAGGAGAGCTGGATAGACTATCAGCTATTCAAAGTGGCTATACAAATGTGGCATCAATACCATTTGGGGCAAACAATACGTCATGGATTGAATATAATTGGGAATGGTTGGATAACTTTGAAGAAATAATTATATGTGGGGACAACGATGAAGCTGGAAAGAAAATGATTGATGAAGTTGTTCCTAGACTTGGCGAATGGAGATGCAAGACTATTGTTTATCCTGAACCTATTACATATAATGACGAACAAAGAACGGTAAATGATCTTAATGAGATATTGTATTTTCTAGGAGAAGAAAAGCTGTATACAATTATTGCGAACTCTAAAGAAGTTCCAATAAAAAACATAGTTGATTTAGCTGATATACAAGAAATTGATTTAGAGCACTCACTCGGTATAAAGAGTGGGATAAAAGAACTTGATCAGAAAATTGGTAAATTTTATTTAGGAACTGTGGCTGTCTGGACTGGTATAAATGGTTCAGGTAAAAGTACAATTATCAATCAAGTTTGTTTATTAGAATCTCTAAATCAAGGATATAAAGTTTTCGCTTTTAGCGATGAATTAACAAAAACGCAGTTTAAAAATTGGATTGAATACCCTATGGCTGGTGGGCAAAATGTAATAGAGACCCCAGCTAGAGATGATAGACCCGCTTATTATAGAATAGACCCAAAAGTTAAAGAAATTATGAGGGAATGGTATAGGGGCAAAGTATTCCTTTATGATGACGAATTTGACAAATCAGCACATTCTATATTGCAACGTATGGAAATGATGGCTAGAAAATACGGGGTTAAAAGTTTCTTAATTGATAACTTAATGATGGTTGATTTATCTTGTTACGGTGGAGAGCCATTAGAAAGACAAAAAATGTTCATGTTGGATTTAATGAAGTTTGCTAGAAAGTTCAATACGTTAGTCCATTTAGTAGCACATCCTAGAAAACTTGATATTGTCAAAAGGCTTAATAAAATGGACGTTTCTGGCACAGGCGATATAACTAATCTAGCTCATTATGTAATGGCTGCTCATCGTGTTACCGCAAAGGAAAAAGAGGGTGTTAAAAACAATAAGGGAGATTGGATTGTTGAGCCAATAAACTTTGATGTTCTAATAGACTGTTTCAAGAATAGACCACTAGGCTTTCAGGATTTTGTTATTGGTTTACATTATGATAGAAAAAGCAGACGGTGTTATAAGACAAATGAGGATTTATATAAGCAATATAAATGGGATAAAACAGAATATAAACCTGCTGATGTAATAGTAGAAGGGTTAGAAGAAGGTCAAGCGTTGCCATACTAAGGAGGTGAGATATATGCAAATTCCAGAAAACTACATAGTTACGCATTGTCACACGATGCTGACAAATCCAATTTATTTTGACTCTACCGCAAGCTATGGTCAGTATATAAAAAAAGCTAAAGAATTCGGTATGTCCGCAATAGCATTTACGGAACATGGAAATGTATATCAGTGGATTGCCAAGAAAAATGCTTGCGATGCAGCAAATATTAAATATATACATGCTTCAGAGTTTTATATGGCAATTGACCTAAGTGTTCAGGAAAGGCAAGATTTTCACATTTGTCTATATGCGAGAAATTATGAGGGAGTTAAGGAACTAAATCGCCTTTCTTCTAAATCATTTGAAGGCAAGGGGAAAAAATGGTATGAAGGTATTCAATACTATTATCGACCAAGAATTTCATTCGAACAGTTGAAAAATACATCTGATAATATCATTGTTAGTACAGCGTGTTTAGCATCAATACTTTGGAGAAAAAGGGAAGACCAAATAGCTATTCAATATTTAGAATGGTTATCTGAAAATAATCATAGGTGTTTTTTGGAAGTACAACCTCATGTAAATAACGATGATCAAAAGGTATATAATAAGCTGTTAATAAGATGGTCTAAAGAATACAATATAAGACTTATAGCAGGAACAGATACTCACGTACTTAACAAAGAGGATAATAGGCTTAGGTTTGTCCTGCAAACTGGCAAGAAAACTACTAATGAAGAGTCTGAAGATGGATGCACTCTACATATGAGAAGTTTACATGAGCTTGTTAATGAGTTCAAGGAACAAGGGGTATTATCAGAGGATGAATACTTAGAAGCAATTAACAACACAAATACCCTTTCAAATATGTGTGAAAATTGGGTATTGGACAAGAGCCATAAATACCCTAAAATATCCAATAATCCAGAAGAAGAGTTATGGCAAAGAATTGAAAACGGAATTATAAAAAGAGAAATAGATCAATATGATGAGATTAAAAAAACACAGTATATAGATAGAATAAAAAGTGAGTTTCAAGTTTTTGTTAAAATGGGAATGTGTGACTATATATTATTATTACATAACATAATAATCTTTTGTCAAGAAAACAATATTTCAGTAGCACCAAGAGGTTCATGCAACGGATCTTTAACTTTATGGGCATTAGAAATCACTGATATTGACAGTATAAAATTTGATCTGCATTTTTTTAGATTTGTTAATCCAGACAGAATAAGCCTTGGTGATGTTGATATTGATATGGCAGGATCAAAACGTCCTATGGTGAAGAATTTTCTTTATAATTATGAAGGCATTAATGGATGTGCTATTGTTACTTATCAAACATTGGCTTTACGTGGTGCATGTAGACTTGTGGCAAAAGGGCTTGGCTACAGTTTAGATATTGAAAATCTGGTAGCAAAAGATATTGAAGAGATAATCGAAGAACAAGATGACGGAAGTGAAAAAGTAATAAGTACATTTCATAATGAGGAAAAATGGAGAAAACAATATCCAGAATGGATTGAGCTTACTTACAAGACGCTAGGAATAATTGAAGCATCATCAACTCATGCTTGTGGTTTTGTGGCAACTGATAGAGACTTAAATGAAGAGATTGGTATTTTTGCTGACGGAAAAGCTGAGTGGATTATATCACAGAATGACATGAAAGCAATAGATAGTGCCAACTTTGTTAAAATGGATTTTCTGGTTGTTGATAACGTTCAAATTGTTGAAGATACATGTAGGCTTGCAGAAATACCGCCATTAAAAAACGATAATCTTGACTTAGAAGATAGCAGCGTATGGAAAGAGATGGAACTTTCTGGGCTTGGGATATTTCAGTTTGAAAAAAGCGGTTTCTTCTCCTTAAAAAAAGCACTTGAGAATTACGATGAGTTTATAAAAAACAATCCAAAAATTAACCGCTACTTTATCATGCTTGCATTAAATGGCGTAATAAGACCTGCTTGTGCAAGTTTTAGAGAAGAATTTTTACTTGGTAAGCCATATAATAATGGACACAAGGCTATAGATGATTTCTTTGCAACAATGAATAATTATTGCATATTTCAGGAACAAATTATGATGTTTCTAGAAAAATTCTGTCATTATACAGGTGCTCAAAGTGACGGAGTTAGAAAAGGTATTGCTAAAAAAGGTGGTACTGATAAGTTTTTGCCTGAGATAAGAACTGCTTTTTTAAAATATTTCCCAAACGAATATAAAGTAAGCATAACCCAAGCCAACGAAATTATTGACGGGTTTTTAAAGGTTGTTGAAAATGCATCTTCATATGGTTTTAGTACTAACCATAGTTGCCCATACACTTTATTGGGATTTAAAGGTGCTTATTTAAGACATTATTATCCGTTAGAATATTTGGCTGTTCAGCTCAATATTAATGATGGGAAAAAAGAAAAAACAGCAAATATCATTTCCTACATTAACGAGTTTACTAAAATAACAATTCATGATCCTAAATTTAGATATTCTAAGGGTGAATACTCAATTGATAGGGAAAACAATGCAATTTATAAAGGAATAAACTCAATCAAAGAATGTAATGGTACTGTCGCTGATGAAATTTATAATCAATTAAGAAACAAGAATTATGATAGTTTCACAGAACTACTTATCGACCTGATAGAAACAATACCAAAAATAAACAAAAGCCAAATTGACGCTTTAATTTATATAGACTATTTCAGCGAGTTTGGAAAAGCATTAAAACTTATGAATGTGTATAAGAAGTTCATTGATAGATATAAAAAGACACATACGGAAAAAACTAAAGTAAAGAGAATAGAAGAAATTATTGATTATGAAAGATCACTGCCAAATGAAGATTTTGATGTATTGAAAAAAATGCAGTTAGAACTTGATTATTTGGGCTATATTAGATATATTTCAAATTTAGAAAAAGATAGACCAAAGATATTTATTATGGATTTAGGTGGAAACAAAAAAATGTGGATAGAAGGACGTTCTGTCGGAAGTGGGAAACAAACAAGATACAGGATTTATAGTGATATTCTCGGAAAGTATGGTAAAGGTGATATTATTCAAATCGAAAAAATAAAACCAATACCAAGAGTTTATAAGACTGAAGATGGTTTTGCCAATCACCCAACAGATAAAGAATGGTTAATAGAGAGGATAAAAGAATGTTAGATAAATACAAATATACTGAAAAAATGAGGAAAGAACTATTAAAGAGTATTATTATTATTACCGACAGCCGTGAACAGGTCAACAATCACATTACTTCTTGGTTTGATAAGAAGAAATTGCCCTATAAAGAAATGACACTGAAACAAGGGGACTATTCTTTCTACATACCAAAGAATGAAGAATTGGACATTCCAAGAGACATATACTTCGATAAGGAAATAATGATTGAAAGAAAGAATAGTCTTGATGAATTATCAGGCAACTTTGGAACAGGTAGAGATAGGTTTGAAAAGGAACTATCTTTAGCAAAGGGAAAGAAATATCTTCTAATAGAAAGAGCCAGCTATCAGGATTTAGTAGATGGTAATTATAAAGCAGAATATGATAAGAAAGCTTTCCTTGCTACTCTACATACATTCATAAACAGATACGATTTAACGGTTATGTTTATGCCAAATAATGAATATAGTGCTCAATGGATATATGCTACTTTTTATTATTATCTACATAACTATCTTAATTAGATTACATATAAACAATATACAAATATATGTTGACAAACATAATAACCCATGCTATAATACTTATAACGGCAACAGAAATATACATAAGTGTCAGCGTGGTTTTTTTACCCATTTAACAAGTAAACAATATATTAATAAGCAAATAAAATGATAAATCTATGAGGAAAGGAAAACAAAATGGAATTAAGATTACTGGTGGAAGAACTAGAACATTTAAAAGATAGGAGTGTATATAACTGTAATTATTATCAATTACCAATATCTTTAAATAACTGTGATATTTTATATGGTGAAAGTGACGATGATAATACTACGGTATGGGAATTAGGATATTTTAACAAGCACGATGGCGAGTTTGTGCATCATTGCTATTTAGGAGAGTCTTATACCAGTGATTATCCTAACGAATTTATTAACTTATTAGATACGACATGGACTAGAAGTAGTTAGAACATAGGTTTTATTTGGAAATGAAAGGAAGGGATTAAATTGAAAGTTAAGATTTTGTCGTTCCAAGGTGCATTTAATCTAATGTTCTGGAAGCCGCACGGGATGAATGATAAGTTTGCACTCATATCTATACAAGAATCAAACATGGATAGTGGGGTAAGATTCACTATTACCAAAAATTGTATAGATGTATTAACAATATTTTTTGATGATGTAACCAAGGAAGAGGCGGAAGAAATAAGCAAATGTAGGTGTATGGAGAGTTATCAAGCCGAAGAAATTATTCAGTTTGCTGAAAGGAACAAAGATGTAGATTTTATTGCAATTCATTGTCACGCTGGTATCAGTAGGAGTAGTGCTGTTGGGAAATTTGTACTTGAGCATTTCGGGGATGATAGTTCATGGATTGATAATACTGTTTGTGGAAAAGATGAAGATGGCAATGATATTTATAAATATCTCCCTAATAAATGGGTATATTCATTGCTTAAAGAAACTTGGGGAAGTAAGTAGAGCGAGGTGATAATCATTGGACTGTATATATTGTTGTAGAGATATTGATGAAATAGGGCAGGATAATATGAGTGAAATTGAGGGTTTCCCGATATGCGAAGATTGTTTTTATGAAAAAAGTGAAATTGATTTCAAGAGATGTGTAGATTAAATGAATAGATTAACAAAAAAATTCTAACGGATGAAGATGCTAAATCATATGGTGAATGGAAACTAATCAATAAATAATAATGCTAAAGGAGTTATGCAAATGGCATATAAAACTAAGGTAGAATGTGAAAATGAATTTGTAAAATATATATTATCCGTTGGTGGAGTAAAAGTCTATGGGTGTACATACGAAAAAAGAAATTGGTATTGGTTTTTCGATTTGACAAATGGAGAAAGAAGATATTGGAAAAACCTATCAGATGAAAGCCAAAAAACATTAGGTATATATAATGCTGAATCGAAGGATGATTTTATAAGGACTGACATAATTGGCTATTGTTAACATGAATATGAAAATTAATATGTATTTTAAAAATGTATAAAGGAATGGTGTGCGATATGTTTTTTGTTGGATTATTAACAGGAATATCAATAGGGATTTTAGGTTTTAGATATAGTGTATGGAAAAAGATATATTATAGAGGGTATGAAAATGGCTTGAAGTACAATAAAAACAACGAAGAATAGCCCTTACTACAATAACAAAAAATTGAGAAGGATTTTGAAAAGTGAGGTATTAGATGAACGATGATATTAAATTTTTGAAAGAACTACAAAATGAGTTAAATACACAAGATCATGACTGTCAGGCAGCTCCTAGATTTTGGACTATTGAAGACTATGAATGGTTTGTTGCTGAAGAAGGGTATCATGACAAAATAGTGTTTTTCTCAGCTAATGATTGTGAAGAATATAGCGTTGAAGAAGTTATTGAAAAAATTAAAAAGCATGGTTTTGATGATGTGGAGAGAGTTAATGATGCAATATATGACTATGAATATATTGGTGATACATATGAAATTGAGTCTTTAATAAAAGAAATTGATAGTAGCATTCATATTAATTATGTCGTTGAACGTCAAGTAGTTAAAGAAAATACAATGTTTCTAACGAAAGAAGAAGCAAAAAGACATTTGAATAGCAATAAACACCACTATTCATCAAAGGCTCATACCTATGCCATGACAGCGTGGAGAGCACCAAAAGTTGAAAGATTATTTAAAATATTAGAAACTTTTGATTGGGATAGTATAGATAAATAACAACCAAATAAATCAAAGATTTTAAGGAAAGGATAGGAAAATAAGATGTATTACGGAACAGATTTTTCTGTTATTAATAAACTTATAGATAAATTTAACAATGATTTAAAGCAAATGGGTGGAACAGATGATATTGAAGTGTATGTTTTCCCTCAAGGTTGGGGAAGTACAGCTCTTGGATATAGTGGAATTGGTGGTTCAGCAATGACATCATCGCATACTATTGTGCTACACGCATTTCACACAAACATTGTAAGAGTTTATTTTGGCGGTAGTAAAATAGCTTACGAGATAAAAAATCCGACAAGAGAATTTTTCGAAGATTTATATAATCATAATTTAGTTTGTCAATCAAAAGCTGGTAAATATAGGAGAAAAATTGAATCGCATTTGTCCGATATTGTAAATTAAAATATTTTCAAGGAGGAATAAACTATGTTGGCAGAAGATAAATTAGTTTTTGAAACAGATGTAGCAAAATGGTATATAAACGATATGACTAAATTATTAGATGAATTATTATATGAAGATACTGATGTTAAATTATATGGGAAAGAACAAATAATCTTCTCGAATTTAAAATCATATTTGGTCAAAACAACTGATGGATATAATCCATATATTATTGTTGATAATAATGAAGGATGCCCAATTTATGCAAGTCAAAGTTTTGAAGCTGTATGTTTTCATATTGATGCAATGAGAGCATCAAGGAGACTTTAAAATTCATAATCTATCGGAAAGGAGAAAATAAATATGTGTACAGTAAAATTTAAAAATGGTAATTTGCTAGATGCCCCTGAGTTAATGAAAGTTCATCAAGTGAATTGTAAAGGGGTGATGGGCGGTGGCATTGCAAAACAAATTAAAGAACGTTATCCGTTGGTATATAAAACATATTTGAATTTATGTAAAAGGAAGAAAGATGATCATGAACTACTCGGCAATGCACAGACAGTTAGGTATTTTGACGATGACCAAGTTTTTATAAACTTGTTCTCACAATATGATTATGGTACTGATAAACAACAGACTGATTATGCGGCTATGGAAGAAGGCTTAAACAAACTTAAATATATTCTTAATTATGTAGACGAGTACAGGTTTTATGATGAGATAGCTTTTCCTCACAGCATAGGTTGTGGTTTGGCAGGTGGTAATTGGGATATAGTACAGTCGTTAATATTTAAAGTATTTGAGGATTGGGATGGAACAATTGTATTTTATAAACTTTAAAAGAAGGTGATCAATAATTGCAAAGTCAGAATTAACAAATAAACTAGAACAATTAATTTGGGAAGCAACTCATAAACAAGGTGTATTCTGCTGCTACGAAGTTACAATAGGCTGGTTTGGAAAAGAACGAGTAGATTTTCTTACATATGATACAAATGATGTTTGGAGATGTTATGAAATAAAAGTATCAAAATCTGATTTCTATAGCAAATCAAAGAAAACATTTGTCGGACACTATAATTACTATGTTATGCCGAAAGAACTTTATGAATTAGTGAAAGATGATATACCTAGCCATATAGGAGTTTACCTTGATGGATATTCATTATTCAAAAGAGCAAAGAAACAAGAATTGAAGGTTGACGAACAAGTATTGAAAAATTCAATGATTAGATCATTATATCGGGAAGTTGAGAAGCAGATTAGAAGTGGAAGGAAAACATCAATTGAACATCTAGAGAGAAAAGTGAGACAACTTGAAAAACAATCAAATGATTATAGAACTAAGTACTGGGATTTACAGAGGAAGGTTCAGGATAAATACGGTATCAGATGGGATAAGGAGTGAAAGATGAAAGTTAATGGAAGCGGATATTCTGCCTCATTTATGGCTGGTATAATATGTTGTATACAAAGTTATTCTAAATTTAAATTTGGTAGATGTTTAAAGCGAGATGAATTGAAGAAATTATTGTTAGATTATACTGATAACAATGGGATTTGCAATATTCCACCAATTCAAAATATTGACATTGGTAAATACATTTTAGAATAAAATAAAATCATTCATTCATTGAGATTTATAATGTAAACAATAGAGAGGAGAAAAATTAATGTGCAATAAATGTGAAGCAGTAGATAGCTGGACTTGGGCAAAAAATAAAGATCTTGGATTCTATACAAGCAAAGAAAAACCAAATGGACAATTTGCTATCATATGTGATGGAACATATGAAGGTGAAGAGACTGGAGAAAGATTTATGATTGATGTTAGTCATTGTCCTTGGTGTGGAGAAGCGTTGAGTAAGAAAGATAATTATATGGGATAACCAAATAAATGTGAAAATCTATGTAAAATGAGGTGAAATTATTGAAGTATTATAACATTATGTTTGAATCTAGTTCAGGTATTTATGGCGTTAATGAAGGTTATTATGCTATATCAAAAGACAATAAGAAGAAAATAAATATCGATCAGAATAGAAATCTTTTAGTAACCAAACCAGAGGTACAATATTATTTAGATAATTATGACATTTATAAAGTTGAATATGCGGGGCGTACTGGTGAAGAAAAAACACGTTAGAAGTAGAAATCTATAAGGAGTTGAAACATGCAGAAGATAATCAATTTTGAAATTGCAATACCCAATACTGTAATAAAGCACATAAAAGAAAAATCCCATTATGACTATAATTTTTATCACATAGGGAGTTATGGAGATTGGCTATACGGTGAGCTAGATACAATATTACAGATATATCATGAAGTATCTAATTGTTATGAATATCAATATGGTTATTTTAAAGATGATGAATTTATACCTATATTGTATTGGAATACTCAAAAAGATATATTCAATGAAATTTAAATAAATGACGCAATTTGTTGTAAATTAGAGGAGAAAATAAAATGAAAACATGGGAAGTAATGAAAGAGTTGGGAGAAAATAAGAAACAAGAATTTGAATGTATAGCCAAAAGTGGTGAACGAATGGTGGCGTTTGTTGCTGATACATTCGCAGGATTTCATGATGTTGTTGTAGCTCGTTCTTTAAAGGATAGATCGACAGATATCCTTACTATTAATTGTGTAACTGCTGAATATGAGTGGAATTTAAGGAATCCGATTGTTACGTGGCAAGAAGCCTTATTGGCTTGGGCTAATGGTAAAATGATTCAAGTTACATTTGACAATAGAACATATACATATTTTAAATGCCTTGACACTGGAGATTCATTAGTTGATATTGAAGAACATCTTGAATTGTGTGCAACGGAAATACTTGAAGGAGTTTGGTGTATATTAGGTTAAATGGCACACTCTAAATGAAAATGAGGTGAATAGATGGCATGTAAAAGTTGTGGGTTAGAAGGTTATGATGGATATTGTCCTGTATGCAGAGGTGATGAGGAAGCGTATATGAGAGAGTTATATCCATACTTCGGTGAATTTTATGAAGGTCAAGCAAGATCATATGGAATTGAAGATGATACAGATAAGATGGATTGAAGTCCAGAGTTTAACGGAAATAAGAAAACTATTGAGAGGCAATGAAAGAGGGTGCAAAGGTGGAAGATATAAAATGGGAATTGCCAGTATTGGAAAGAAGAATGATTAATGAACAATATGTAAAACATAACGCAAAATATCACTGTTTTATTGGGGACGGTATAGATGCAGAATTTAAAGGAATATCAAAGGTAGCAAAAAGTTTATGTGGAAGACACTTGCAATACATAGATGAATTTGAAAGTATTGAAAGTGGAGAAGTTTTGCAGTTCCCAGCAATTGCTTGTAAAGTATGTTTTGAGAAATGGAAAAAGAAATTTTATATTGACGAAGAATAGTACGATTTTTAGAACCAATTGAATCTTGTAATCTATGGGAAAGGATGTGAAATTAAATAATGGGTTATAATTCTGACGGATATGATTACCTATATGAAAAAGATAATTATGATGAACCAGACTTTTATGATGATTACGACACAGACGAATGTGGAATTTATTCATCGGATGATATGTAAATAAATTTAAGTATTCATTGGGTGTTTTATGCCCATTTAAGTAATAAACAATAAACAAAACATACTAGAAGGAGATAGCAGATTGGAAATATTAAAAAGAAATAATTCAAAGGTAGAATATGACGGAAGTAAGATTGTGATGGCTATACAGCAAGCCATGATAAGTACAAATGGTGTTGCAGATGAAGATTTAGCTGATGATATTGAAACTGAAATCAACTCTATTATCGAAGCCCATGATGAAATATGGAGCGTGGAAGAGATAAGTGATGAGATTGAAAGACAATTAATGAACAATGGACTATATGATGTAGCTAAGAATTTTATTGTTTATAGATATCAGCAAGCCGAAGATAGACTAATTGAAGATAAAAGACTATTTATTGAGGAATACAAATCAGCAAAAAATGCATCAACAGGTAGTAAATTTGATGCGAATGCCAATGTAGAACATAAAAACATTGCAACATTAAGTGGTGAATTACATAAAAAAGAAAACATATTACTCAATAGAAAAATACTTACAAACAAAATTGCTGAAATATATGGGCAAGACTTAGCCAAAGAATACGTTAGACAGTTAAACACTCACGAATTGTATAAACATGATGAAACAAGTATTATGCCATATTGCGTGTCAATTAATATGTATCCTTTTTTAACTGACGGATTAGGAAAACTGGGAGGGCATAGTAACCCACCAACTCATTTACAATCGTTCTGTGGGTCATTTATCAACTTAGTATTTGCTGTAGCTTCTCAATTTGCGGGGGCTGTTGCGACTCCTGAATACTTGATGTATATGGATCATTTCATTAGGAAGGCTTATGGAGATGATTATTACTTAAATACTCAAAAAATTGTTGATTTATCTAATAGAAAAAGAACTATAGACAAAATAATTGAAGATGCTTTCCAGCAAGTAGTGTATAGCTTAAACCAGCCAGCGGCAGCTAGAAGTTACCAGAGCATATTTTGGAACATAGGATATTTTGATAAATACTACTTTGAAAGTATGTTTGGAAATTTTTACTTTCCAAATGGAGATAAACCATTATGGGAGTCACTTGATTGGTTACAAAAGAAATTTATGAACTGGTTTAACGAAGAAAGAACAAAAAAAGTGTTGACTTTCTCAGTAGAAACAATGGCTTTGCTAATTGAAAATGGAGATGTTAAAGATAAGGAATATGGGGATTATACTGCTGAGATGTATTCTAAGGGGCATTCTTTTTTTACATATATGTCAGAAAGTGCAGATAGTTTAAGTTCATGCTGTAGACTTAGGAATGAAATATCTGATAATACGTTCTCATTCTCTCTTGGAGCAGGAGGAGTAGCAACAGGTTCTAAGTCAGTAATGACTATTAATGTAAACAGACTTGTACAAAATGCGATTAAAAATAAACAAGATATTACACAATCAATTAGGGATCAAGTTATCAAAATTCATAAATATCAAAATGCTTTCAATGAAGTAATGAAAGATAATTTAAAAGCAAATTTATTACCAGTGTATAATGCTGGATTTATTACACTAAATAAACAATTTTTAACTATAGGTATCAATGGGTTAGTAGAAGCTGCTGAATTTTTGGGGATAAAAGTTGAAGCTAATAATAAAGAATATCAAAATTTTATTGATTCAATACTTAAACCTATTTATGAAGAAAACAAAAAGGCAAAAACTAAGGAATTAATGTTTAATACAGAATTTGTACCAGCGGAAAACTTAGGTGTTAAAAATGCTGATTGGGATAGGAAAGATGGCTATTTTGTACCTAGAGATGTTTATAATTCTTATTTCTATGTAGTTGAAGATGAGAATACGAATGTTATTGATAAATTTACGCTACATGGTAAAGACTCAGTAAAATATTTAGATGGTGGGTCAGCACTACATTGTAATTTGGATGAACATTTGTCAAAAGAACAATATAGGCAATTGCTAAGAATCGCTGCATCTGTTGGTTGCAACTACTTTACATTCAATATTCCCAATACCGTTTGTAATGATTGTGGCACAATAAGTAAACATAGATTAAACGAATGTGAGAATTGTGGTTCATCAAATTTAGATTACATCACTAGAATAATTGGATATTTAAAGAGGGTTTCGAGTTTCAGTTTAAAAAGACAAGAAGAAGAAGGGAAAAGATATTATGGCAATCTACGATAAACATGACATACTTTTTCAAGAAATCCCAAATGAAATTTCTCTAGCTTTTACAATGAAAGGTTGTCCTAATAGATGTGATGGTTGTCATAGCCCACACCTAAGAGAAAAGACTGGTAATATCCTTAATGAACAGACATTAATTGGATTATTAGAAAAATATAAAGAATCTGTCACATGCGTTCTATTTTTAGGAGGGGATGCTTACGTTGATGAAATAATTGAATTTGCCAATATAGTAAAAGAATATTGTTTAAAGATTGCGATGTATAGTGGCAATAATGAAATAAACTCAAACTTATTGAACGTATTAGATTATTACAAAATTGGGTCATACAAAAAGGAACTTGGTGGTTTGGATTCTAAAAAAACAAATCAAAGGCTGTATAAAATTGAAGGCAATTTGGAAGATATTACTCATAAGTTTTGGAGGTAATTTATTGGGAGTAAGAAGCAAAATTAAAAGGTTTGAAATTTACGAAGGTTATGTAGAAATTATTTTATACGACAAATATCATAATGAAATAGCAAGGGCAACTATTGATAGAGATGACTATGAGAAAGTTAAGACATATACATGGTATTTAGGAACAAGAAATTATGTATGTTCACACGCTGAAGATGGTAAACGTATAAAATTACATCAGATTATTAAGGGGTGTATTGGAGCAGATCATATTGATAACAACCCGCTTAATAACAGGAGATATAATTTAAGAGATATAAGCCAACAAAAGAATTGTTTCAATATGTCAAAGCCATCACACAACACTTCTGGAGTTAAGGGAGTTTATTGGTATAAGCCTTATTCTAAGTGGAAATCTCAAATCAAAGTTAACCAAAAAGATGTCTTTCTTGGGTATACAGATAATTTTGATGGAGCAGTGGAATTAAGAATGAGGGCTGAATTAAAATACTTTGGAGAGTATTCAAATTATTATAATCCAGAAACAAACGCACTAGAATTAGAGTACATATCAAGAGATGATAATGAAAAGAAACTTATATCAATTAGCAACAACTAATCAAAAAATATATAAAATGAGGTAAAAAATGCAAGATTATGAAGTAAAAATGAAGTTTATCAACGGCGAATATCATATTACTATGAAGTATGATGACGGCAGAAAAACAGAGAGGATTATTGAAGACTTAATTACGGAATTTACTAATGCAATAATTGAAACGAAACACGAATTAGATAATATGGAGGTAGAGAATGATAGATAACAATACAATATTTTGGGCTAAAGTTAAGCCCGATGCAAAAATTCCAACTAAGAGAGATGAAGATGGGTGGTATGACATCTATGCTTGCTTTGAAGAAGATTATATTGAAATACCACCCCATTCAACCAAATTAATACCAACTGGAATTGCTAGTGCAGTATCTCCAAAATGGAAAATCTCATTAGGAGAAAGAGGTACAAATATAAAAAGTTGTTCCATCTTACAAGCAGGTAAAATTGATAGTGGGTATAGGGGCGAATGGTTTGTTGGGATATACAATGGAAATAACAGACCATTAATTATTTCAAAAGATGTTGATGAAGTTGTAAAAACAATCTTGGAAATTAAAGTTCCTTATTCAAAAGCCATTTGTCAAGCTGAAATAACTGAAGTGCCAAAACTTACTCATGTTGAAGTTTCGTATGATGAATTGTTAACATTTAAGTCTGAGCGTGGGAAGGGGGCATTAGGGTCAAGTGGAAAATAATATGAAAAATTGGTCAATACATAGTTTATTAGATTTTGTAGAGGATTGTGAAATCAATCAATCAGACGATAAAACACTTGAATACATTAATGCTCTTGATGAAGTATATAGTAGAATAGATGAAGTTGATACAGATTTAAAGCAAGACATCTACTTAAAGAAACATTACTTAGATTGCTGTCATAATCCAACAATAAGCAATACGCTATCGTATGTAAAAGGCTGCAAAGGTCTGTGTGATATTATGTGCGATTAATGTGTAAACAATACGCAAAGGAGAGATTAAATGATACTGGTACTTGTAGGGTTTTCAGCCAGTGGCAAAGATAGCGTTGCCAATAGAATAGCAAATTTATATGGATATAATTTTATAGTTTCAACTACAACTCGACCAATGAGAGTAGGAGAATCACAAAGAAATCCATACAACTTCATTAATAATGAAGAGTTCCAAAAGTTAATTGATAATGATGAATTAGTAGAATATCGAAGCTATGACACCTTAGTTAATAATATACCTGCAACTTGGTTTTATGGGGTTGAAAATAAAGAGGTCGATTCCACGAAAAATTATGTAGTTGTGTTAGATATTGTTGGACTAAGGGGATTCAGAGAAAGATTTGGGAATGATGTCATTTCATTCTTCCTAGATACAGATGATGAAACAAGGAAAGAACGCTGTATCAATAGAGGTGATTTTGATTTAATTGAATGGAATAGAAGATTATTAGATGATAGGGCTAGATTTACAAAAGAAATAATCAGAAATGAAATGGATTATGTGATTCTTAGTTACGATATTCAAGAAACCACGGATAAGATTATGAAAATTGTAAAGAAAATTGACAAAGGATGTGGAAACTTTGGAGAATAAACTTTCGGTTTATTTGGATTTAGATGGAACTATTTTAAACACAGATGTTTGTATGTCAGAATGGTATAACCTTAAATTTAGAAATCATCCTGATTTTAAAGTAGCCATCCCAGAAAAAATATATTTTTGGGATGCAAAAATACAAATGCCTTTAATGACACAACAAGATTGGTATGATTTGTTTGCGTCTAACTTCTTCTTTGAAAATGTAACTATCAAGAAAAATTGTAAAGAAGTAATTAAAAGAATGTATGATAGTAAGAATTTTGAAATTTTCTTTTGCTCAATAGGAAACAAAGATAATGTACGTAAAAAGCATAAATGGTTAAAAGAAAACTTCCCGTTTATAAATGAAGACCATTATATATTAATAGAACGGGAAAATTGCGAAATGGGAAAAAATAAATACATACCAAAAGATGCTTTATTATTAGATGATAACATAGAAAACCTTTCAAGCTTAGCAAAATATAATGTCTTATTTAAGGATTGCGGAGAAAAATTTTACAATAGACTATTTGACGGTACGATCGTGGATAATTGGTTAGATTTTGAAAAATTAGTAAACGGAATTATATCTGACAATATTAGGACTTGTTATATTTGTGGTAGACGTGAAGATAAATTTAAACTTTACAGAACAAGCAAATATGGGGACAATATTTGCGTAAAACACCATGCTCAGATGATTAAGTATGGAACTATACTGTCAAAAACATGCTTTGACTTAAATGAAATTATTATAAAAGATGATTATGCTGAAATAATAATACTCGACAAAGGTAATGGAAAAATTAAATGCAAAGCGAAGATAGATTTGGATAGTGTTGAAAAAATATCAAAGTTTAAATGGTGTGTTGGGGTAAACGGATATATTATTTGTAGAAGCAATAAAAATATTATCAGGTTACATCATTTAGTTCTTCAACCGATTGATGGGTTTGTAATAGACCATATAAACAGAGATAAGTCAGACAATAGAATAATGAATCTAAGATATGCGACAAGAGCAGAAAATGGGTGGAATATAAATGTTGGAAAAAACAACAGAAGTGGTACTACAGGAGTGTTTTGGTATGAAAAGAGGGGAAAGTGGCAAGTTTATATAAAAGTTTTGGGCAAAAGAAAACATTTGGGATATTTTAACGATTATAATGATGCAGTGGATGCGAGAAAGCAAGCGGAAATGAAATATTATCGTGAATTTGCTCCAGATATAAAAGAAACCTAATAAATCATAACATTTAAAGTAAACAATATAAAGGAGAAGGAATGTATACTAGAGTTTTAAAAGATAATTTAGGTAATTACTATGGGATAGTTGGTGAAGTTACAGAAATGACGTATAAAAATGGTGAGCCAATGCAAGTAGGAGATTTAGTTGAATTGATTGATAATCGTTCAGGTAGGAATTTAGGTCTAAGATTCGTTGAAAAAGAGCCTACATCATGTACGTATGGGATTATGGGAGTACACACTAGAACGTTTAAAAAAGGTAAGGAAAACGATAATATATGGACGGTTGAGCTTTATAAAAAGCTTTATGACAATCCATTAAATACAAAAGATAAAAGCGAATTAGTCATAACTGAGTTAACCCCAAGGCTTCCAAAAAGGATTATAACTATTGATGGTAAAGATATTGAAATTTCAGAAGACAGTTTTCAAGAATTAAAAAGGCAATTATGTAGTTAGAATATCTCTTTTATGAGGAGTGAGAAAATGTATCATATTTCATGGTTAGAAACAGCAATTAAGAATTTTAAGGCACAATCAAACGAAGTCCATACAATAGAAAATGATATGACAATAGATGAATTTATTAAGCTATGGGCTTCAGGTGAGGTTGACAAAATTATAAAATCATAGAAAGTAAGAGGATGTATTATGAAGAAGACAGCATTTTTATACATAGCATTAGGCAGCTTAATTACAATCTTATACAACAAATTTATAGATCCTTTACTCGACATTATTTATGGAGACAATGCAAACCAATTTTCACTAAGAGCAACGAAAATTCAGTGCGAATTAAATGAGATTAATAGAAATGAACAAATCAAACAAGAAAAGTTTGAAGCACCTTTAAGCAACCCAATAGGATTTGTACACCCAAATACAGAAATAGAATATGAAGATGAGGACGATGATTATGAAAATTAAATACTTAGGAACAAAAGGGACATGGAGAGAAATTGCTAATTCTGCAAGAACCACTATCGGCTTAGATGCTGGTAGTGGAGAACCTAAAAGTGAATGGAAGAGAAAAATATTGTTATCGGAACATTCACCAATAAGACAATTATCAATTAAAGCAAAGTGGTATGATTTGAAATATTGGGTATCTGTTCATTTTGTTAGGCACTGGCTAGGAATAATTCATTGGGTTACTACTCAAAGAAATGATAGAACTGGCGAGGATAGAGACGGTAAATCACAAGACAGTTTTGTATCACATGAATTTGAAGCTAATGCACAAGCGATAATTAATATATCAAGAAAAAGGTTGTGTACACAAGCCCATCCTGAAACAAAAAAAGCGTGGGAATTGTTTTTAGATGAAGCTGTAGAACCAAATGAACCTGAATTAAGAAAGTGTTGTGTAAAAGATTGCGTGTATAGAGGTTGGTGTTATGAGTATAAAACATGTGGATATCATTTAACTGATGAATTCAAGGAAGAATTAGATACATATCGAAAAGACATTAATAAATGGAAGGTGTAAATATGGGTGGTTGGGTAGAATTTGTACAATTTCTTAGTCGTTGTGAAATAGATGTTATGGACGACCATTCCATTTCAAGTTTTTGTGACAACTATAAGCTAATCGAAAGAATCAAAGACAAGGTTAATAACTTAAATCCAAAACAACGAGAGATTGTAGAAAACATTTTTGTAAATACAACATATAAACAATAGAAAGGAAGTATAAAATATGGTAAATGCTAAATATCACAGATTGATTTTTGAATGTGAAAATAATGAAGGTATATAATCAGAGCCTTATCTCCTAGCGATAAGGAAAATAAATACTACGAAATTAGAAATATAGACGGAGAATGTATAACTACTTATGACATTAAAAGTCTTGAACAAGTATTAAAAGGGGAAAGACCTCTTGAATATATTTCAAAGAAAACAATTAGCACATATAGAAAGGACTGATAAAAATAAAAGACAGTAGTTGCAACGAAGACAAACTCAATATATGCCCAAAGTGTAAAGCTGAAAATAAGTTATATCACCAGTTGGCATTTAGCAACAATACTTGTGATGACGGAACAATAATAAAATGGGAACGGATATGTTCTAGGTGTGGATACATAATCAGGAGGGACGAAAGGATTGGCTAAATATGGAATTAGATGTGAATATGATGGATATGTATTTGCCAGTGAACCTGAAAGGGATTATTACATAAAGCTAGTTGAGTTAAAGAAAGAAGGAAAAATTAAGGACTTTATTATACAACCCAACTTCTCCTTGCAAGAAGAATTTGAAACTGAATTTAGTGATAGATGGGATAATGTTAAAATTCAAGCAATAGGCATAACTCCTGATTATCACGTTACTTTAAATGATGGAAACGAAATTCTTTTGGACACAAAGGGAGCTGACTCAATAGAAGAAGCATCACAACTAAGAAGAAAATTATTTCTATATAAAAACAGAAGTATTCCATTATTTTTCATAGGTGTTTTGCCTAAGTATTTAGGAGGAGTATGGGTAGAAGTAAGTAGTGGATGTAATTTTTTATCAAAATTAAAAAATAGATTTAATAAAATTTATCCCAATGTAAATAAAAGGTCAAAAGATTGTCCTAAATGGAGTATATCAGATTGGGAAGAACATTTTGATTTTAAAGATATTGATGGGTTGTTTTATAAATGGGAAAAGACTAAGAAAGTAAAGGTGAAATAATGAAGAATAATTTTGAAGTACTTGAGATAGATGGAGAAATAATATTAGAGAAAAAATATAATGAAGGCAAAATTGCAAGTGTAAGACATCATTATAATAATGACTTCAGTATTCAAAAGCAAGTTGAAAAGATAGTTTTAAATGAGATTAATTTAAAGCATTGACAAATAAATAAGGAAAACATACAATAAGGGTACATAATAATAAGTGTATCCTTGTTGTTAGTATTAAGAAAGGGGACTATAATATGAAAGCAAACAATATATTTCAACAAACTTCGGTACAAAAAATAAATTTTTTAGACACAAGTGAAAAAGTATATGGATATGTTAGACTTTCAAAAGATGAAGATTCTAATAAAAATGATAGTTTAGAACAACAAAAAAACGTAATTAAAACCTATTGTGAAAAACATAAATTAAAACTTATAGATATTATTGAAGATGACGATGTTTCAGGATATTGTTTTGAAAGAAGAGGACTTAATAAATTAATAGAATTGTGTGAAAATGGCGAATGTAATACAGTTGTAGTTAAAGACCAATCACGACTAGGCAGACATAATGCAAATGTGTTATTATTACTTGACTTCTTTAAAAGATATAGTATAAGATTTATTTATGCTATGACAAATTTTGACTCAGATATAAATGATGATTCATTCTTAGGGATTAATGCTTGGGCAGATGAAAGATATATTAGAGATTGTTCAGAAAAACAAAAAACAAATGTTAAAGAAAGGCAAGAGAAGAGAGGGCTTATTATTATGCCACCGTTTGGATATAAAAAGATTTATACTGATAATAAAAAAGAATTGCCTGAAATAGTATTAGACGAAAATACTGCATATATAGTAAAGGAAATTTTTGATTTATATTTACAAGGGTACGGAACAAAGGCTATATCTCTAATTCTCAATGAAAAAGGAAGAATTACTCCAAATGCTGCAAAACAACTAATCACAGGTAAAGTCTGCAATCAAGGGCGTAACTTATGGTATAATACAGCAGTTAGTAGAATTTTAAAAGACGAAAGTTATACGGGGACACTTGTTAATAGAAAGACTGTTAGAAAAGTTATACATGATAAACGTAAAAATTGGACTCCCGATGAAGAAAGAATTAGACATGATAATGTATTTCCAATAATAATATCAAAAGATATATACAATCAGGTTCAATTAACTCTTGCAGCTAGAAAAACAACAAATGCAAGAGCAGGGAAAGGTAATAAAATTCATTTATTCACAGGTGTTTTAAAATGCAAAGATTGTGGATCTGGCTTTATTTACAGAGAAAATAAGTATTGTAATTATGAAGCAAGCTATAAATGTGGGACACATCATAAGCTTGGAAAAAATTACTGTACTGCAAAAACATTTAAAGAAAATGAATTAAAAGCTAAATTAATGGATGAAATTTCAATATTATTAAACAGTGCAGAAATTAATCACGACAAGATTGATAAATTAATTGAGGAGAAGAACAAAAAATCATTTGATTATAAAAAAACAGTATTTGAGCTAAAACAGAGATTGATGGAAATTGAAAATAGAATCCAAAATTACATTGTTGAAAAAAACAAAGGTACAATAAAACCACAAATGGCTGATAAATTTATAGAAAAGGATAATATTGAATATGAATCAACTTTATTGCAAATTGAAGAACTCGAAAAACTAAGTGGGGAAAATGATGTTAATAAAACTAAAATGCTAAAAAGTATTGACATTTTAAAGGCTATTGTTAAAAAAGGAAAGGTAGACAGGCAAACAATAGAACTATTAGTAAAAGAAATAATAGTATTAGAAACCCCTGAAAAAAAGCTTGAGGTAGATGTTTATTGGAATGCACCTTTTTCTTACCACAAGGAAACACCTTCTTGGTAA